AAAACATGCTCAGGTTTATTAGTAGCCCCCTACTAAATATCGATACGGTCAACACTGGATGATAAATAAGTTACACCCTGCGGTTCTGATACTGAGTCAAAATCAATTTCATGAATTAAATTCATTGCTGATTCTTCATCTCGTGCATTGACTGTAATTGAATATTGAACTGTAACTTCTAATTCAAATTCTTTTGATAATTCAAATCCGCAAATATCTGCAATTGATTGAGCAGTGTCTTCATCAATGGTACCAAATTCCATTGCTTCCAAGGTCCACTCTTGCATTTCATTAGTGATACGTGAGCGCTCTGCAGCCTCACCATATGAGCGCTGAGTTACTTTTTGGATGTGCTCTTCAAGTTGTTGAATTCGTTCTTTGTTTTGCACAAGAGTGGTTTCTAAAAACTCTCGTGTCATGTAGTGATTGTCGATTACTGGTTGGTCCATGGGGGCCTCTTTCTGTTAGTTTGTTTAATTTAATTGTACTACGTGCCACTGACATTTGTCAAGGGCCCTTTAGGGTGAGCCTTTTTGGATCCTGCTCAGGATGTCTGCTTCTTTGGGGCTGCAGTACCCCTGCTCTATAGTATTTCTATTATCGCCCTAATCAGCCTGGCGAATTATGTTGAGCAGTTTATACACTTACTCAGGTGTCTTATCTCAGGCATACCTGCACATCATGGCGCAGGCTTAGCAGAGATAAATTATAGGTAGCGAGCCACCGCATTGTATGTTGAGGTATTTACTGTTTCCTCATCTGTCATCTTTAAGATACGAATAGCATTTTCGATTTCCTCTTTCATCTCACGATAAGTATGAGAACCCATTTGCTCAAAGTCACGCTCAGGTTCTTTTGGTAGTTCTGCCTGTGTAACTGTTAAGTCAAAGTCAATGTTCAATGTGTTATTCCATGAACGATAGTTAGTGCGGAAGTTTTCTGCCTTCTTGATGTTGGCAACGGCATAAGCAGAAAGTTCCTTCTGCCACTTTTCTCTTGCCTTTGTGTATTTTGCTTCATTTGCTTCTTGATTAGCATAGTTAGTGTTTAGTTCTACTAACTTTGTCTCAAGTGCCTTGATTACCTTTGGTGTTGCGATTTTAACGCTGATTGCTTTTCCTCTTGCCATGTGGGTCTTTTCCTTTTCTGTTAGGGGGTTTGTTGAGCAGTTTGTATTCATGCTCAGGAATAACTAATTAGATTACTTAGCCGTCCAAGTTGTATAGCGGTGTGCGCCATTGACATCTAACTTAACACGAACATTTCCATTAGCCTGTGGTTCGATTGCTACGATTGTGCCTGTGACCTTTGACTTCTGTGTTGTGTATAGGTCGCCTACCTTGTATGTTGCTGTTGCTACTGACATTTATTTCTCCTTTGTTGTTGTATGTATTAAGTATAACATTTCCTACTGACATTTTTCAAGTTGATACCTGAATAATCTCACTATGTGGAATTGTTATTTTGTTATGTAATAAGTATAGCAAAAAATCTAAGAAATCTCAAATCCTGGGGAGGTTTTGGGGTGTGTCCTTAATCACATCTTAAATAGCATGTTAAAACTTGACAAATTAAAAATTTTGCGCTAGGGGGCCCATTTCACAACGGGCTTGCAAAAATTGCATATAAAAATATTGCAGTTAAAAATAAAATAATTATTTGTTTCATGCTATCTCATTTCTTAGTCGCAGAAAAAATTATGTCACTCTTAGAGTATACACACAATGAACAAGAAACGCAAGCGGAGCCAGCCGATGAGATAAGTGGAATTTGTTTATTATTCTCAGGACACTTAGCGGCAGGACGACCAATCATTTCTTTTACATCTGCTTGACCAATAGCAAAATTCTTAGCAAGGTATGCCATGCGAACACCACTATTAATTTTTAGATCAACGGCAGTCTTAACATTCTCGCTATCTGCAGAAAAGTATAAACTAAGATTAGGAATGTCCTTAAGAATAAGCGCTGCACTCTTCACACGGGTGTACACCCAGAATTGAACATCCTCATGCTTATCAATAATTACTTTCCATGCATAGGCATAGGTATCATTAAAGAAATCTCCGTCCCAGTGGATGCGGAATAGCATAGGTGCATCTTTCTTGATACAATCATTCTTGAAATCAACAATCATCTCATTAAGCAAGCGGACCATAGTTTCGCCGTCTGCATCTTTAAGTAGATCCCAATTGTGTAATAGATTTACTTTAACGGAAGGGAATACCTTTTCCAATTTGCCTGCATAGCAAACACTCTCGCAGACACTCGTAGCGCCAGGACATGAATAAGCCTTTCCTGCAGGTAATCCGAATGTATTGGCAATTGCTGCTTGTTTTCCATTTTTTGTGACAAGGTTAGCCACCTTTCTATCATTAGAACGTTTTAGTTTAGTCATTAGTTATAACTCTCCTTGCAGTTAGCGCAAATTGAATGGAGTTTACAATAGCATGATTTAGCATCAGGGCGTATCATGTCTGTTTCATAGTAATCGTCATAGAAATCCATTGTGGGCTACTCTCTTTCTTTCTTTAATTGTATCATCAGGGACTGACATTTTTTACGGTCATACTTTTTCTTATTGGGTACGGCAGAGGCTGCATTACTACGGCGTAATTCCATAAGCCTACGTAATTCCTCTTTTGATTTCTTCATAAATTAATCTTAGCATACATGGGGATAAAATGTCAAATCTTAAACTGTGATCAATCTCACACGGCGACACGCTAGATAAATTAACCTAGGCGATTTTGTGCAGGGAAGCACACAAAATCACTTTTACTATTCTTCTTCAGTAAAAACATACAACGGAATTAAATCCGTGTATGCATACTGTGTAAATTCTTTTTCACCAAATTCGTTTTGAGTTTGTATGTCATAGTTATCTCCAGTAGAATCACTTTCAATAAAAATTACTTCAACAATGTCTTCATCAACTTTAATTAAATCACCAAGCATTACTTGGTCTGGTGTTAAGTTATCTGCGTGGATCAATTCCATAGCAATCATTGTATCAGACATTTATTCTCCCTCTGGTAGCCAAAATGATAAGTGGTGTTGGTCTACAATTGCGTGTGCGGGTGCGTGACTCATTCCCTTATAGAATACGCCTTCAGGCATAGCAATAAATCGGTTATAGTCCTCATCATAGTATGCGTCAATAGCATCTATGCAAGGTTGCACCATAGATAGTGGCACTGGTGGATAGTGATTACCTTGTAAGTGATAGGCAATCTGAGTTTCTAAGTCAAGCACTGAGTCCTGTATTCCTAACGCTGTTACGCTTCCCATTATCGTGTTACCACCATTCCTGTTTTGTAGAAAGTTTTTGTGTGCATTTTGCCTGATGGCTCTGATAGATTAACTGTTGCGTATTCATTAGCAAATCCGTGGTCTGTAAATTTTTGATAAACTTCAACGGCAGATAAAGCATCACTATAACGACCAACCCACTTAGGCGTAGGTGATGAGTCATAGGTACAAGTAACTGAGTATAGGTATTCGTTCATTAGTTATTCTCCTTATAGTTTTCGTTCATGATACTTTCAGAATACCATTCGCAGTATTCATTTTCAAGAGACACGCCTTTAGCGCACTCACAAAATTCTGAGTCAAAGTCCTCGCCACCATTACCAAAAAAGAGGACACCCTCATCATAGCAATCGGTGCAATCAACCAAAAAGTCTAATAAGTTTCCCATTTATTTATTCTCCAACTCTTACAGATAGATAACGATAAGTGTCCTTTAGATTAAATACTGAAGGATAGTGAGGGCGTACCTGAACGCGATAACTTTCTAAGCCTGCGCCATAAAAGACATCAGACTTTTCTGCGTCAATTATTTCTCCTGTTAAAGTGCGTGAGTGATAAGTTTTTCCTACAAGTAGGTTTTCTATTGAATAGACATTTGCTGACATTTGCCAACCTCTTTCTTTGTTGTTATTTATTTATCCTACCATTAGGGTCTGACAAATATTTGTTATTTATTTTTCTTACTATGTAAGTTTAACCTATTAGACAAAAGTTATCAAACTACTGCCGAGTAGTCTTAAATAATGAGACGCTCAAGCCATGTGATAAACTTCACAAAATTTTGGGCGTGTCGTAAACAACTTCTTAAATGACCTGTGGATAACCTGGTCTGACCTGTGGAAAACGGCCTAGATTGCCTAGGAAAAATTTAAGCAGTTTTAAATCATGCTCAGGATTTTTATTTATTTTTTAAGTCGTTCAGTTCGCAATGCAACCTGCAATCTACGAATTTCTTTTTCTAATTTGATGTTGTGTTTCCAAAACGCAATCATCATTCCAACAGATCCAGCGAGTGCAATTACGATTGCGATTAGCGTTCCATTATCTAAAATCATTTAGACATCTCCAATTCTTTAACGCAAGCATCCCAAAATCTGTTTTCATCAAATCTTGGATTGTCTGCACTAAACCATTCACTAAATTCAAAAATTAAATCTTGAAAAACGTGAGAGTCGATGTTATCTGAAAACTGATTTAGAATTTTTGCAGTTTCTACATAGTCTTTTCGTGTCATCATTATTTTGCCACCTTAAGAATTGCATAGGACCCGCCTGCGTTAATTTCATCAAGGATAGGTCCTAACTTTGGAGCAATTAAATCCTTAAGCATTGACTCAAGCATTATGATTTGCATTTCTTTTTCAAGGTTTGCTAATTGCTTTCCTACTGGATGAGTTTCGTCTACCTCTGTGATAAACTTTAGATTGTGTTCGATTTGTACCATTGTTTTATTTCCTATTCTTTTAGTTTGATTCGGGAGTGGTGAATAATTTAGTGCATGAGCATTTAACTATTGTTATTGTGTCCGATAGCGTTTCAATAGTAGCGAGTGTATCGCATGAGTCGCATAAAAAGATTTCCATTATAGGCTACGGCTTCCGCGTAGTGTTCCGCTAACGCCTAATGCGTCACACGATACTTTTACCGCAACGCCAACAGGTAATTGTGTTGGGTATGTTGAGATAAACTGAGCAACCGCACCGCGAGAGGCAAGGTTGATTTTCTTAGTCGAACCATTAAAGGTTTCGAGTGTTATAGTGTATGTCATTTATTGACTACCTTTCGTTAAGTTGATAAGACTATCTTATACTATGGGTCTGACAAATTAGGCACTTATTCGCTTAGGCTCATTGTGATACTAATCACACTTATTTGCTAAGGCTCATTGCTTATTTATCTTTATTTAATTGTTATACCTACAAGGATACCAGAAAAATCTCACAAAATCAAATCGACACGCCGTAAATAGGGGGATAAAATAGTGTGACCTTAAACACATAGGTTATCCACATCACCCTGTGGACGACACGCTAGATAGATCGCCTAGGTAAAAATTGCAGAGTTTTATTTCTGCAATTCTTTTTTATTTATAAATTACTTTGCGAATAAAGAAAACCAAAAACAATAAATGCAATCATTACAACTAACAATTTATTTCTCCTCAATTTCGTTTAGTAAATCCCAAAGTACTGGCTCTAACTCTAACGCTACTGCGTCAAGTTTTTCTTGAAGTGTTTTCATTCGCTAACCTCTAATTCTGTATAATCAACAACAGTAAAATCAAGTCGTTCCAATGGAACAACCTTTAACCATGATAGGGCAGACTCGAAACTATCGTCCTCAATAGTAACTGATAAATCAAAATTAAATACTGGCATTATTTAACCTCCTTGTATAAGTAGTCCCACGCCTTACGGCATAACACGATAGAGTTGCAATTATCGCAACAGATAACCCCATGAGGGTTAAGGTCTAAGTCGTACATGTCTATTGTGGTAGTAACCGCACCACATACGGATTTAATTGGTACAAAGGTACTCATCTCTTGAGTCCGTCCTTTCCATAAGTGTTGATAAAATCAGGGAGAGCCATAACGCCCTTGTAGTCTTTACATGAAGGGCAAAATCTATTCCACCCATCAAATAGTGTTATGCAAAAGGCGCAGATGTTATCCATAGCGCATAAGCCTTGCTCATCTATAAATTGCATAGTGTCGTTCATTTAGTCACATACCAATCTGTCCATGTAGGAAATTGCTCAGGGTCACTATCATAGTAGTAACGCTCAATGTTGCTATCGCAATTAACGCATAGAGTAAATTGCTCATCTCCAATTTCGGAGATAGCGGAAACAAGAGGCTCGTGCCACTTGCATAGTGTGTTTAGTGTAGTCATTTTGACCACCTTTCGTAGCGGATTTCTTTACCGCTTGTTTTTCTTTATACTGTAATTGTAGCATGGGGGTCTGACAAATGTCTAATTGAAAATGCTACCAATTCGGACATTGTGAGCCGTATCACATGAGACATAGGTCACATTTGTATGGTCATAAATAATAATGACTATTTTTATCAGCGTGTCGGCTTGACAAAAACGGCCTAGGTAATTTTGCAGGGGATCTACAAAACTACTAACAATTAACTAAGTGAAATACCTAACACAACACACAATGCAACAGCAACGAATGCACTGATTAGTCCTGCTGCTGGATAGTCTTCTACCCAATCAATAAACATAGTAAATGGATTCATTATTTTGTTTCCTTTTCTTTTAGCATTCCAAGAATTAAATTAAGTTGTTCAGTTGTTAGCAACGCTTGAGCACAACCCCAAGCAAATGCAAGTGCCATTGCACTATCTCCATAGTGCTCATTTGCAAGAGTGTTTATCTCTTGCGTTATCTCGAAATTAGTTTTCATTAGTTTGTTACCTTTCTTTCCATTTTACGTGCAACAATTACCCACATGATGATGAGAGGTGTATTTAGAATTAGTGCGCCTGCAATAATCTGAAGTAGTGCTGTAGTTGCGTTCATTAGTTTTCTTCTTTCGCTAATAGGTATTCGTTATTTAGGGGGCGAGAGTTATTAGAAAACATAGCCTCCACTATAGCCTTGTCTTTTATTGACTGGGCAGCACGGCGTTCCTGCTGTTCCTTTAGGATTCGATTATAAGTGTCCATGTAGGGGGTCTGACCTTTCTTGTTGTTGTTATGTTGCAAGTATAGCAGGGGGGACTGACAAATTTGGGGTACTGGTGGGCGTGTCGTGAAACTATTTTATGTGATTTGCATCACAAGAAATCTAAACAGCCTGTGGATAACTTTGCCTAGGGCGTGTCGGATTATGTGCTCACTATTTTTTTGTGGTATTATTTTTATAAACACGTATCATACATCTGAACAAAATATTCAGATTTTAGGCTATTTAGGTTTAAAAAATTTTTCAGAATTATGCTATAATAAAATCATGACTGAAGAACTAGACGACTATGGCTATGAAGGCGATAAGTGCTGTGCAGGATGCACATGCACTATGGCCCATAGTTCAGTGCCACCAGTAGAATAACTCATTTTTGTAATGAGTGACCTATTTCTATTTAACTCACCACCAAGATCAGGTAATGTTTTTCTGACTCTTCTATTTTCAATGTTCATTGGTGGACCAGTAACTAAATGTCTTGAAACAGAAAAATATTCAGATAAGTCTCAAAAGCAAGCAGTATTTTTCAGAAACCCATATGACTCAATTCCATCAACTGTAGTAAAATCCAGGGTAGATTGTGGAATAGTAATAAACCATAATGATACTGGAGATCTAAAGAACAACATACAGATTTGCGCTAAAGAATATTTACATGCAATTAAAGAAGCAAAGAAAAATACATCTAATATATATATTGGTAAATCAGAAAATATGATGAACAAACCACTAGCAACAATCAAAGATATCGCTCTATTTTTTGATTTAAAAATAAAAGACAATCATGGTTTAAATGATCAGCAAATTATTGAATATATAAGACATCAAATGAACAACACAGAAAGAACCAGGGTAGATAAAAACGGTATAACAATAACAGAGACTCTTATGTCAAGTCATGACGGACATATGCCTAGAGAAAAAACAGATGATAGAATTTTCCTAGACAAACTTATACAGTCATCAGATTTAGACATTGTAACTCAATGCTATAACGAGTATGTGTCTCTTGAATTAACAGACACAAGCAAAGGACAAAGATGGGCATCTTAGAAAATTTTGAAAACGCTTGGGATATTGATTTCCAAGAAGAACCTAAAGCACCTGAAGGTTGGGCTGCAAAAAATTTTTCAGAAACTGTATGCGAAAACTGTAGTTGTAAGCATGAAACTGAATCTACGCCTATGTCGATAACTGACAATATGGGTAGAGAAATTTTTTGGGACGATATAGGAAGACCCTAGTTAAAAGCCCCTGCTGCAGTTAACTTATCGTAGATATTACCAAATAGGAATACCAAACTTGGTTGGCTCTGCTCGATCTGTTTATTGGCATCTTCTTCACTCATTCCATTCTGAAGACACATTGCAAGGTTGTCTGAGTTAATGCTATCGAGCATTATCTTGATAACTTCATCTTTGTTCATTTCTTTTACCATCTCTCTATTGGACATTTTGCTTCTTGTAATGTGGTTTTTAATTTCATAAAACATCCACACTTTCTGCATTTCTGAAGTGATTTTTTAAACCACTCACATTCATTGCATATTTTTAGGCGGGACTCAATGAGTTCACGATTTGATCTTGGTTGATTAGGATCAAATAAGTCCGTAAACTTAACATCATCACTCATTTCCATTCCACCTCTTGATCATATGTAACCGAATACTCGCCTCCGAATACTTCAGCATATGACACTATATCTCTATTATACCTTATAACGGTATTGATACCAACTTTGTCGCACATGTACTTCATACCCTGGACTAGTGGCTCAAAAGCCATCTCCTGGCCTGCTAGGGCATTGTTTAGGGTATCCAGGTATCTTTCCTTGCCGTATCTTTTAGATGTAAATGATTGATCAACATAATCAAACCTTGCTTGTGCATCATTTCTTTTTGCAATGTCCGAATTGTCTGTTATGTACTTAACTGCAGGATGATTCATCCGTGTAGACCAATTTCGCATGTTATCGCTGTACTTCTCCATATTCTTTAGAGTTGAGTCAGCGAAAGCCATGCGTATAAGGTCTGTATCGGAGGTTTGAACCTCTGTTGCAAAACTTATCAAAAAAGCGGTTGCATATGGGAACTTGTCAGTATATGTCGTCACGCCAAAATGAACATTTGGATTAAACGACTCAACTGACATATTGTCATCAAGCAGGCGCATATGATTTCCAAGAGATACATACTCTTGTCGATTCATATCGCAATCGACGAACAAACATTCTTCTGGATTGATACCGTCGGCGAGACACAAGATGTTCTTATCGTATGATCCTACTATTTTCGAACCGTTAAAACGCTCTAATAATTTTGCGGTCATAAAACCATCCATGTCGGGGGATATAATTAAGTTTTTAGAATACTCCAACGTTTCAAGTATGTCTGTTTTCATTTTTGTAAAATACCCCTTATAATAATCTAGTTATGACAATCCAGGACTGGGCTTCGTTAATCGTAGCAATACTTACAATTGTATCATCACTTGGCCTTGCAATCAAGTGGCTTGTAAAACATTATCTCAGCGAACTTAAAACAAATGGTGGGTCATCACTAAAAGACCAAATTAATAGACTTGAAGATGCTGTTGAAGATCAAAGAGTTGACTCTATAATGTCACGAGATAGACAAGAGAAAAAACTTGACGAAATGTATAAAATTCTAATTGAGCATATTGCTAAAAACGATAAGAATTAATTCTTCTATATACTATATATAATATATCTTTTAAATACAAACCTTAAAGATAGTTCTTTTTTCTTATATATTTTAAGTATACACCATCCCCATTTCTGATGATCTACTACAAACCAATACAAAACGGACATTACAGACAATAACGATTTTATAACTTTTAATATCAATGTCCAGATTGTCCTGATATGATATACTTTAATTTGACTAGTACTCTGGTTTGTCTCTCATACCCACCAGCCTGAGTACTAGTCTTTTTTATGGTATAATCACAGTATGAATCTTTGTGGTCCTGAAGTATTTGGAGCAGATCCAGCCAGAATTAAATGGCAAATTGTAAGAGGAGATACCTCTCCGCTACGTGTTGAGTTTTTACAGGATGACGAATTAACATATTTTGATACATCTGATTGGACTTATGAGGCTACCTCTTATGACCCTCAGTCTGATTTTCTTGATTCCCTGGAAATTACACCTGGAATAGGATATGTTGATATTATGGCTCCTGCTTCAATTACAAGTCTATGGGGTTTTGGCTTTAAACCAGTTGTGACAGAATTAACTTTTGATCTTCAGGTAACTATTGATAATGATACAATTTGGACACCATTAATTGGAACTATATCAGTACTTGGCGATATAACAGGAAGTCTATAATGGCTGTAGTAAAAGTTACAACTCCTAGGCCTGAGTTGCCACCAATAATTAGAATTAAAAACAAAACCTTTAAAGTAAATAAATAATATTGTGAGATAATGTCTTTATGGCTTCTTCTAAATCTATGGACTTTCCAGGTGCAAAAAAATCTTCATACGCTGCACAAGTAGAGCAAAGTCAGTCTTCTCCATTTCAAGAAAACGCTCTTTCTTTTCTCCCTGTCCCTGGACCAGTAGGTCCTCAAGGTCCTGCAGGTAGAGATGGAAAAGATGGAAAAGAAGGTCCTCAAGGACCAGAAGGACCAAAAGGACAAAAAGGAGAAAAAGGAGAAAAAGGACAAAACGGACTAAGTTCTTTATCTTCTTCAGGACAACAGGCTGGATGGGCATCATATATAAATGCAATCGAAAAACCAACAAAATTAGGAATATCTCAAGGAGATGATGGCTGGGTAACACTTTTGTTAGATACAAAAGATAAAACACAAAATGAGACATATCTTCCTAAAGGCTGCACAAGTCTTTGGAATAGCCACCAAAGAGCGCTAAACTTTCACGGTATAAACGAGGGTTCTCAGATATTCGTAACATACAACTTTGAATTAACTACCTATACAGCAAATACTGAGGTTTGGTTAAGAACTTATTTTACAAATAAGGACCAGGAGTTTGTTCAATTTGTGGGTTCTTTAAAGTATCAAAATGTTTATAATCTTTCGGTTACTCAAAATATATTTATTGAGGATAGGACTATGTGGGCAAGCGGAGCAGTTCCTCAAATTAGAACAGACTTTGATGCATCTGTAATTTTCAATTCTGTATATGTCAGCGTGGTATAATAAAATCATGGCATTTCCAGGAGAACTTAATATAAATTACTACAAGGGTGATACCCATGAGTTTAAGGTGTACCCTCAAACCACTACTGGTTCAGTATTTCTTTTAAATGACTATAGCAACTCTACATTTACAATTGCTACAGAGCGTGGAAATTCTCCAACCCCAAATTCATTGATGCCAGAAGGTAGAATATTTGGAAGTGCAAAAATATTTAGTGATCACATACTTTGTGCAATAACACCTGAAAACGGTGCACAAATGGATCCAGCGTTAATCTATCAATATGATATTCAGGTATATGCACAGGGAGCAGACACATATGATAAAGTCTTTACACTTTTAACTGGATCTATTTCAGTAGCAGATGATGTAACACAAGATATTGGAACTCCAAACAGAGCAATTCCAAATTATAGAGTTCTTTATAACAACACAAACGCAACAAGCGGAAATGCTCCAATAGACATAAATAGATATGTTCCAAATCAAAGCATTACAATTGCAAACAATGGAACTCTTGAAAGAATAGGATATACATTTGCAGGTTGGAATACTTCAGCAGATGGTCTAGGAATTAGTTACACTGCAGGACAGATAATTCCACTAGTTAGTGCAGATATAAAACTTTATCCTAAGTGGACAGCAGTATGACAGAGGTATTTGTATCAACTGACGATGTAAAAGTTATTGGTGGTACAGCCAACGTAAATGTTGAAATTGATTTTGGTCCGCAGGGAGATAGAGGAAATCTTTTTCTTGTAGGCCTTGGAGATCCAAACACAATATCACATGCTACTGATTTGCAATTGCTTGATATATATATAAATGTTCAGGCAACAGACTCAGATTATCTTTCTATGTATCAGTATGTAAATGAGGGTGGAGTTAATACATGGATTGAAACTGGAAAACTTATTACAGACAAATTTAGCACCAATAGAACTATAGGTTTTGTAAACGGCGTATCAACAAATTCAATAGATTTTAAAGTTTCAAATATCATACCAATGAGTCTTGTCGGTGGATTAACTGCAGAAGATTTTAATGTTCAATGTACAGTATCTCATCCAGATAGCCCAGTTGCATCATCTATTACGGTTCTTCCAATAACTATACAGGCTGGAACTGGAGATGTTATTCTTCCAGTTACCGTAAATGCCTGCAAATTTTCAGAATCTGAGTGGACACCTCTTTCTGGTACATTTACAATACATTTTTTAATAAGTCTTGCCTTGAAAATTACGGTGGTATAATCTAAGATGGTGATATGTAATGGCTGACGAATATATTGATGGTACCGAAAATGGTTCTGGGATATTCCCAACTAAAGTTCCTGGCTACGATTTTGCAGCAGATATTCAAGAAGCATTAAAGGTTTATCACTATGGAGCAGTTGACCCAGTTACTAAAAAGGCTATAATTCCAACAGACAACAACCTTGGAACACCAAATGGAATAAATACAAAGTCAATTGCAGGACACCTTAAGACATTATCTAATACCGATGATACACATGCTGCATTAACACAAAATGTACACGGTATAGCAGACACATCCCTTTTAGCAACAACTTCTTATGTTACAAATGCAATACAAACCTCTGCTGGAGGATATCCAGATCTTGCTGGAACAGGACTTGATTGGAACTCCGTTGAACTAAGATTTGATGTAGAGCCACGGATTGCAAACATTAATACCATAGTAACAAAGACATCTGGATTTACTTTAGATGCAGATGATGTAAGCAAAACTATTATTCTAAATATGCCTTCTGCAAAAAATTTAACTATCCCGTCAAATTCTTCAGTATCAATTCCAGTTGGATCACAATATCATCTGATTGAAATTGGATTAGGAAGAACTACATTTTCTCCAGGTGCTGGAGTTTTAGTAAATAGCAAAAATGCACAAATGTATATTGACTCACAATTTAGCAAGGCAACACTTTTAAAAATTGATACAAATACTTGGGTTTTGTATGGAGACATTTATGAAGGTGCTGCAGTAACTCCAGTTACACCAGTTACTCCTGTTACACCAAATCCTGTAGCAGATCTTATTCTTACATATGATTGCAATGGAGGATCAGGATGTCCAAGCAACACATTCCATAATGGCTCATATACAATACCATCAACAGTTCCAACAAGAAGTGGTTATACATTTAATGACTATGTTGCATCTGGATCAGGATGTTCCTTTACAGCAACAGTTCCAAATGCTTTACGAGGAGAAACAATATCTTGCTCTGGAGCCATAACATTGACTGCACAATGGACAGCAAATGTAACTCCTGTCACACCAGTCGTAACTCCAGTAACTCCAGATCCAGGAGTAACCCCAGTAACTCCCGTAACCCCAGTAACTCCAGTTACTCCAGTAACTCCAGATCCAGGAGTAACTCCAGTAACACCTGTAACACCTGTAACACCTGTAACCCCCGTAACACCAGTAACTCCCGTAACACCAGTAACTCCAGTAACACCGCAAACAACATATTACGGATGCTGTACTAATGGAGCAGGAGTTCAAGGATCATATTCAGATTCTAGTTCAGCAGCAACAGGACTACAAGCAGCATGTGCTGCAAATGAACCAGGAAACAATTTAACTGGCGGAGTATTTACAACACCACAAAGTTGCACTACTCCTGTTACACCAGTTACTCCAGTCACACCCGTAACCCCAGTAACTCCCGTAACCCCAGTAACTCCAGTTACTCCAGTAACTCCAGTAACACCAGTAACTCCAGTTACTCCAGTTACTCCAGTTACTCCAGCACTTGATTGTTCTGATGCAACTTCTCTTAGCCAAGCAAACTGTGCTTCTTGCGGATATACTTGGACTGGTGGGCAGTGTTACGACACCCCTTTTAATGGAGGGGGAGGAGTTACCCCCGTAACACCAGTAACTCCCGTAACACCAGTAACTCCCGTAACACCAGTAACTCCCGTAACACCAGTAACTCCCGTAACACCAGTAACACCTGTAACGCCAGTTACACCTGCAGTTACACCACTCGACTGTTCTGATGCAACCTCTCTTAACCAAGCAAATTGTTCCGCATGTGGATATACTTGGTCTGGTGGGCAGTGTTACGATACCCCTGCTGCAGTAACACCAGCAGTAACACCAGCAGTAACACCAGCAGTAACACCAGCAGTAACACCAGCAGTAACACCAGCAGTAACACCAGCAGTAACACCAGCAGTAACACCAGCAGAGGTTACCCCAGCAGTAACACCTGCAGTAACACCACCATATTTCCCATATTTTACGCCACCATACTTCCCATACTTTACTGTTGAAGGTGCAGTATAAAAATAAATATACAATAAAAACAAGTTAGTCAAAATATGATATACTTAAATAATAAAAATAGTAGATTGTTTTAGTAGAAAGGTAGTTTCTTATGAGCGAAAAATCTGCTTGGCAAAAATACAAAGAAAACCTTGGAGAAACAAAACCTTGGGACCTTGTTAATCCTAATACTGAATGGGCTGATGAATCTTTGTCAAAAGAAAGATATAGCATATGTCAATCATGCCCAGAACTAATTAAATTAACAAAACAATGTAAAAAATGTGGATGCTTTATGGCTGCAAAAACTAAACTTCAATTGGCAACTTGTCCATTAGGGAAATGGTAATGAAAAAAACAACACTTGCACCAGGAATAGTAGTATATTCTGATGTTCTTCCAGAATTCAGTACTCTAATAAATGATATAGAAGAAGGAGTAATTAGCGCTGGATTAGAATGGACACCATCACAAATAAGAAAAGATGAGAATTCTGTAATAGATACTGATTATAGAGACACAATGATTATAAATGTAAAATATAATGATCAGATTGTTGAAAATTATTCCAATCTTTCAGAAGCATTTTCAACAAGTTTGTCAAATATATTTGTTTCAGCATTTACTCCAATAGAATTTGACTATAAAACAGAATATCAGTTAAGCACAACTTGGCACGACGGATATAGTATTTTAAAATATGGCAAGGGACAAAAGTTTGTAAACCATATTGATGATCATAAAGACTATCATAGAAGATTATCTTGGGTTTATTATATAAATGATAACTATACTGGTGGTGAAATATCTTTCCCAAGATTTAATATAACCTATAAACCAAAAGCAAATGAACTATTATTATTCCCATCAAACTATGTCTATAATCATTCAGTGCTTCCAGTAGTTGAAGGAACAAGGTACGCAGTTGTAAGTTGGCTAACGTGAAAGTTGCATGGATAACTCTAACCAGCGGAAGAAAAGATTATTTAGAAAAATCTAGAGAGTCTTGGTACAGATTTATTGTTGGAGATATTTCAGAGGAAATAATAATAGATACATCTGGAAATAAAGAATATTCTAACTGGTTATCAGAAAAATATAAAAATGCCAAGATTTTTTCTTTAGAAGAAGAGTTTATTTTAGGAAAAACTTGGGATAGCGGAATTAAAAAAGCGTATGAATACTTTTATGACATTGCAAAAACTATAGACTGTGATTATATATTACATACAGAAGATGACTATGTACTTTTAAATGAGATTAATATTAAAGACATTGTAGATATCATTAACTCAGACAACGACATATGTCAAGTTCATTTTATTAGACAACCATGGACAAAAGATGAAGAAGATGCTGGAAGCGTATTGAGAAACTGTGAAAAAAATGGATTTAAACTTACAGAAAAAAATAATGAAAAAGATTTCTGGGTAGAGCATAGATCGTACTTTACTTTTGGTCCAAGTATATACAGGAAAAATATTTGTTATATTGAAAAAGATTTAGATTCTAATCCAGAATTGGCACTAACATATAAAATATTTTCTGATCCAAATATAAAAAATGCAACATTAGGTAAAATAGACGATCCTAATATGGTAGAGCACATAGGGGTAATTAAAGGATGATAAACAGACTATCCTGTAATTCAATTACTCAAGAATTTTTTTTAGATTATGATTTTGATACTATATGTATTAATGATTTTTCTATAAAAAATGATGATGGTCCAGTAACTCATATTCCTGGAGAAACTTACCTTTTCCCCACATACGCTGCATACGGACATTCTTTAGTGGATATTTATGCACAATTTAAAATTTTGCAATTAAAGTATAAAGACATAAAGCCATTTTTTTATGAGAATGGTTTTCAAGAGCACTATTTTAAAGAAAACAAAATAACTATAGATCAAATGGATTCTCTTGGATACAAAAATACTAGAATATTTAATCTTGCAATTGGAAATTATTCTTTTGAAAAGGTTGTTTTATTTTTTGATATGAATAATACAATACCAGAAGAGTTCTATATAGACAATGGAGCGACAAGAAGTTCTCACTATTTTCCATTCTGTGATTGCTATATGGGAACAGAACCTTGCGGAGAAAGCAAGTATTTTAAATATAATTATTTAGCAATAGACATTCTTAAAAAAAGTTTTGAGGGTCTATTTAATTCTAATAAAACAGAAAAGTTTTTTATTTCAAGAGAAAGATATAATAAAAGTTATGAAAAAGAAATAGAATATTATTCTAATAGAGAGTCTTTGTCAGATGAAGAAAAGAGTAGGTTTATATGGGCAAAGGCTAGGTCTACTCCACAAGAGGCCGAAATTCAAAATCTATTTGAAAAAAATGGTTATACAATTATACATGCAGAAGACTACACTTTATTTGAACAAATAAAAATGTTTAGTTCTGCAAAAGAAATTGCAAGTATTTCTGGAACAGGATTATTTAATACCTTTTGGTGTGATAAAAATACAAAAGTTTTTGAAATTTTGTCATCTGTGGGATATAAATACCATTATAAAGAATTTGCAGAATATTCTGGGACTGATCATGAGTACATAGATATTCAAAATCTTTCATTAGAAAATTCTTTAAAAAAAATTGAAAAAGCAATTAATAAAAATAAAGGAGTAAGCATAATGTCAAACTTGCCAATAATAGACATGGACCTTGTACAAAAGGCTCGTGATGAAAACAGAATTCACATATTTAAAAATGTTTTTACAAACTTACCATCTTTAGATACGATCATGTCAGTAGTATCTAAGTATGTTGATCAAGACTTGACGGCATTTCCAGATAGATCATATCTTTTAAGTGATTTTGTTGAGGGAGAGTCTTCAGACATGAGATTAAAGTGTAGATTTTGGTCAAGAATGGCTTTTCAACTTTATGACCCACAAGACCTTTATATGTCAATAATTCCAGAACTAGATCCAGTAACTAGATGGGGTCTTTCTCAATATGCAGAAGAAATCTACACTGGAAACTTTTGTTTGATATCATTAATGAAAAATAGGGGAGTGGTTGGAAGCAAGCACAGAGACTACGTTGATCAATTTCAGTGGGTAGTTAAGGGTGAAATGGTTTGGCGTACTGGAGAAAATTTAGAAAATGAATACCATGTGGTAGAAGGTGACTTTATATTTGTTCCTAAAAATCTTGCTCACGAGGTTGAAACATTAAAGGCTCCAAGAGCAGCAATTAATCTTATTTTAAGAAACTAAAAAACACCTATAGTTTATACCATAGGTGCCTTTAGTTGCTGTATTTACTTAGGAAATTTATTCATCCATTCCCTGGTTTTAGGCGTAATGCCTTTCCAAGAAGACCAATCATCTCCACCGCTTGTCATATAATATGCAATTTCTGCATTTTTTACGGGATTGAACAGTTCTGCATTAGAGTTAAGATCAAACTTGGTTCTACGGTCAGGACCAAGATCGTCAATCATATTGATCTGAAACATTCCATAAGATGAGTCACCAGTCTTGTGATTACCATTAAAGGCCAGTGGTCGTCCATTAGATTCTTTTTTAGCAACTGCCCAAGCAACTACAAGGTCTCTACCCTTGAATCCTACTAAAGAAAGCAGTTCTTTTAGTTCTAAATCAGTTAGAAAAACCTTGTTTTCAAAACTCTCTAGTTTTTTTGCCTTAGAAACCAAAAAAACCTCTTTCGAGGTGGTTTCCGATGTCTGAGCCTGTTCCAGGCTAAGATTGTTCTTTGTATCAAGATCTGAAATAGCATTAGCAGAGTTAGACATAACCGTTACTAGTGCTACGATACTGAGTGTGCTAATGATCTCTTTGTTTCTTTCGATAAATTTAATCATAGTTTCCTCCTTAGAAAACAATAACACCCTGGTAGGTGTCTACTGACAAGTATAGCATAATTTTAAGTCAAAGGTCAAATCTGGGTGTATAATAATTTTATTATGACTACATATGATTTTTCTGCCACGGGAGTCAAATATCCCCTTGAAAACTCTCCTGTAAATGTACATGGAGACTTTAAAAAACTAGCAGAGTCGCTTGATGCAATACTGCCATCATATGGTGTATCATATTTTCAAATTAGTGTTCATAATAATAGTGGTGGATCAATAAGTGCTGGAGTTCCAGTATACGTAACATCAACTAATTACACAGCAAAGCCTACTATTGCAAAATCTTTGCCATCAACTACAGCGCCAGTTCTTGGTTTGCTAAAGTCACCAGTTGAAAATAACTCTGATGGAGTTGTTGTAGTTGCTGGAGTAATGGAAGGGCTTGACACTAATAGTTTTCTTGCTGGTCAAACACTTTATGTTGGACCTTCGGGTGGTTTAACAAACATAAGACCATCAAACGGTTCAGCAGCAGTTGGAATATGTGCCTATAAAGATTCTGTAAACGGAATAGTAATAGTAGAGGCAAAAGGAAACGGTACCTGGGGAGCACTCAAAGACGGTTTGTCGTGATATAATAAAACAATGGCAACTTTAAGAGGATCTCAAACATCATACGATATAGGAAATAAACCACCTACAGTTATTTGGACTGTTGTTCGTGGAGATACATCTGGTTTTAAGGTTTATGTAACAGATGACGCTAAGCAACCTTTGATATTAAAGGGTCCATCATCTGAATGGGATATTGCTATGAAGATTAAAAGACCAAACTCAACTCCTGGAATAATTACAGATGATGCTGTAACAATTATGGCATTGCATCCAAGAGCAGATGAGGATGATCTGGTTGGAGAATTTACAGTTTGGCTTACAGCGGAAGAATCTAATGTCTTGCAGACAGGAGACATCTTTGATATTCAGGTTAGCGACCCAACAAGAGTCTGGACAGTTGCTCAGGGTAGCATGAAAATTCTTGAAGATGTAACAGATTAATGGCAACAGCAGTAATACTTGATGACCTAAAAAATAAAACAGAACGAATCTTTACAATAGATTATGCAGAAGTTCAGATAGAAGACTTTACAAGAAAAACAGTTATAACTGAAGTACTACCCTTTAGAGTTAGATTTACAGCAATCCAGATAGAGGGTTTGGGTGTTGGAAATACACCAGCAATTCCGCTTCAGGTTATTGGTTACAGCAACTACATTCTTTAATAGTATTATTAAAATGGATGATATAATTACCACATGGCTAAAATATCAATTCCAGGAGTAAAGAGCCTATTCCAAACAGGTGATAGACCTACTCAAGAAAATTACGAAGACCTAATTGATACCCTGTCATCCCAATCAACAGATTTGGGTTCATCAGGTAACAATGAAAATACAATCACAGGTATTGAAAACGTAACTGTTATTGATAACTTTGATGCTACAGTTTGGCGCATGGTTAAGTATATTGTTTCAATATCAAAAACCACAGCAGGTGACAACAAGTTCTACGCAACTGAAATCACAATTCTTGTTGATGGTACAAATGTATCAGTCAGCGAGTATGGAACAATCGACAATGATGGGAATATTGGCACCATTAATGTCTCTCGCACTGGAAATACCGTGGCTTTAACAGTCACTCCAGATCCTGCGATCAAGCCAGTCACTGTACGTTTTGCACGTATGGGACTTAAGGCATAAATAAAAGGAGATAAAAAATGGCAACAGTAAATAAAGATTTTAAGATTAAGAGTGGACTTATCGTTGAAGGTACAACAGCGACAGTCAACAACTATGATATTCTTACAAAGAAGCAAGCAGATCAAGACTATATCGTTAGTCTAATTGGTGGAACAGCAACATCTGCTAATACACCAGACACAGTTGTAAAGCGTGATGCTTCAGGCAACTTTGCTGCAGGAACAATTACAGCAGATTTAACTGGTCAAGTATCAGATATTTCAAACCACGATACAGATGATCTTGCTGAAGGTTCAAGACTATATTTCACAAATCAAAGAGCACTTGATGCAACTAACGCTGCATACGATGCAGCAGGAGATGCAGCATACGAAGCAGGACTTGTAGCATCAGATCTTTCAGATCACATGTCAGATACATCAGCACATGGTGTAACTGGTAACGTAGTTGGAACAACTGACACACAAACATTAACAAATAAGACCATTGGAGATACACTTAACTTTACTGGCGCAGGAGCAATGACAATCAATTCTGATTCTCATATCGTTCTTACTCCAGCAGCAGGTTCTTCTGTTAAGTGGGGTTCAGATGTTCTTGCAACAGAAAATTATGTAGATGCAGCAGAGACTGCAGCAAATGGATATACAGATGCTCGTGAAATAGCAATTACAACTGCGTATGAGTCATATGCAGATGCTGCAGAAACTTCTGCTAACGGATATACAGATTCAGCAATTAGCACAGAAGTTACAAATCGTAATTCAGCAATTACAACTGCAATTGGCACAGAGGTTACAGATCGTGACTCTGCTATTGCAACTGCTAAGGCACAGGCTATTGCAGATGCTGCATCTTACACAGACGCAGAGGTTGCACAACTTGTTTCTACAGCACCAGAACTTCTTGATACTCTTGCAGAATTGGCTACAGCAATCGCTGAAAATCCAAACTACGCAACAGACGCTGCAAATGCAGTTGCTGGTAGAGTAGCAAAGTCTGGCGACACAATGACTGGAGATTTGGTTCTTCCAGGTGCACCAACATTAAACTTACACGCAGCAACTAAGGGCTATGTAGATGGAGAAATCACAGATGCACTATCAACAGCATCAGGATATGCTTCAGATGCACAAGATGCAGCAGAACTTTATGCAGATGGAGTAGGAACATCAGCAGTCTCAACTGCTAACTCTTACACAGATGGTGAAATAACTTCAGCGCTTTCAACAGCACAAGGTTACGCAACTGCTGCAGAAACAAATGCTAATTCATACGCAGACGGAGTAGGTACAGCAGCAAACGGTTATACAGATGGAGCAATTGGCACAGAAGTTGGAAATCGTAATGATGCAATCTCAACTGCAATTTCAACAGAAGTTACAAACCGTAACACTGCAATTACAACAGCAATTGATGCACTTGACACAGACGCTATTGAAGAAGGTTCACGCCTTTACTTCACAGATGGTCGTGCCAAGGATTCAGCAGCAGATCTTTTGATTGGTGCAAATCTTACAAATATTACAATCTCAGGTACAGGTGCAGGACTTACTATCACCGCAGAAAACGGCGTAGCAGATTCTGATACTGACGATCTTGATGAAGGTACAACACACCTTTACTTTACAGCAGAAAGAGCAGTAGATGCTCTTGAAGCAGTTGTTCCAAACTTCACAGCAGTTGAGGTAAACTCAGTTGCTAAGCAAGTTGCAGCAACAGTTTCTTGCCCAGTAGCAGGAATTAATCAGGCTTATGGATTTGATCCAGAGGCTTACCGTTCAGCAGAATTTCTTGTAAAGGTTGCTTACGGATCACATACTGAAATTTCAAAGGTTCTTTTAACACTTGATTCTTCAGATAATATTGCAATCACAGAATATGGAATTGTTGGAACTAATGGTTCAGCATCAACAATCTCAGCAGATATTTCTGGTGGTAATGTAAGACTACTAGCAACAACCGTTAACAATAACTCAACAGTTACTGTTATGGGAACACTTTTAGTTTAATAAAAAATAAAAATAGTTGGAAGAGGGAGTAGTAAATGACAACAGTCGATAAAGACTTCAGAGTCAAGAATGGATTAGTCGTAGCAAACGGCGGTACATTTGGAGATGCAGTAACAGTAGGAGCACCAACTCTTAATGCACATGCAGCAACTAAGGAGTATGTCGATAGTCGTTCAATGGCCGTAGGCTCTACTGCTCCTTCTTCACCAACTAATGGAACAATGTGGTTAGACACTCTAACAAACAGAGTTAATTTCTATTACGATGGAACTTGGTATACCCAAGCAACTATCGATGATACGAACAATCTACCACAGCACATTCACGATACCGCAATTGATGGAACTGGTTTCATAGTATCTCAGTTCTATGAAGGTGGATCATTCAACAGCCCATTGGGTGCAGGTTTGGATGCAGGTGGACCAGACTCAACAGTTTGGACAGTTGTATTCGATGGCGGTAGTGTAGTAGATAACTTCAATTAAAACAGGGGTTATAATAAGATAAGTTAATGGGCAGCCCCCATAAAGGAGAAATAAAAATATGGCAACAAGAATGCAACAGCGCAGAGGTACTGCAGCACAATGGACGGCTGCAAACCCAATTCTAGCAGCAGGTGAAATCGGTTTTGAAACTGATACAAGTAAATTTAAGATGGGTAACGGATCATCAACATGGTCTGCCCTACAATACTTTGCTAATGCAGCCGAACTAGCAGCAATAGTAGATGGCGCTCCAGGACTCCTTAATACATTGGATGAACTAGCCCAAGCAATCGGAGACGATCCAGCCTTCTTTACAACAACAACAAATAATCTTGCAACAAAGGCTCCAATTAACAATCCTACATTTACAGGAACTGTTGGCGGAGTTACAAAGTCAATGGTTGGTCTCGGAAATGTTGATAATACATCAGATGCCGCTAAGCCAGTATCAACGGCAGCACAGTCAGCCCTTGATTTAAAGGCTCCTTTGGCTTCAGCAGCACTTACTGGTACACCAACAGCGCCAACAGCATCAGCAACAACAAATACAACACAAATTGCAACAACAGAATTTGTGCAGACAAAAATAAATAATTTAATTGGTGGAGCACCAGAACTATTAGATTCATTAAACGAACTTGCAGCAGCACTAGATAACGATGAAAACTTTGCATCATCAATTGGAACTGCTCTTGGAACAAAAGCATCTGTTACACAATTATCTGATCATAATACTTCAACAGAAAATGTTCATGGTATTGCAGATACGTCTGTTCTTGTAACAGACTCAATTCTTTCAGATGCTTTAACAGATAATATTAGCACTCATAACGGTCTTACCACGAATGTTCATGGTATAGCAGACACGACAGAACTTGCAACAAAAACATACTCAGACGATGCAGTTTCTGACCATAACACAGCAACAACAAACATACATGGAATTGCAGATACTTCACTTCTTGTTACTCAATCAGATCTTGAGAATGCAATTGATGGAGCATCAGTAGATCAATCATCACTTGCAGGAACAGGAATTGACTGGAATACAGTTGATAATAGATTTGACATTGATTCAACAATTGCAACTAAAGCGTATGCTGATCAAGCAGAAACAGATGCAATTGCTACAGCAGGCACAGCAGCAGACTCTAAGGTATCGACTGCAATTGCAGCACTTACAAAGTCATCAGTAGGCCTTGCAAATGTAGATAACACATCAGATACAAGCAAGCCAGTATCAACTGCTACTCAGACAGCACTTGATCTAAAGGCTAATCTTAATGGACCAACATTTACTGGTACAGTATCAGGTATTACAAAGTCAATGGTTGGTCTTGGAAGCGTGGATAATACTGCGGATTCAGCAAAGCCAGTCTCAACAGCAACACAGACAGCACTTGATGCTAAGTTAGCACTTGCTGGCGGAACAATGACAGGAGCACTTATACTATCAGGTGCACCAACATCAGACCTGCATGCAGCAACTAAAATATATGTTGATAACGTAACTGCTGGAATTAACTTCCACGAATCAGTTCACGCAGCCTCAGTATCAAACCTATCAACAATTTATAACAATGGAACATCTGGAGTAGGCGCAACACTTACAGCAGATACAAACCGTGCATTCTCAACACTTGATGGAGAATCAGTTGTTGTTGGACAAAGAGTACTTATTAAGAACCAGACAGACTCAAAGCAAAACGGTATTTATACATTGACAACAGTAGGTTCAGGATCTGCTCCATGGGTATTAACTCGTGCAACAGATGCAGATAATAACCCAGTTGGAGAAATGAAGACAGGTGACTTCGTATTCGTTATTAACGGTACAGCAAACGCATCTGTTGGATATATCAATAACTCAACTGCAAATCCAATCGTAATTGGAACAGACAACATTTCTTACACAGAGTTTAGTGCTGGTAAGACAGTGGTTGCAGGTTCTGGTTTAACAGAAGAAACTCCAGGAACACTATCTATTGCAACTGGAGCAATTACTTCAGCAATGATCGCTGACGGAGCAATCGTAGATGCAGATGTTAACGCATCAGCAGCAATTGCTCAATCTAAGATTTCAGGTCTTACATCTGATCTTGCCGCTAAAGCACCAATTGCTAATCCAACATTTACTGGAACAGTAACTGTTGCAGCATCTGGAGTAGCGTTTACAGACGGTACACAGACAAAGGAAGGAACTCCTTCACGTACACCTATAATTCAAAAGACAGCAGCATATACACTTTCAGCACTAACAGAAAGAGATTCTCTAATTGAGGTTTCTCATACTGGTGGTTCAGCAGTTCAAATTACAATTCCAACAGATGCTACTTTGAACTTCCCAATTGGAACATCAATTGATATTCTTCAGACAAACACTGGCGGAGTTACAATTGCAGCAGCAACACCTGGAACTACAGCAGTAAACTCTACTCCAGGATCAACACTACGTACACAATGGTCATCTGCAACTCTCTTCAAGCGAGCAGCAAATACCTGGGTTGTTTACGGAGATCTTAAGTAATATTGCAATAAGAAAAGGGGAATTAAAAAATGGCAAATAAAAGAGTAGGTAAAAAGTCTCAAGCAGCAAATGACTTCTTGGAACCAAAACCACCAATCAACGTATCTGCTACAGATGTTGGTACAAATAGAGCATTTAATAGTGCAGCAGCATCAGTTACTTTTGAATTGCCAGCAGGTTCTCCACCAGCAACATCTTACACAGTATCTGCAACATTTGTTGCAACTGGTTCAGGAGGAGACGGTTCAAGCGGAACTACTGTAACACAGTCGGGAGCATCATCTCCAATTGTAATAGGTGGACTTAAATCTGCAGCATCCTATACATTTGCGGTAACTGCTACAAATGCATCTGGAACATCGGCATCTTCTTCTTCTACTGGATCAGTTACTGTTACATCAGTACCAAATAAAGTTGGATCAGTAACTGCATCAATAACAGCAGGATCACAAAATGATACAATTACTTGGTCTGCACCAGCATCTGGTGGAAAAGCAATTAGCCTTTATAGATACATTTCATCTGACTCTAAAACTGGAACATCTGCATCTTTGTCTGCTTCAGTAGCACAAGAAGCAACAACTTCACAGACATATCAGGTACGAGCAGAAAATGCTAATGGTTTTGGAGATTATTCTAATGCATCTAATAGCGTTACGACTCCACCATTCTTCCCACCATTCTTTCCGTTCTTCCCTTACTTCCCATTCTTCCCATTCTTCCCACCATTCTTTCCGTTCTTCCCGTTCTTCCCATTCTTCCCACCATTCTTTCCGTTCTTCCCGTTCTTCCCATTCTTCCCACCATTCTTCCCATTCTTCCCATTCTTCCCATTCTTCCCACCATATTTCCCTTACTTCCCACCAGCACCAGTAACACCTCCACCATCATTCGGTGGCGGATGTAGATGTTCAGCAACATATTGCTGGCAATGCCCTTGTGGAAATTGCTGCTGTTAATGTTGAAGGGTGCATGCAATCCGTGTGCACCCATTAACAAATCTATGATATACTAATTACAAAGGAGATCAAAATGTACGCAATTTTAGTTAAAAATAATGAACAGTCTTATGACGTGCTTTCATCATTAAGTTATACAGATCAGGAGATCATGAATAATATTGAGAATGCAATAAATAATGAATCTCCTGTGATTGGAATGGCTGCGTCTGATCATAAATTTACAGCAACATATGGTGCAGTCTGGAACGGAACATCATTTTCAGGTGGAAAAGCAAGTAAAATGTCTGACGCTACAGAAGAAGAAGTTAATTCTTTTGATTTATATGTATTTTTACAAAATAATGTTTTAATTGCTAGATATGGTGTAAGAACTGACTCACCAAAGTCAGAAATGTTCAAGGCAGCATTTGAAAGCGATGTTATCTTAGTAAAGGTCCCTGAAGATCAAACAGTCTATGCAGGAGAAACCCATAATTGGGATGGATCTAGATTTCTATAATTATAAATATCAAGTTGCAATAAAATAGCGAAAGGCTTATAAGTATAATGTACGATGAAAATAGTAACATATGGTTTACTAAAGATAGGTCAGAAACAGCATCAAATAGAATGAACTCTAGACCTGTTAATGAAATAATTACTGTTGAAAATCCAGGTTTAGGATTAAATATTTATAGGAATGTATTTTCTTCTCAAGATGCAGAAAGATATATAAATGTGCTGGAATCAAATTTAACTGGCAATAAGAAATATAAATGGTCAGAAGCACAGGTAACTAATTCCACTGTTCCAATTAAAAAAGCAAGGGATGCTGTAGACTTTAAGTACAAGCAAGAAAATCTTGGACCAAGAGATGAAACAAACTCTGAATTAATAGACCTACATGAAGAAATATATCAAAAGTTAAAGTATTGTGTAGATGATTATGCAAGATACTGGGGAATTAATGTTGTATACTACGAGGCCTTTAATTTTGTAAAGTACGAAGGAGAGGGCACTCACTTTAATATTCACGCAGACCATGGCCCAGCATATAACTGCACAGTCTCTGCTGTTATTTATATTAATGACAACTATGAAGGCGGAGAGATTAAATTTCCACGACTAGATAACTATATCCATACACCAAAAGTTGGAGACATAGCAATATTTCCATCAAACTATATTTATGAGCATGCATCACTTCCAATGAAGTCAGGCACAAAGTATTGTGTTGTTATTATGACTGACATTAATGAGTTAGGCCATAAGTAGTGAGCGAAAAATCTAAAGTAGCAATCTTTAGATCCTTTAGGCCCTGGTTAAAAAAAGAAAGTCAAAATGTTCCAACACCAACACAGGGTGTAATTCCAAACTGGTATAAGGATGCTGATAGATTTGCCAAAATGCCAAATGGAGAATACTACAAGGCTACAAAAGAGGTTTGTCCATTTCCTAAAGAAGGAACTACAGATGACTATGGCAAAATTCCTACATGGAAAGCCTGTCCAGCAATTATGGATGCATTCTCAACTGGCTATGTATTTAAAACACCATGCGATTTAATATTTGCTAAAAATTCTCAGGGAATAATTAATGTCACAGTTAGTGATAGTAAATATAAAGACTTTTGCACACAAAGGCCACCAATGCCACAGTTTGAGCATCCCAAAGGATACTATCAACATCATTTTGCTTGGAGTTCAGACTGGGGCCTTGAATTGCCAGAAGGTTATAGTTCATTGTTTATGACACCAATGAATAGGTTTGATCTTCCATTTTTAAATACAACTGGAGTCGTTGATTCTGACAAAGTACATCTTTTAGGAAGTTTTCCATTCTTTATAATTGAAGGTTGGGAAGGAACAATTCCAGCAGGAACACCATATCTTCAAGTTATTCCATTTAAGAGAGAAAACTGGGAACACGAAATACAAATTTTAGATCAGTCTGAAATTTATGATAAAATGGTTAAGAACATGCAGTTTTACCGTCAGCCAGATGGCGGTGTATACAAAAATAAAGTATGGTCAAGAAGAGAATATAGATAAGGAATAAAACAATGCAGACATGGACAGAAAAACAAGATCTTGGAAATGGCATATATCTTTATAAGAATGTCATTAAAAAAGAGTTTGATGTAATAAATAGGCTAGAGTCTTCTTTAGGTTCTGTTGCTGATTATGGTAAGTTATCAGCAGAAGGGAAGATTTATCACTGGATGCCAGCATATGTAGGATACCAGCAACTTATGCCAGAGTATAGAGACTGTGTAGATTTTAAATTTAAAAAATCAGACATAGAATTAGATAAAAACGAAGACTCTTTAAAACTACAAGCGCTTTGGCAAGATATATATGATGCACAATTTGAGGCAGTTGAAGACTACAGAAGAGTCCATAATATTATGCCACTAAAATATTGGGAGGCATTTAACTTTATTAAGTATGGTCCAGGACAACACTTTAAAGAGCACCACGATCATGGATATTCATACAACTGTACAGTATCTCTTGTTGCATATGTTAATGATGACTACGAAGGCGGAGAACTTTTTTTTAGATTGCAGGGTTTAAATATTAAACCAGAGGCTGGAGATTTGTTTATATTTCCATCTAATTTTATGTATCCTCATCAAGCAATGCCAGTGCATTCTGGTACAAAATATTCTATTGTTACTATGCTTGATTATAGTAAAAAGTACCACACACCAGACATGTATGATCCAAAGTGGGATAAAGAATAGTGATAAATATATCAGTTGAAAAAATGAGGGGTAATCCTTTTATTATTTCACCAATGTCTATTAAAAGAGATTGGATGGATGCAACCTCAGAAAAGCATGCATATAGATGTTTTCCAGTTACACAAGCAAATGTTATCGGCTGGAGCCTTTCTTGCATAGAAGACATATCTTTTATTTGGGACGGAATAAATGATCAAACTCAAGACCATATTAAAATTCTTTTTGCACCAGAAGGATCTTATGCTGGTAGAGGGCAATCATCTATTAGTTTTAATACTGGATTAATTTTTAAAACTGAAAATGATTTAAGCATTCTTACAATAAACCCAGTAAATTATTTTAGTGAAGACTTTGAAACAATGTCTAGTCTAATTAGTACATCATTTTTTGACAACCCTATTCCATTAGCAATTAAAGCAAAATCAGCAAATAAAGAGATAGTCATAAAGGCTGGAACACCATTAGCAACAATAATTCCTATATCTTTAACTAATCTAAATAACAGTACAATAGAAATATTAAACTATGAAGATCCAGACAGATCAAGAACTAATGCAAATATTTCTTACGGTGAAGCAGCACAGGTTATTAATCAATCTGGCAAATGGACTGACTGGTATAGAGATGCCATTAACGAAAAAGGAGAAGTTAAAGGTAAGCATGAGACAAAAACTTTAAAACTTTACGTAAACGATAATACGGTTAGCCAATGAGTGAATTAAATCAAATTAACGATATCATATTAAATAACTATATTGAAGACTCTAAAAACGGTAAGGTAAGTCATTACATGATTGCTGTTGCAAGAGATGGAGAAAGCCCAGTAAGATCAATAATTTCTTTTGATAATATTGAGCAGGCTTTAGAGGGCTACAATATGTATCAAGATGCTGGTTTTGCAAAAGAATATTTGACTGTATCTTTGTATGAGCCCCTAGGAAAAATTACCACAAAAGTTTTAAAAAGAAATCATGCTGGAGATCCATCATTTGTTAGACAAAACTATATAGATACAGTGGAAGCACTGCATCTTGTTAAAGATAAGTTAAATAAAAAAGATTATGAAGACTTATGTATTAAGATTGTTACATCATTTGCAAAGGATAATTGGAGATTTAATGCAGACAGATTCTTGAAGCAATTAGAGATTGAGAGAGATATTTAGGATTTAAACCCTATGATATAATCAAGTTATGGAAAATAATAATCCTTCTGTTGTAATAAGAAAGCCCTCAATGACACCTTCTGGCTGGTTTGGCGACAGCAAAGATATGATTGTAGAGTTGGAAAACTTTATGACAGAAGAAGAAATAGTGTTTTTAGAAAATGCTGCAAAGTCGTTGACAATTTGGGATGTAACAGAGACGCATGTAAATGAAAATGGAACAATCGTGTATGATTCAAATTATTGGAAAGACAGAGTTGCAACAAAGCCAACTTTAGATAAAAATGATTCTGCGATTGCTCCAGTTGTTGCAGGACTATTTGAAAGACTAAAGCCAATTGTCGAAGAATTCTATAAGGTAGAGGTTATTCCTACTGGACCAACCATTGTTAAATGGTTACCAGGACAAAGACAAAATCCTCATGCAGATAAAGAACTTCATGAAGGTCCAGATGCAGGACTTCCAAATGATTTTCCAAACTATGATCTTTCAAGCCTATTTTATTTAAATGACGATTATGAAGGTGGAGAACTTTACTTTCCCTTGCAAGGCGTTCAATTTAAGCCTAAAAAGGGTGCAGCATATTTTTTCCCAGGAGATAAAAATTTTATTCACGGAGTTACAGAGATTAAAAGTGGTCTAAGGTTTACCTGCCCATTCTTTTGGGAAATTATAAAGCATACTGGAGATAGACAGCCATGAACCTAAACAATAAAAAACGAATTACAAAAGACATTGTTGTTTATGAAAATTTTGTTAGTGCTGAAGAGTGTTCTAAAATGATTAATGCTTTAGATGCACAAGCAGCAAATGGAAAAATATCATGGATGCCAATATCTTTTTATGAGTCATATTCATCTGTCTTGCCACAAGACAATGATCAAGAAGTGTTGGATGCTGGCCTTATCCCAACAATTTTTTCAGACATTGAAAAAATGATGCCAGAGGCTATAGCATCAGTTCACGATCTTGATCCAAAGATTATATCTAAGATTGGATATCACACACAAAAGTGGGAGCCAGGAGCATATGCAAGAATTCACTCTGACAACACTGATCACGAAGGCAACTCTGGAGCATTTACAAGAAGTAGATATGCTGGATTTTTATATTTAAATGATAACTTTGAAGGTGGACTGCTTAGATTCCCAGATCAAAATATTGAGATTCAACCTAAGACAGGTATGCTTGCTGTTTTTGACGGGGGATTTAATAATATGCACGAAGTATCCCTAATAGAAAGTGGAGTAAGATATACAATTGGGTCTTTCTGGGATGACAGAGAAGAGTCTGACTATCCACAAGAACTAAGAGATGCTTGGGCAGAAGAAATGCGAGATACAAGAGCCAAACAGGAAATTGAAAGAGCGCAATGGCAAGAGTTACTTAGAGAAGGATACAAAATAGACATGAATAATAATAAATATAAGGTTGGAGATAATTAACATGGGAATTTTTCTAGAAAAAGAGTTTACAGATGCTAACTATGAAATAGAGGTTTTGCATGGAGGTATATTGGCTATTAAAAACTTTATATCGGATGAAGAATTAGAAACAATTTGGAAAATAATTAATAATGCTACAGAAGCAGATTGGGGTATAGAGTATACAAAAAATCTTGCCAGATTCTGTATGGAAAAGTTTGGAAGAGACGATGTTGAAAACTTAGTTGCTGAAGGCAAATTTGAGATTACTCTTGGCTGGGAAGATAAAAACCTAAACATTGTTCACGAACCAATCACTGTTACTTTACAGAGAAGACTTGGAGATTTGATTCAATTGTCTGATCCATCTTTAGAACTTGCTGGTTTTGGAACACTACAAAGAATGCAGCACGGAGTTGAGTTGAAGTCTCATACAGATCAGCACACAGATCCATCTATTAGATATGCTGCTATACTATACATCAATGACGACTATAAAGAAGGAACTTTGTTCTTTGAAAATAAGCCAGGGTCTGATTTAAGACCAAACCCAAAGACATTGCTTATTTTCCCAGGGACTGAAGAATACGAACACGGAGTAAGACCTGTAGGCAAAGACAGCCCAATTAGATATGTAACTGTTGGGTTTATTAAGGTTAGAGGTTGGTATGAAAATAATAAATATTAAAGGAGATACACTATGAACAGAGAGATACTTGAAGAAAAGGTTTATTACTACACAGATGTAATTGAAGACCCAAAGAAACTTGTTGACGCAATTGAAAACGATAACAAAGATCCTTGGGGAGAGTGGATGGCTTGCAGCGGACAAGCCTATGTTTATGGAACCGATAAGACTATTGCTTTAACAGCAAATGCTGATGAAAAAGATAAATATATTTACAACACTTTACAAAAGGCTTTTGATGATGTAGCAAGAGATTATGCAAATGCTCAGGGAATCACTGATGAACCAAAATTGTTTCCACAGTATCCTATTAAGAAATACCAGCCAGGAACATATATGGGTGCACACTTTGATCAGCAAGAAGGCGATGAAAGACTAAAGGTTTCTTTTGTAATGTATCTTAATGATGACTATGAAGGAGGAGAAATATCTTTTACTATTGCATCTCCAAATGGTGTTTTGCAAAATTCTAGTCCAGATCCAGATTTTGCAAAAGCAGAACAATATAAAAATTATACTTTTGCTGTAAAACCAAAAGCAGGCAGTATTATTGTGTTTCCTCCATCACCACCATATCATCACACCGCTCATTTAGTTAAAAGTGGTGAAAAGATTATGGTTCCACAACACTGGATACACTAAACAATAACCCTAAACAATATATTTAGGTAGAGTTTTACTTTTTTAAAAACTCTGCTATACTTAAGACTATTCCGTTTTTGAAAGGACGATACACATGTCAGATTTTTTTAGTTTTAAACTTCCAGAAGATTTTGTAGAAAAGTACAAGAATATAGAAAGTCCATTTGGTTTTAAAGATGCAGCAGAAAATTCACTTGGAGAAATTACTTTTATTCGTACATATTCTCGTATGAAGGAAGATGGAACTAAGGAAAGATGGCATGAAGTTTGTCGTCGTGTAATTGAGGGTATGTACTCAGTACAAAAAAATCATGCTAAAGAAAACCGATTGCCATGGAATGATTATAAGGCTCAGAAGTCAGCACAAGAAGCATTCCAAAGAATGTTTGAATTAAAGTGGACCCCACCAGGTAGAGGTATGTGGGCATTTGGAACTCCTATGACTATGGAGAAGAAGAACTCAGCAGCACTACAGAACTGTGCAATGGTTTCAACAAAGGACCTTGATAAGAACGATCCAGGAGCATTGTTTGCTTGGGTAATGGATGCATTGATGCTTGGCATTGGTGTGGGGTTTGACACGGTAGGACAGGATAAGAATTTTTCAATCTATGCCCCAACAGAACCAGAACAGGTGTTCGAAATTCCAGACACTCGTGAAGGATGGGTAGAGTCAGTTAGACTTCTAATCAACTCATATCTTAGAGCAAATCAGAGCATTCAGAAGTTTAACTATGACTTGATCAGACCTCTTGGAGCACCTATTAAGGGCTTTGGAGGCGTTGCATCAGGACCTGCACCTCTTATCAAGTTGCATGACCAGATAGACCGTGTAATAGGCTCCAGAGGCGGAGAAACACTAGACTCTCGTGCCATTGTAGACCTGGTAAATCTAATTGGTACCTGCGTGGTATCAGGCAATGTTCGTAGATCAGCAACACTTGCTTTGGGTAACGCAGGGGATGAAACATTTATGAACCTAAAGAATTCAGAGATATTCCCAGAGCGTAACTCATTTGATCCAGAAAATCCAGGTTGGGCTTGGATGTCTAATAATTCTATTTCAGCAGAAGTAGGAACAAAGTACGAAGACTATGTAGATTTAATTACAGAAAACGGAGAACCAGGTTTTATCTGGCTTGATGTTGCTCGTAATTATGGACGACTAAAGGATGCGCCAGACGGTAAGGATTACCGTGTGATGGGATTTAACCCATGTGCGGAGCAGCCATTGGAATCATACGAATTATGTACACTTGTAGAAGTGCACTTGAATCGTCATGAATCTAAGGAGGACTTCCTGCGTACCCTTAAGTTTGCATACCTTTATGGAAAGACTGTAACGCTTGTTCCAACACACTGGCCACAAACAAACGGTATCATGCAACGCAACCGTCGTATTGGTACATCACTAACAGGTATTGCATCATTTGCAGATCAAAAGGGTTTGCCAATTGTTCGTGAGTGGATGGACGAAGGATACAACAAGATCCGTCACTATGACCACCAGTATTCAGAATGGCTTTGTGTTCGTGAATCAATTCGTGTAACAACAGTTAAGCCATCAGGATCAGTTTCAATTCTTTCTGGTGCAACTCCTGGAGTTCACTGGGGTCCTGGAGGAAACTTCTTTCTTCGTGCAGTTAGATTTGGAAACACAGATCCAATGATGCACTTGTTTAAAGCAGCAGGGTACACAATTGAAGATGACGTAGTATCAGCAAATACATCAGTAGTCTACTTCCCAATCAAGTCAGGTCATCCACGATCTGAAAAAGATGTAACATTATTTGAAAAAATTGCACTTGCTGCAACTGCTCAGAAGTACTGGTCTGACAATGGTGTTTCTGTAACATTATCATTTGACAAAGAAACAGAGTCAAAGCATGTTGTCCCAGCATTACACATGTATGAGGGACAATTAAAGGCAGTGTCATTCCTTCCAATGGGAAATGCTGTTTATCCTCAGCAGCCATATACTCAGATTACTGAAGAGCAGTATGAGTCATATATTGGCAAGTTGAAGCATATTGATTTTGGTGCAATTTATGACGGTATAGATAACCTTGAAGCACAAGGAGAATCTTACTGCACAACAGACTACTGTGAAATAAAAATAAACAACTAGTCTTCTGTGGTAAAATAGACTTATAATGTCTAATCCATCAAACCTGTATGCAGAGAAAATATACGCAGAACATCCTGTTGCTCTTTGGGCACTGGATGATACTGCAGACTATATAAGTTTGATAACAGAGCCTAAAAGAAATCTCTTAAATTGGGAAATAGATAACGGATCAGCATCGTCCTATTCTTTATCTGATGAGCCCTTTTCAGAAAGTGGCACATTTAAAATAACGGGAGATATAACATCAGAGTTATCTGGTCAAGTTGTATGTGTAAGTGAAAACATTATCAACTTTAGCCTTTTAAATAAAGAACTATCTACTTTTTCAATTGGTGGATTCTTTAACTCTCTAAGTGCCTATGCATCTAGTTTTGAAATAGGCTATGAGTATTTTGACACAACCTCTGGAAACAAAGTTCAAAGATTAAAAAGTTATCCAGTTTTTCTATACAATGAATGGTTTTTTATATCGGAAACTTTTGAAATGCCAGAAGATAATACAGAGTTTAAAGTTGTCGTAAAGATTAATTATATTGGTGGAGCAGCAGATACTAGCGATTATACTTTTTTGGTTAATGGTATAAGTGTTGGACAATGGTCTGAAGAGTTTAATTCTTCTTCTCTTGGGGTAACAAAAGAATTGCTGCCATCTGAAATAGCAATAGAAGAATCTTATGGAGTACCAGCAAGCGCCTATGGCCTTGAAGATAAAAAGGGATACTATCTTGTTTCTAATAACAGCCTTATGGCAAAAAACACTGGTATACCTTTAGTATATGGTGCATCAAATCTTACAAAACTTTTACCAAACAAAGATCAAAATGGTCAACCAAAACCATCTTTGATTATTCCAGGACTTGGTTTTATGGGAGAAGATGGCCACAACAAAGAATATACTTTGGAGACATGGATAAGAATAAATTCAGACTCTGTAACAAAAAAAAGAATTATTGGTCCAATTGGATCTGATGATGGTTTATATGTTGACGGTCCATTTTTAACATTAAAGATAGGCTCAGTCTTTGGCTCATACTATGTTGGAGAATGGACCAGGCCAATGCTTACGCATATCAGACTTTCTGAAAATAATGGTTCTCTTTTAGTAAACGGAGAAGAGGTAATATCTTTAACCTATTTGACCTCAGAGTTGAACTTTCCTAAAAGTATCTTGAATGAAAAAAATCAAGACTGGATAGGCTTTTATGCATACGAAGATGTTTCTCCAATAGAAATTGATTGCGTTGCAATATATACTTATCAGGTTCCAGTAGTCCTTGCTAAAAAAAGATTTGTGTATGGCCAGGGAGTTGAATTTCCAGAGGGGATCAATCAAGCATATAGTGGATCATCAATCTACATAGACTACCCATTTGCAGACTATACAAACAACTACTCTTATCCTTCACTTGGAAATTGGTCTCAAGGCATAGTAGATAACCTTGAAATAAAAAATAATTTGCTTTCTACTCCAGACTATAGTCTTCCAGATATTGTCTTAGGCTCTGGCTCACTCAGTGAAATCTATGAAAGTTTAAAAAATCAACAAAATGAAAATGAAAATTTCTTTTCTTTTGGAAGTAACTCTGGTCATATGTACTTTGAAAATTTAAATTTCCTAAAAGAAAAGATAAGATCTTTTTATGGTTCATTTAAATTTTTATCTAACTCTCCAGACAAGCAGGTCTTATTCCGAGTTAATTCTGGAACATCTTCTAACTACTTTGAGATATATTCTGAAGGTCTTTCTGTTGTCTATAAATTGTACTATGGAGAAACTGAAAATATTCTTTTAACTCTTTCTGCTGTAGAAATAGGAGAAGTGTTTTCTGTAGGTATTGACATAGACAAAATTTCTAAATATTTTGGTGGAACGGTTGCGTCGTTTTTTGGAAACTCAAACTCTTTAAGTTTTTATATTGCTGGAAATTCAAACCTAACAGAAACATTTAGTGGAAGGATATATAAAGTAGGATTCTGTACCTCTAGAAATCACAAAAAGATAAATCAACTGTTTAATGAAAAAGGAATTGTTATAGAAAATGATAACGTTTTTCTTGAGTATTTACAAACCCCAGATGTAGAATACAACTCTACAGAAAATTATTTTGGAACTAATCCAGCAGAATGGGATACCCTGATAAGTGGAGGAGAAGTTTCTTCAGATGGTGCTGCTACACTTCAAGAACATACAGCAAGTTATACTCTATCACCATATTTATCATTTGATAAGTATTCTCTTGATATAGATATTCAAGGCTACTGGGAAGACTATGTTCCTCTTACATATTTTGCTCAATATGTAAAAGATAAAAAATATAAAGAATATTATGATCTAGATTTTATTCAGTTTAATATAAACTATCCTTCACCTTCAGTGTTTGTAGAAGAAGAACAATTTGGATCCTGGACTTATAAGGAGTTGTCAGAAGAATATGGTAGTCCCGTTCAAAGAGATTATTCTTCTTTAGGAAATCAACTTTTTACTAACTACTTAAACTACGATGATTTAAAAAACAGAGCCTACAAAAACTACAAATATGATACAAGTAATTCTCTTGTAAGATCTTACGTTACTTTTCAATATACAAAAAATGGAGCAAACCTTTCATCAGAAAATTTTATAAACATTGAGAAGCCTTCAAAAGATTCCATAGTTATTCCAGGTGAAGACTGGAACTATACTAAATATGAAGTTGTAGATAACATGATTATTTATCCCCCACTTAATTCAAATATTTTAGACATTTCCTTAGTAACTCATTTAGAGTTTAAAGTAAAAGCAATACTAAAAAATAAAGTTTCTTTAAGAAGTTTGGAATATGCATCTCAAGCGTTTAATGCAACATCTACAAACCCTATAGGAACTAGATTTGGTAATGAGATATATCCATACAAAAAGTCTGGATTCTATTATGATTATAAAAGCCAAAATCCTTTTACAATCTATAAAGGAACATCTCCATATCTTTATTTAACAAGATATACTGGTATGGAGTTAAAAGGTTCAATTGATCCATTAGAAAATCGTGGTTTGTCTATTCCAATTAATAAAGAAAAATCTAACAACTTTAAAGTTTTAGCAATGCAGGCAGCAATTAGGTACGACAAGGATGCTTTCCCATATGCTTCTACAGAGATCTTTGAAATTAAATCAAGATACTCGCATATAAAGTTTTACATGGTTGCTATACATCCAACTGGAGAAAGAGCAAAAATTTATGCAATTAACGTAAAGACTGGCAGACTAGAAAACGGAATAAACTTTTATTGGAATGGAAAAATTGTAAAGGAGCCAGTCATAACCATTAAAGAATGGGGCTTCCTTGGAATTTCTTTTCCAAAATTGCTAGATTTTGAAAGCAGAGTTGGGCTTCTTAATTTTAATGGTCCACTAACATTTAATACTGTTTCTTACTATCAGTCAACAAACCTTCAAGAAATTCAAAAGATAGAGGAGAGACCTTGGTTTGCAGTTGAAAATGCTCCACCAGAAGTCCTTGAATGGGATTACTGGAGATCTACTGCATTCCTTTGGGAGGGTGTTTTAGTGGTGTCTTCAAAGAACTACTATGGCGTAAGTCCGTCAACAATATATAAAAGTTATACTGGAACAAATAAGATTATTATTGATAGCCCAGGAATACTTACCATAAGCAATGTTAGATCTAATGATGACTACGAGTATAGGATCTATTCTGGTATAACTTCAAAACTAACAACCGTTACTGCCGTCTAATATGGTATACTTTAGTATATGAACATGCAAGATCCACGTAAAAAGAAGAAAGCATTGCCTAAAATGAAGGGCCAAGTGGGTGAGTCTCGTGCAAAAATTATCGAGAAGCACTACGATTGGGGTCTTTATGTATACAAAAGGGCTAACGGAAAGTGGTTTACAGATGGAAATGGCTCAGTCTTAAACATTGAATCCATGAAGGGTGACATTCTTCAAATATCAAAACTTAAGGATGCTGCAAAATATTACGGGGATGAAGGAGATGGCGAATGCATCTTTGTTCCAGGATTAACTAGAATTTCAGAAGAAGAATACTCTGAGCAAAAGCAAAGACTTTCAGAAGGACTTATTCCATCAATGAACGACCTTGGTGCAGTTCAGGCAGCAAAAGACACTATTGCAAAATATGGAAGTGATGACTGATGAGCGAAGAAAAAGAATTTTTTATTAGAGCAAAGACAGACTCTCCATTACCAGAAGATGATACTTTTACAAAGCAAGATCCATTTAATCAGACATGGGATGTCATTAAAGATTTGCAAGGTTTGGATGGAAATTTTAAAAGAAGAACCTCTCGTATTGTAAAAACAGAAGCAACACAGGGATATATTGATAGTTCACGAGCAGAGAGCGTTGGTATTGACGGTGCAAGATCAAAAGAAATTAATTCTGGAACAGTATATAGAAATGCCTATGGTCTATTTGATGTAATTACTCCACCATGGAATCTTTACGAACTTGCAAGTTTTTATGATACTTCATTTGCTAACCATGCAGCAATTGATGCAAAGGTTGAAAACATTGTTGGTCTTGGTTATGAGTTCAAGGTATCCAAAAGAACTATGCTAAAGTTAGAAGCATCAGAACCAAAAACAGCAGAGAATGCAAGGAAAAGAATTGAAAGAGCAAAGATTGAGTTAACCGACTGGCTAGAATCTTTAAATGATGAAGACTCATTTACTACAACAATGGAAAAAGTATTCACTGACCTACAGTCTACAGGAAATGCTTATTTAGAAATTGGCAGAACGGTGCGTGGAGACATTGGATATGTAGGTCATATTCCTTCGACTACAATGAGAGTTCGTAGACTCCGTGATGGATTTGTTCAGGTTATTGGAAACAAAGTTGTTTACTTCCGTAATTTTGGAGCAACAAATCCAAATCCAGTAGGAGCAGACACAAGACCAAATGAAATTATTCACTTTAAGGAATACTCACCTCTAAATACTTTTTATGGTGTACCAGATATTATGTCAGCAATTGGCTCGCTTCATGGTGATCAACTTGCATCACAGTACAACATTGATTATTTTCAAAATAAAGCAACTCCAAGATATGTTGTAACTCTTAAGGGTGCTAAATTATCTCCAGAGGCTGAAGATAAAATGTTTAGATTTTTACAAACAGGTCTTAAGGGCCAGAACCACAGAACACTTTATATTCCATTGCCTGGAGACTCAGATACAAACAAAGTAGAGTTTAAAATGGACCCAGTTGAAAATGGTGTTCAAGAAGCATCCTTTAAAGAATATCGCAAGCAAAATAGAGATGACATTCTTGTTGCTCATCAGGTTCCATTGTCCAAAATTGGTGGCTCTGATTCAGCAGCAATCGCAGCAGCACTTTCTCAGGATCGTACTTTTAAGGAACAGGTTGCCAGACCAGCACAAAGAAACCTTGAAAAAATGATCAACAAGATAGTAAAAGAAAAAACAGATATTCTTGAGTTTAAGTTTAATGAACTTACACTTACAGATGAAATTGCTCAATCACAAATTATTGAAAGACTTGTTAAGACACAAGTTATGCTACCAAATGAAGGTAGAGAACTTCTTGGACTTCCTCAGATTGAGGGTGGCAATGAGCCATTTGATCCAAAGCCAGAACAGGCAGCAAACGATAATGCAAACAGAGCAAGGGACACAGAAAGAACAAACAACCAGTCTGACGGACAGGCCACAGTAAGTGGAAGAAATCCAAAAGGCGAAGGTCGCAAGTTTGATGATCTGACCAAAATGTCCGAATAGTGATACTTTAGCAAAAAAGGGTATATAATATAATAACCATGATTATATCAAAAGCGCATTGGAATTCAGATGGCGATAATCTTCGTCTATCTATGCCTTTAACTAAGGTAGACAAAGAACGCAGGATCGTATCTGGCTTTGCGTCGCTTGATAATGTTGATAAACAAGATGATATTGTAACTGCAGAAGCAAGCATGTCAGCCTTTGCAAAGTTCCGTGGAAATATTAGAGAAATGCATCAGCCAGTAGCGGTAGGCAAGATGGTAGATTTTAAAGAAGATAAGTATTTTGATCCAGAAACAAAAAAGTTTTATAAGGGTGTATTTGTTTCAGCATATGTTTCAAAGGGTGCACAGGATACTTGGGAAAAGGTTCTTGATGGAACACTTACTGGTTTTTCTATTGGTGGACGAATGAATAAATGGGATGATGCCTATGACGAGAAATCAGATAAGACAATTAGAGTTATTAAGGAATATGATTTGGTGGAGTTGAGTCTTGTAGATTCACCTGCTAATCAATTTGCAAATATTGTTTCAGTAGAAAAAGTTGACGGTGTAGATGTTATCAAGGGTGACTCCACTGTTTTAGAGAATGTTTTTTATGACAAAGAAAATGGAATAGTTATAGCATCTGAAAATGAATCAGAACTTAGCCCAATTACTGGTGAGCAGATGGAAAACATAGGATTCGTTGAAAAAACGGATAGCGAAAAAACAAACATGATAAAATTCTTAGTTGATAGTGCTAAAGGCATTAATACTTCTAAGATTAACAAGGAGGTACAACCTATGACAGAAAATACAGAAATCGTTGCAGAAGTTATTGAAACAGAAGCAGTAGTAGAAGTAGAAAAGTCAGAGGTCGCTCCAGAGGTTGATGCCGTAGTAGAGGCACCTACAGATGAAGTTGCTAAGGCCGATGAAGTCCTAGCATCTGAAGAAGTTGCAAAGTCTGAAGAGACTCCTGCAGTTGATGTAGTTGAAGAAGTTACAGAAGTATCTAAATCAGATGAAGCAGTTGTTGACTCAGTTGCTGAAATCAAGAACACTCTAGAATCAGCCTTTAGCGATCTAGTTTCAACAGTTAAGTCTTTGCAGGCAGAAGTAGAAATGCTTAAGTCTACAAAGGTAGATGTTGAGACAGCAAAAACATCATTTGAAGCAGTTGCAAAAGATATTGCAGCAGCAACAAATACATTCAATGAATTTGGTAAGCGTGTGGAACTTGTAGAGCAAGACACTGCTTTCCGAAAGTCTGGCGATCTCGGCGAGATAGTACAGAATCAACCTGAAACGGTTGAAAAATCCCTATGGGGCGGTAGTTTCCTCAAAACAGCCGACTTATTCAATTAAAAAACAAATAAGTAAAAAATCACAGGAGGTGACAATATGTCGGAACAAAATATAGAAAAGAACCAGCCTGGAACATCAGGTAATCTTGGTGGAACAGCACCAGGACTGTATCAGGGACAAGGTGCGTTCGCATCAGGCTCAGACGCAGGTTCAAACGTACCAGGTAATTACACCGATGGTGGCGTGTTAGGAAATATCCCAACAGCACTATCAGGCGTTACATCTGGACCAAATGCAGTTAACCCTTCAGGTGAGGCTGGATCAGGTATCCTACGCCCAGAGCAAGCACGTCGTTTTATTGACTACGTGTGGGATGCAACCATTCTCGCCCAAGATGGCCGTCGCGTTACAATGAGAGCCAATACAATGGAACTCGAAAAGGTAAACGTCGGAGAGCGTGTTATTCGTGCAGCAGCGCAAGCAGTTGGCGATTACACAAACGCAGGTGCAACATTTTCAAAGGTTGAATTGACTACAAAGAAGATTCGTCTTGACTGGGAAGTATCTGCAGAAGCACTAGAAGATAACATCGAAGGTGCAGCACTAGAAGATCACATCGTACGCTTGATGACAAACGCTTTCGGTAATGATATCGAAGACCTTGCAATCAACGGAGATGGCTCAACAGGAAACTTCCTTTCAATTATGGAAGGTTTCGTAAGCCATGTTAAGAATGACGGAGATGCACATGAAGCAGTTGTAACAGTTGCTAATGATACTTGGTCAACAGACGCAATGCAGAAGATCATTCTTGCAATGCCACGTAAGTATCGTGCTATCAAGTCTAACTTGAAGTTCTATGCTGGTACAGATGCATTCCAAGGAATCATCAAGAATAACGGTACACTTGCAGACGCAGTAGCAGAAGCATTTGCTAACCGTCCAGCAGGTACTGCTGCAAACCGTCAAGCATACCTTGATGGCGCTGGACAGACATTCGGTGGAGCACGTACAACACGTGTTCTCGGAATTGACGTTCAGGAAGTTCCATACTACCCTGCAGGATATGTCGATTTGACATTCCCACAGAACCGTGTATGGGGATTCCAGCGTGACATTACTGTAAACCGTGAATACAAGCCAAAGAAGGATACTGTAGAATATACAGTCTTCGTTCGCTTCGGTATTCAATGGGAAGAGCAGGATGCAATCGCATGGGCTGACGCTGCAGCAGATGCATAATCTGTAAACAGTACATTTTAGGGGGAGTAGGAGTTAGTTCTCCTGCTCCCCTTATTACTTATAATGATATAATACTAACAAGGAGGAATTATGGAAAACATTAATGAAAATCCAATTGTAGAAGAAACACTAGCACCAGTTGTTGAGACATCAGTTGAAGAAGCACCAGTTGCTGAAGCACCAGTTGAAGCACCAATTGCAGAGCCAGTTGTAGAAACTCCAGTTGTAGAAGAGGCTGCCCAGGCAGTTGTTGAAGCACCTGCATATCAAGCACCTGAAGAAGTTCAGGCACTTGGATCAGTTGCAGAGGGTGTGATTGGTGCTACTACAGCAGCAGTTGCTTCCCCAAGAAAAAAGAAGGAAAAGGCTGCAGAAGTTAAAGAAAAGGTAGCACTTTATTCAACAAAGAATGTTACATGGTCAGAGGTAGGCAAGGTTTATCGTGGCTATAACATTGTTGATAAGGATGCTGCTGAAAAGTGGCTTACTCGTTCACATATTAGAATTGCTACTCCAGAAGAAGTTGCTAAGGAATTTGGTAAGTAATCAATGGAGGTTATGAGAGTTCCACCTTATCCTATTGTAACAACATGGGAATTACCTATACAAAACTATACGTATATTCAATATGTTGAGGATTTGGTGGATCACTCAGTAATGGAAACAGAGGTTCAATCAGATGCCAATGGCATAGTTGAATACGTCTTACAGTTAGAAAAAATACAGTTTGATAGAAAATTTCTTATTCGTTTTTATGATACAGAACATGAGCATATTTTATATGAAAGCAACTTGGACGTAATTCGTCCATATGTTAATGCAAATAAACTTGGCACAACGGCATCAGAAATTACAGAATACAGAATGCTTGAACTTGTTTCAAGATCAATCATTGACACTATTATTCCAAATGGTTTTTATAATTACAAAAAAATTATTCAGGCAGTTGGTCAGGGATCTGATTATTTCCCATTATGGTATGACACAAATAAGGTTTTAAAAGTTTATGAAAACAATGTTTTGGTTTATGATGTTGACACTCCAGAACTAAATGAATATGACTATTTAATTACGTTAGATAATTCTGCAATTCAAAGAGTTATTTCTGGTGTATATAATAGATCAGAGCAGGCTGTTCCAAACCTTCCAGTAGGGAGAGGAGATCTTGGGTATTATGGTTATAAATCAATTGCTTTCCCACAAGGATATGACTATACATTTGTAGTATCTACAGGGTATCTAACAATTCCATCAGATGTAGAATATGCAACAAAAACTTTAATGGAAGATATTAAATGTGGAAAACTTGATTACTATAAGAGATATGTAACTTCTTATAATACAGATCAGTTTAAAATTCAGTTTGACAAATCAGTTCTTAATGGAACTGGTAACATGCTAGTAGATAAGATATTAGATAAGTATTCAAATACTATTCTTAAACCAGGGATAATTTAATGATATGCGAAGAGCCAGACTTTGTCTTTCCATTACAGGCCGATATTTACTATCCAATTGTTGAGCAAGAAATTTATGGAAATGTTAAAAAAACTTGGATTTTAGATAAGACGATTGCAGCAAACTTTAATACAGTAGGAACTGCTGGTAAAGAAGAAATTAAACCAAACGTAAATATTACACAACGAACAACACTGGTTGGAAGAGTTAAAACAGATCTTCGTATATCAAGTTTGGACTCCCCACATTCAATAACAAACATTATCTTAACAAATATTCGTGATAAAAATTGTAATTATATATACACAGAAACTTCTGGTCCAAGATCTGGAAAATCTACAATATTTGAAATAGCAACGCAGGAACCATTTGTTGGGCCTTTTGGTGGAATAGAATACTATAACTTGGTAATAAGAAGGTCTGAAAATCAGGCGGTAGATATATAATGTTAAAAGTTATTATAGACAGCAAGCAGTTTCAAAAAGAAATTAGCAATATCATGAACTACTCTACTGGGTTTTTAGAGGGAATTCAAAAAGGTAAGGTAGAACTTTACGCATCTCTAGCACCAAAAATATCAGAACTAGCAGCACAGTTTATTGATGTTAATGCAAGAATGTCTCCACAACTACTTCATCATATATATGAGTGGGAAAAAGTAGGAAGTCCAGAAGCAAGACTATTTGATTTAGATTATAAAATTAGCAATATTGGTATAACATTTACATCGTCATTAAAACAATCTACATCGATTAAAAATGGATCAAATGTTCCATTTTATAATAAAGCAAAAATAATGGAAGAAGGAACTTCTATTACTATTAAACCTAAAAAAGCAAATGCTTTAAGGTTTGAAATTGATGGAGAAGAAATCTATACTTCAAAAGATGTTATTGTCAAAAAGCCTGGTGGCCAGACACAGGGTCAGTTTGAAAATATAGTCGATAAATTTTTTGGAGTATATTTTAGACAGTCATTTTTAAATTCAAGTGGCTTGCTTCAATACTTTCAGACCCCACAGACTTATAAAAAGAATTTGGCATCTGCAAAAAGAGGCGGTAGGGCTCTAGGTCTTAAGACGGGCTATCGCTGGGTAGTAGATGCAGGAAGGATCTCATAATGACAGAATCAACATCAACGCTAAATACTCCAGGGTTATGGGTAAACAAATATTTACAAGAAAAAATTTATGCAAGTGCAGATATAGCAATGCCATTTTTTCCAACAGCGCCCAACACAATAGATGATTTAACCGAACAATGGGTAGTAATAAATGATGAAAGACTCTCCTACCAAGGGGTTGTTGCTGTATATGATAGATTGATTAGAATGAGAAGATCTCCATTTCCACATATTAAATGCGAACAACTTCTTTATTATTTTTATGCAACTCAAAACAATGTTACTAAAAGTATGATACAGGTACAAGAGGCAGTTTTAAGGCTTATGGACCGTGGAGACGAGTCTGCCGAAGACATAAACACTTGGGCAAAAGGAAAAACCCTTGATGGAATGTCATGTAAGTTCTATTTTCATAATTTTAAGATATATCAATTAGAGGAAGTTAGGGATATAATTGATTTTGGCACAGCCCGTACTTATGGCGGTAACAAGATAATTATTGACTACGACTACCATCAGATGCAAGACATTATAGACTCAGTAATCTCTTAAAAAGGGTTGTATAATTAAGGTGAGGAAACAAGCCCTTTTAATCCAAAAGAAAAAAAAGAGGTGAAAAATATGGCATATACACGTGGTAGCAGCAACAATATTATTGTTGGAGCAGCAGCCCTCTTCACACATGAAGACGGCGTACTCACAGACGAAGGACTTCCAGCATATGTAGCAGGAACATCATACAGAGAGACACTCTCAAACGATGCAGACTTCCGCAATGTTGGTTATACAATGAATGGTTTGGAAATTCAGTTCCAGCCAGATTTTGGTGAAGTAGCAGTAGACCAGGTACTTGACGTTGCTAAGTTGTTTAAGCAAGGCATGCAGGTAAACCTAAATACTACATTCGCAGAATCAACACTAGAGAACCTATTGTTTGCACTAGCAGGCAAGGATGGAGATCTAAATACAGTATCAGGAAACCCAACACTTAACCTTTCAGCAGGAGACATCGGCGAATGCCCAGTCGAACGTGGTTTGGTAGCAGTTGGTCCAGGAACTGGAGATTGTGCAATTGGAGATGAACTCGAAAGAGTTTACGTAGCATACCGTGCTCTTTCAATCGAAAGCGTAACAGTATCTGCAAAGAGAGATGAAGCGACAATGTTCGAAGTATCATTCCGTCTTCTTCCAAATGATGATGCGTCATACGGTAAGATCGTAGACCGCACTATCCCAGCATAATACAACTTAATATACGAGAGGCTCAATCCTTCGGGGTTGGGCCTTTCTGTTTGGTATACTTATATAATGCCTACAGAAATATACAAAACCTCAATCATTGAACTCTTTGATGGCACAGAAATTTACATTACTCCATTAAAAATAAAATATTTAAAGTTATTTTTAGATGAGTTTCAAAATGTAAAAGCATCAAAAAATGATGATGAAGCAATGTTTTATCTTGCTAAGTGTGCAACTATTACTATGAGGCAATATTGCCCAAGTATAAAAAATCAAGAACAACTAGAAGATAATATTGATATGCCAACAATTTATAAGTTGTTAGATTTTTCAGCAGGAATAAAGATAAATGAAAAATCTGAAGAGACAGTAAAATCTCAAGCAACAGAAAGTGGATCTTCATGGGATGATCTAGATTTAGCAGAGTTAGAGGCAGAGGTGTTTTTGCTTGGTATATGGAAAGATTATGATGAACTAGAATCATCTATGTCAATGCCAGAAATAATGGCAACACTTAAAGTAAAAAGAGAACTTGACTATTCTCAAAAAAAGTTTCTTGCTGCCATGCAAGGTGTTGATTTAGATAAGGCAAGCAACAAAGGCAATGCATGGGAAGAAATGAAAGCCAGGGTGTTTAGTGGTGGTCAAGCAGCAGACTCTAAAGATATTGTTGCTCTTCAAGGATACAATGCACAAAAAGCAGGGTTTGGAATTGGTATGGGCTTAACCTATGAAAAATTAGACGAATCTGTACCGTCCAGCGTGGTATAATTAATTGTTAACCTACAAGGAGGAAAACTATGGCTAATAAGCCTTCAACCGATAGAACTATCAAGTTAATAGATGGAACAGAAATTGCAGTAAGACCACTTAAACTATCATTGCTTAGACCATTTATGTCTAAGTTTGCATTGCTTTCAGCAGTCTCTGATGATAACGATAAGTCTATGGATATTCTTATTGATTGCGTACAAATTGCAATGAAACAATTCAAGCCAGAATTGGCAGAAAGTAGAGAGGTTCTAGAAGATAGCCTGGACCTTCCTACAGTTTACGAAATTATTGATGCAGCATCAGGTGTTCAGAACTCTGAGACAAGCGCAGTATTATCTTCGTTAACAAAATAAAATAAAAGAGGTGTTTGAGAATTGGCAGATGTAAACTCTAATATAAATATTAATTTTGATACAACTGCCGCTCTTGCACAACTACGTTCTTTACAGGCAGGCCTCAGCAGGTTTCATCAAACACTTGCTGAGGGCAACCTGGCTGCTGCAAATGCTCAAAAAGGTTTAAACGCACAACTTATACAATCTGTTGGTGCTACAGGAAAATTCTCAGCAAGCCAAGTTAAAGTTGCTGGAAGCACACTAGCGTTCACGTCTGCATTAGAAAAAAATAAACTATCTCTTCGTGATTATTACAGATACACCATGGCAGCAGCAACTGCCAATACTCGTGTAATGGGGAAGGCATTTGCAGAAGAACGAGAGATTATAAATCGTGCTCGCAGAGATAGAGTAAAAGCCTTACAAGCACAATATATCCAGATGAATAAATCCAATGCTGGGTTTATGGATGCAATTAAAATTATGCCAAAAAGCCTTCAAATGGCTAGTGGAAAGTTTACAGAACTTGGAACAAGAATTCAGTATGCTGCACAAAAACAACAGTTCTTAAATCAACTATTAAAACAAGGATCAACACAACTATTAAACTTTGGTAAGAATACTCAGTGGGCTGGTCGCCAGTTGATGGTTGGTCTCACAATGCCACTTGCCTTGTTTGGATCTGCAGCAGCAAAAGCATTTAAAGAGTTTGACGCTGAAGTTGTTAAGTTCCGTCGTGTATATGGAAATGCATTTACAAATGATGCAGAGGTTAATGCAGCAGTTGAAAATATAAGAAAATTATCAAATGAGTATGTAAAGTATGGAGTCTCTGTTACAAAGACTATGGAGATGGCTGCAACAGCAGCAGCAGCAGGCTTTGAAGGATCAGCACTTACAACACAGGTTGAAACAGCAACAAAGTTAGCAGTACTTGGCCAGATTGAGCAGCAGCAGGCACTTGAAACAACAATATCTTTGCAAACTGCATTTGGTCTTTCTAGTGAAGACCTTGCAAAGAAAATTAACTTTCTTAACGCAGTAGAAAACCAAACACTTTTATCTATTGAAGATTTAACTATTGCAATTCCAAAAGCAGCACCAGTTATAAAGCAACTTGGTGGATCTGTTGAAGATTTAGCCTTCTTCCTTACAGCAATGAAAGAGGGTGGAATTAATGCATCAGAAGGTGCTAACGCACTTAAGTCTGGTCTTGCATCATTAATTAATCCATCTGACAAAGCAGCAAAGTTTCTTGGCAACTTAGGAATTAATGTTAAAGGACTTGTTGAAGCAAACAAGGGTGACATAAAAGGAATTGTTGTTGGATTTGCAAGAGCCCTTGATGAACTTGATCCACTTAATCGTGCAAGAGCAATTGAGCAGATGTTTGGTAAGTTCCAGTTTGCACGTCTATCAACATTATTTCAGAATGTAACTAAGGATGGATCTCAAGCATCAAGAGCATTTCAATTAGCAGGGGCATCAATAGAAGAGTTAGCAATCTTATCCGAAAGAGAAATGAAGAAGATAGAAGACTCAACTGGTGCTAAATTCCAGGCAGCATTAGAGAACCTTAAGCAAGAAATTATGCCTTTAGGAAAAGCATTTCTTGAGGCTTTAACACCAGTAGTTAAGTTTTTTTCAGGACTTCTTGAAAAGTTTAATGGTCTTGGAGATAATACAAAAAAGGTTATTGCAATAACTGTTGCAGCAGTTGCAGGTCTTGGCCCAGTACTACTTATGACATTTGGTCTTCTAATGAATGGTGTTGCAAACGTTATTAAATTGTTTGCAATGCTTCGTGGAGGAATTGCTAAGTTAAACGGACAAACAGGTGTAATGGGTGCAGGCTTTAACTATATGACACAAGAGCAGATTGAAAATGCTGCATCTTCTGAACAACTTCACCAAACACATTCAAGATTAATACAAGTTTTTAATGTTGAAAAAAGTTCTGTAAATGCTCTTGCTGCATCCTACAATTCATTAAGTACACAGATGAGAGGCATGGCAACACAGAACCCCGCGTTATTTGCAGGTGGAGTTCGTGGTGCTAAAAGAGCAGTAAGCGGATTACCACCAGTTAAAAAGTATAGAGAAGGAGTACTGAGCGTACCAGGTCCAAAGGGTGCAGGAGATGTTGTTCCAGCAATGCTTTCTCCAGGAGAAGCAGTTATTCCTACAGAAACAACTAATAAATATAGAGGTTTGATTTCTGCAATGTTCCAAGATAAAGTTCCAGGATTTATGGCTGGAAGACTTCCTGGAGGACCAGGCAGAGGAATACCTTTATCATCAGGCCCAGAAGCCTTTAGAAAAGCGCAGCAGGCACAATACAGAAGAGTAAACGATGCTCGTCAGGGATATTCTGAACCACATCCAGAAAAGAAAACAGGACCAACTTTTGTTGGAATGCCAAAGGGATCTCAAGAAGCGTCACAGTCTAGACAAATTTTAGATAAGATTTCAGATCAAGTTAAAATTGGAAAATTTGGATCTGTTCCACCAACAAACTTTGGAACAATGCTTCAATCATTTTCTGGAAGAAGTTTTCCTGCACGTGGAGTTGGCGGTGTATACAGAAAATCTAATGGACAGATAGTAGTAGTAAAACCAACAATAGATGAAAAAACTGCATTGGCAGAAGTTCGTGCTACTCAAATTGCTAGAGAAGTTCATGGACTTGTATCTCCAAAGCAAACTATTAGAACAATGATGGATCCAACAGATCCAACAGGTCAAAGAAAGTTTATTGTGATTGAGTCCCCATATGATCCAAGAATAGCCTCTATGACTGGTAAGTTTTCAAAGTCTGACATGGTTAAGCAATTAGTTGCATCAACGCTAAGAGGAGACAAAGATTTACAAAAACCAAACTTGTCTGGAAATGTGTTAGCAGATGTTGGAACTGCTGGAGTATTCGATAGGGCATCTGGCTTTAGAGATTTTGCTAAAGTTATGCCAAGCATGGAACAACAAGCAGTTGTAAATCTTCTTGGAGTTAAGGGTGGAGCAAAGAAGTTTTTTGCACAAGAAACATCTGGTGTAGCAGCATCTATGTCTCCAAAAGACTATGATTTAGCAATAAAGACAGAAATTTCTAAATCAATTCCAAGACTAGAAAAACTTCTTAAGACTTGGAATTTAAATCCAGAAGAAAAAATTGTTTATGGAAATATGCTACAAAGACTCAGAGATGGAGCAAAAACAGATTGGGCAGCATTACAGCCTATACATGCTCGTGCAGGAGAAGGAGTTGCTAAATTAGAATTAGGAAACTTTGAAAAATTCCAAAATGTTCCAGAGTCAAAAGCACAAGTTGAAAAACTTGTAGAGGGTTTATCAAAAGATGCAGCAGAACAATTGGAAAAGTTACCTAAAGAACAAAGAGATAGAGTGCTTGCTGCACTAGGAAAAGAAAAACCAGCACCAACACATATGAGCCAAGCAAGGCTAATGAAATTTGTAGAACAAAATATGGTTTACAAAGATGGTCTATTCCATGATAAAAAATCTTTAGATGCTGGAAGTACAACATCTGGAAAAACTTATGAAGAAGTTATGAAGAAAGTTTTTTATCAGATGGGCCTTCAAGAAAAAGATGGTTCTTTTGTAAGCGATAAAAAATTAAATGTTCCATCTAAACTAAAGTCTGCAATGAGCACTGTAGACAAAGCAGGTGGAGGCTGGAGAACAAACGTACCAAAAAGTTCATTGCTTTGGAAAGCCTTAGATGCAGAAGAGCAAAGTTTTAGAGCAGCAAATATGGCTGCAGGCAAAAACGATCCATTAAAAAATGTAAGAGAAAAACTTAAGTCTCTAGGTTATAATGAAAAACAAATTGCTACTGCGCTAAGATCTGAGTTATCGCATGTAGAAAAAACTGGAGAATCTGGAAGAGGTCCTGCAAAGTATTCAAAGGGATCAGCAATGTTCGACTTAAGACTACTAAATAACTACATGAATACAAAGACTAGACCTCAAAGTATTTTAGACTGGAACGCAAAAAATGGAAATGCTCTTGGATTAACAGCAACACAGATTAAAGAATTTCAAAAAGCAGCAAACTATATGAAACCTGGGGCACACCCAATAACATTAGATGATATAAAATTAGTTCAAAAATCCGCACAACTTGATGTTTTAGCAGATGAATATCTAAAACAACAAAAGGTAAAGCCAAAGGGTTTTCCAAAACTAGGACAAGTTAATGCTTCTAAGGGGCTTTTGGCACTTCTTGATGACAGAATTGGAACAGGATACTACAAATCTTCAAAACCAATTTTTAATTTATCAAGCGGTGTAGATCAAAGTCAAAAGGTTTTAGTAGATCCAAATAACGAATTTAAAGTCGATACTAAGACTGGAAAAGTAACAAAGTTAACAAACGCTAATACAGGAGCAAAGCCTGCTGGAGCAGTTGCTAGTAGTGGAAGTTCAAGAGACAGAAGGACTACGACAGAAACACCAACACAAAGAGTTGCAACAAGAAGTCAACTTACAAGTTTCCGCAGAGGGTTTGGTAAAATTCCTGGATTCTCTATGCCTGGAAAAATCAAGGGAGACCCAAGACTAACAAACCCTACAGTAAAACAAGGACAGTTAGCATTGCAGTTACGTGGCAAAGGATATAGCCAGGTAGAAATTGATAGAGCACTTAGAAGGTTTGCAGAAAAAGAATTAAAAAATAAAGAATCACAGGTTCGTGCTGCTGAAAAATCAGCAAGAGCAGAAGCAGCAAGACAAAAAGAACAAGCAGCAATACAAAAAAAACAAACAGATGTTGCAAGAAAAGCATTTATAGAAAATGAGCGCAGATCACAACTAAATGCAGCACAAGCAAGAACATATGATGCTGCAGTAAAAGAAGATCAAAAGAGAACAATAAAAAATCAAAAACAAACTGAAAAAGTAAATGCTAAACAAACAAGAATAGCACGTCAAGAAAAGGTTGGTAGATTCTCTGGCGGTGCATCTATGGCTCTTGGAACTGTTGGTATGGGTCTTATGATGTCTGGGAATACAAATGCTGGCATGGCTGTATCAGGTTTGTCAGCCCTTGCAGGAATGGCCCCGATGCTTGCTGGTATGGGACCAGTAGGAGTAGCCCTGACTGCTGTAGCAGCAGTTGGTGGAGGGCTTTGGATGCTAGACAAGGCAGCAAAGAAAGCAGCAGAATCACAGTCTAGACAAGTTGATGCAACAAGAGCAACAACAGAAAAAATGAAAACCATTGGAGAAATGAATGGCAAAGTTGGAGCATCTGAAATTTATGCAAGAAAAAGAAAAGAATCGGTAGCCAATAGATATTCTATTGGTTTTGAAAGAGGAAAAACCCAATATGGATCAGACTTTTTAAAAGAACAAGTTGGAAAAGATATGTTTTCTGGCATTATAGAAAGTTTAAAGTCTGGTTCTAAAAATGTTGCATCTCAGGTAGCAACAGAACTTGCTGGTTATATTTCTGATGGAATATTAACTGCACAGCAAGCAAACAGTATTGCTGATCAGATTGGAATTGAGTTAGGCAATACTACAATTGGTGCAGATATTACTGGAAAACTACTAGAATTGGTCGGTCCAAATGGAGAAGATTTATTAACAAATCCACTAGAAGTAAGAGTTAAAATAGTTAAAGAACAACAGAAAAATACTCAATTAGTTATGAGTGAGTTAGAAAAGTATTATAATTGGTCAGGTAAAAACAATAACGGTTTTGATGACAAGTCCGATGCTGCAAACGCTGCAGAAGTTTTTGCATCTCAGGCTGCAGCAGCAAATGTACAGGATTTAGAGTTTAATCAAGCGCAAATAGATTCTTTAAATCTTGAGTACGACAATAAAATAAAAATACTTGAAGCACAAAAAGCAACTACATCAGACAAAGCAAAGCAGTTAGAAATTCAAGGAAAAATTGATGCTGCTGAGAAAGATCGTATAACAGGAACAAAAAAATTACGAGAAAATAATAGAAAAATTATACAAGAACAAATGAAAGCCCTTAAGTTTGTAAAGACAAATCAAAAACAAGGTTCAGAGGCAAGTGTAGAAACTGCATACTTTGAAGCATTAAAAACTCAAGTTAGGGACAAGTACAAAGACGATCCAACACAAAATGCATTTGTAGATAAATTTTTTCAAGTTGCACAGAATGCAGGTAGCCAAGAAATAGAAGCAAAGATTATGACTGTTGTTGGTTCTGGTCAAATGCCAGTTACATCAGCAGTTAAGTTAATGGAAATGTTTGCTGGAGATGAAAAAGGACTTAATAAGATTCTTAATGTAACAACATCAATTGCAGATCCTGGAAAAGTAACAGAGTTCTTAAACTCTATTGAATTAATAACAGATCCCAATACAAAAAAAGAGATTATGGTAGAACTAACACAAAAGTCTCCAAAAGAAGCAGAAGGAATAATGTCTGCTTTTAATATGATGAAATTATTAAATCCAGAAATAAATATAGACTTCTTTTTTAAAGATGGTGGCGCAGCAGGAATTGGAAAACTTAAGGAAATTGCAGACAAACTTGAAGAAGTTCAAAAAATAAAAGAGCCAATAACAACAAAGTTTTTGCTAGAGACAAAAGAAATTGGTGGGGTAAACCTAGAAGATCTTATTCCAATTATGGAAAAATACAAAAATCAACCAGATGTTATAAAAAAACAAGTTATTTCACAATATATTGTTATAAAAGAAACACTTAATCCAGGAGAGATTGCAGCAGAAAAGAAAAGGCTTTTAGCAGGATATAAGGGAAATCCAAAGGGAGCCGAGCAGTATTCGGAGTACCTAAACTCTCCAGAAGGAACAAAATATGTTACAAATAAGGTTGTTGAAAATAAAATTGCACAAGCCATTAAGCCTGAGATAGAAGCACTAGAGGCAGCACGTCTTGAAGCAGAAAAACTAAAGGGAGATAAAGTTACTGACCCATTTGAATGGATGTTAGCAGCATTAAAGAATGTTCGCAACGCTGCAATAGATGCAAAGGGTGGAATTGAAGAATTAAAAAGAGCACTTGCAAAAATTGGTCCAAAGGCTGTAGGAGATAAGTTCTTAGGAATAGATCAACAAATGATTGCTCAAGGACGTAATAAGCAGTTTATTGATTACGCTATGGGATTAACACCTGATGAGCAGGCAAAACTTTTCACTACCGCTGGACCTAAAAATAAAAGTGGTAAAAACAAGGGAAGAATACAAGACCCATATAACAAGGGCAAATTATTACCAGAGACAGCAAAACAAGGCGATGTAGTACTATCTAGCCTTGGAAAAACATATAATAGTTTCTTTGATGCAAAAGTCATTGGAGATTTCAATGCTGCAATGGGCAGATCTCTTTCATCAATAAAAGATCAAGAGAAGGCAAGAATTAAATTAGTTGCTGCTGGATATGATTCTGCAACAATAGAAGGTCTAATATCAGATGAATATACTACACAGTTAATTGCTTCAGGTAAAATAACAGAAGGTCAACTAAAGCAAAATGTTGAAATTTCTAAAGAACTTGCCAATAGACAAAAAATTAATAGCCTACTTTCTAGAGGTACATCAGAATTGCAAAGGCAAGCAGATATGTCAAGAGCAGCACAGGCTGCAAAGTTCTTACGTAGTCAAGGTGTTTCAGAAGATGGTGTGAGGGCAGCCCTTGCAGATGCAGGTTCATTGTCAGAAGCAATTGCTGCTATGGATCAATATAACTCTTCTGCTGGGCTTGCTGCTGGTACACTTAAAACCATTGTTGATGGACTTAACGCTATAAAGGCAAACTCAAATATAGAATTAATTCTTAAATTTACAACAGCAAATGTTTCAGGGCAGATTCAGCAAGGAGCAGAAGCAGCCAAAAAGATAATGGACTCAAAGAGAACAGTCTACAATAATCTAACTGCTGACAAATTAAAAAATGCAACTTCGGCATATACAGATTCAAGTAAAGCCCCTCAACAAGTTGGTAAGATTGCAACAGCAACTGTAGATGCAAGGTATAAAGCAACAAATACTCCAATACCAGTGATATCAGAAGGCGCAACAATAAAGAGTCTTCAAAAAGCAATGGAAACTAAGGCTAAAGAAATAGATCTTTCATCTTCAAATCTTAGCAAGGCTAAATCTGCAGCGTCTGCAGTAAGAGATCAAATTTCAAATGCAGAAAACGCTTTGCAGACAGCACTAGATAATGCTAATGCAGGCGTTGATAAAGCAATTAAGGGAGTTCAAGATGTCATTAGAGGTTATGAAAATCAGATCAAGTCAATAGAAAAAACTATAAAGTCCAGAGAAGATGAAATAAAGAAAAGATTTACAGATAAAATAGAGGCATTTAATAAAGAAAACCAAATGCTAAGTAATGACCTTGCAATAATGGACAAGGCTGCAGAAGATATTAATGAGAAGTATGATAAGCAAGTAGAAGCCTTGCAGGAAGTAAACAAATTAAATCAAGAAATTATTGATGCACAGGGACAGCAGTTAGACCTGGCTGATGCTCTTTCTCAAGGTGATATCGCAGCAGCAGCAAGAGTTGCAAATGAGATGTCAGCATCTTATGCAAACAATCAAGCAGACACAATAATGCAGGGTATTGAACTTGCCAGAACTAATGATTTGTCAGCCTTAACTGGTGCAGAAAGCGGACTAACTGCAGATGCTATTTCAGAAAGACAATTTGCTATAAGTCAAGAAATTTATAAACTAGAAACAGATCCTGCAAGATTGGCAATTGAAGCAGAAATACTAGCACTAAATGAAAGTGCTCTTGCAGTACAAGAATTAATTGCTGCAAAACAAGAAGAGATTGATCAAATTGAGGCTGGAAGAGCAAATATTTTAGCAGGTGTAGAGGCAGCCCATGCAGCAAACCTAAAGGCTTTGAATGATTCTTTAGTTCCACTTGATGAGGCAGTAAAGAAAAATGAAGGAATATTAAAAAAGTTAGAAGATGAAGAAGAAGCATTGTCAGCACAAAAAGGATATCTTGAAGCAATTGCAGATGAAGCAGTTGATATTGATAACACTACTGGAATGACCCTTGATGATTGGGTAGACACAGAAGACAAAGTAAAATCAATTGAAGAATTAGCAGCAGCATATGCTCTTTCAACACTTGCAGCCCAAGCAGCAGTTGCAGCAGCAAGTACATCCTGGGGTGAAATTTTAAATTCCATTAATAAAATTCCTGATAGTATTGAAACAAAATTAATAGTTGAGAAGATTGAGAATATAACACAAAATATTAAAAAAACATATACTGATGATGGTAGCGCAGCATCTGCAGCAGCAGCAGCAACTGCTGCAACTGCACAAGCAGAAGCAAAAGCAAAGGCCATTGCTGCAGCACTAAGAAAATTAACATCTGGACAAGCCTTAACAGCAGAAGAAAAGGCCCTGCTTTCAATAAACGGAGATGCAGATACATCAGCAGCAGACAAAGCAGTTAAAGATGCAGCAGATGTAAAGGCTAAGGCAATTGCAGATGCTCTAAGAAGATTAAATAGCGGTCAATTGTTAACATCACAAGAAAGAGAACTTCTTGGTATGGCACCTGCTACAGACATGTATGATCCAAATGATCCATCTCACAAGGGTTCTTTTGAAACAGGTTGGTCATTAAATTCATGGGTTCATGCAATGGGCAAAGAATCAGCAGCACCCATACTAAAGAGCATGGGCTACTGGGCAGATGGTGGAGTTGTATATAGAAAAGCAGGAAGTCCTAGCCCAGAGTTTAAGGCAAAGGGAACAGATACTGTTCCAGCAATGCTAACTCCTGGAGAGTTTGTAATTAATAAGGCTGCAGTAAAAAAGTACGGACCAAAATTCTTTAAAATACTTAATGACAAAAAGTATCCAAAAAAGACTTCAGCAACAACTCCAACAGAAGTACTTGACATAATAAGAAACCTTGGTTATTCAGTACCAGTTAAACCAACTTCTGCTTACGATTCTAACAATCAACCTACTGGAAGTGCAACTGGAAGATACTGGGGAGAGTTAGAAAGACTTTACGAAAGTTCTCCAATTGGTTTTGATGGCAAAGGAAAGCCAATACTTAACACTACAGGTAAAGATCCTTGGGGTGGTACAGAGATCCCAGGCCTTCCATTTAATGGAACAGTTCCACAATTTTCAGACTACTGGCATCAATTAGCAGAACAACCACAAAAGTTTAGTGGGCCTGCAATGGGTATAGACAAACCTGTGGACCGCTATGCAGGATCTGGCGCATCTATGGGTGGTATTGGTAACGGAGCATACGGCTTGACTGGCCTACAGATGCTTTCTAGAGGCGGTATGGTTAATCCATTAATGATGTCTGAAGGCGGTTCAGTGCCTTGGTATAAAAAGGCAGGAAATTTCCTAGTAGAAGCAGTTAAGGAAACTGGAAGATCTATTGACTGGTTAACTGGAATGTATACAGCAGGACAAACTGGACAAAGAGATCCTATGATGTTCAGCAAAGACAATAAAGTTCTACTTAAGAATATCAATGCAGCAGTAGATGCTGGGTACGGCTCAGAAGCAACTAAAGTTTTGGCAACCAAAACTGCTATGAGCGGAGTAAATGTAGGATCACTTTTTCTTGGTGGGGCATTAGGAAGCGCAACAGCAAGAGGTGCAGTTGGTGCATACGGAATATCAAAAGGAATTCCAGCACTTGAAACACTCTTGCCAACAGGATCTTTGTCTTATGCTACAAAAACAGGATTAGGGGCTGCATCTAACTTAGGATCTAGTACATATTTAAAGACTACAAACCCATTTACTCCAAAAACCACAGTATATGCCAAGGGGCCTGGAGGAATAGAAGATATCCCATTTCTTGATAAGACCAGAAAAGCAAGATTCTTGGAATATGCTAAGGGACTTAATAATAAAGATGCCAACTATTTATCTCCAGATACTATAGCAGGAATTAAAAAAGTTGAAGCAGACGTAAAGAAAAGATTTGATGAAATTGAAGAAATAAAAAATGGAACACTTAATGGTAATCCATTGCCCGATCCAGAGAGAACCCTAGGATACTGGACACGTTATAACACAGACGATTTAATGCAAATTGCATTGGCAAAAAAATATAATATTCCACCTATTAGTCAAGATTATTTAGCAGAGTATGCAAATATGGGATTAACTGCTTTCTATGATAAAAATTGGGCAGAGATTCATACAGCACTTGGTAGACAAACACTTGGTAGAGAGTTTGTTGGATACAGAGGTCTTAGCCACAAAGACCTTGCTGATATTGTTGGTTATAAAGAAGTAAACAAATTAGAAGATTTTACAGGAAAGGTTATAGGTAAAGAATCTGCATACCTCGGTAGCAGGGGATACGGACCAACACCTGGAGCCACACTTAAGCCTAACTGGGAAGAACTTTTAGCAGGAAGAGACGCAAGAATTGCACCGTACGACTTTATAAATAATAAAGATCTTTTTGATTTAGAACCAGGAATAGGGGGAGTAGGAAATGCCTGGGTACCAGATGTTGCTAAATCATTTACAGAAAACCTTGATTGGGCAAAAAGAATAACAACAAATAATGATACTGGAGGAGGAGGTGTCTCTGCAATTGCAAAGGTTAACTTTGGTTCAGATGTTTTGGGGATTGACAGTATAACAAAATTAGGACTTGGTGGTTCACATGCAGACCCAACTCTTACAGAGCCATTTGTTTCTGCCTTTACTGAATTTATTCTTAAAAAGGTAACTCCTATGGCTCACAGAATTCCAGATGATACTGGGGAATTTATAACTAATGACTATGGTACCAAATGGGTTAATGGACCAGGATATTCAAGATTAATAGATGAGTATGAATTTGATGCAGTAAGAACTTTACCTAAACCATATATAATTCCAGAAACTTTTCCTAACACAACAACGGCAAGCATTGATAATTTAACCTTAGCAGCAAAATCACAAGCAATAGCGGATGCTATTAAAAAACAAGGTCTTCAAAATGCAGCAAAGGCAGAGGGTATGGCAAAAAGATATGGAATGTCATCTGGTGGAGTAGTTCCTAAATATTTTGCTGCTGGTGGATACGCCTCTGGAACAGACATAGTACCAGCAATGCTAACTCCAGGAGAATTTGTAATGAGTAAGTATGCTGTTGAAGCACACGGTGCAGATACTATGAAGGCAATTAATAATGGATCTTCCGTTGGTGACTCAGTGTATAATTATAGTATCAGTGTAAATGTAAAGTCTGATTCAAACCCAGATGAAATTGCAAGAGCAGTAATGACTCAAATAAAGAGTATTGATTCACAAAAGATTAGAGGAGTTAGAATATAATGGCAACCAATGTATATATGGCAGGTCGTAAAAAATATCAAAGACCTCAAGGACTTCTCTTTGCAGACAACCAGGGGATAAAGGTAGACGGATTTCATATCCCAGAAGGAAACGAAATAGGGTCATTAGCAGCCTCTGCAGAGGGATCTGGAGAGTTTTTAATACTCTCTGATGATAATAGGTCGCCAATAGACTTTAGTACCACCAGAATTGAAAAAAGGGAGAGAATGATCAATGGTCGTATGAGGTCATATCATATTGCAGATAAACTACAAATCAATGTTTCCTGGGATATGTTACCATCAAGAGCGTATGATACATATGCTAGGTTTGATTCTAATGGACAGCCAAACTTAGTAAAGAATATAAATACTAGACCAACCCCTTTAGAGTTTACAACAGATGGTGGAGCAGGAGGAGTAGAACTGCTTGATTGGTATAAAAACCATAAAGGATCTTTTTGGGTTTATCTTGCTTATGATAAGTACACTAATTTTAATAATGATATACAAACCACACAAGATGATAGATTTAAAAATATAAACAAATATAATGAAGTCATTGAGGTTTTCTTTGCAGACTTCAACTATTCTGTACAAAAAAGAAGTGGCTTAAACTTTGATTTTTGGAATGTGTCTTTAACACTGGAAGAGGCATAATGTTTCAAGACAAAGATTTATTAAATCATATAGAAACAAGTTCGTCTATTAGCACAAAATCTTTAGTTGTTCTTGAATGGAATATGAATATTGCTACAAATATATTAGAACTTGGAAACTATAGATATCGTCCAAATAATTCCGAGTCTATATACAGAACCATTCCTAATACTTTTGTTAAAGAAACTAAAACATCTTCTCCCGCATTTTATTATGGAGCAACAGATGCAGATGTTCTTGTTGATGGAGGATTTGAAGACAATGATACTCCAGTATTTTTTTCTTCTAATAAAGATAAATTAAAAATGTTATACTCTCTTGAAGATTGTTTAAAATCTTTTAGACCAAGATCTGGGATTAATAAAGCAACTTTTCTTAATGGTAAGTTTTTACACAGCCCAAATATAAATATGGCAAGAAGACCAAGATATTATATGGCAGATAAAAAAGATCCATTTAAATATTGGACATCTTTTAGAACAGAGTCTGGAATAGAGTATGGAGTTTCTAATAAAACTATAAATGGAAAGCATGCAATTGAAGACACTGCTCCATTTGTTGTTTATAAGGAAAAGGTTCCAGCAAATAGAATTGTTGTAAAGATGCAAACTAATGTTGGAGATTTTAACTCTGGTACATATGCAAACAATAGCGAATCTTTTTTAGACCCATATTTTGGAGAATCAAATCAAACTACTCCAGAAAAATGGAAAATACAAGTTTTAAAAAATAACAGTTGGTCAGATGCAATATCTTTTTCTGGTCAAGAAAAAAGAAAAAACGGAAGTTCTATCATAGGCTCCGATGGTTATTTTGAATTATCTTATGGCTTGGTTGTCCCAAAAATATACTCAGATATTTTTAATGATTGCGGAGAACTTTCTTCATCAAGCCTTATACCAGAGTTTGGAAATAAAGAAGGTGACGCTTTTTTAATTATTGAAAATTCTGAACAGGTTGGATCATATCATATATGGTATAACCAAGAATGGAAAACATTTACTCCAAATTATTCATGGCAATTTAAAGAATCAGATGTTGAAAGTTCAGCGAGTTTTGTTACTGAATTAAGTAATCCAGCATCGTATATGTATAATGGAGCAAAGAAGTATAAAGAATTTGAATATATTTCTGGAATAAGAATTGTTATTGATACCATGAAAAAGTTTGACTCTACTTTTGATTTGATAGAATTTTCTCCAAGGCTTGCAGCAGATCTTTCTGATATGGTAGAGTCATTCTCTATAAACAAAAGCGCTTCAGATCTTGGAGTTAGTGGAATGCCAGTTGGACAACTTCTTGCATCTACAGGAGAACTTTCACTTTTTGATTTTGAAGACTCATTTAATCCTTTAAATAAAAATAGTATTATATCTGGATATGTTTTAAAAAATATTCAGGTAAAGATATACGAAATATTAAAAAATAGTTTAAATGTAAACTACTATGTTCCAATTAAGACAATGTATTCAGATGGATTCCCCAAGGTAGATAGCCAGTCTAAAAAGGTTGGATTAACACTAAGAGATCTCTACTTGTATTTTGAGTCACAAACAGCACCAGAAATTTTGATGACTAACGTATCTCTAAGTGTTGCAGTTTCAATACTGCTAGATTCAATTGGCTTTTCTAATTATATTTTTAAGAGGGTAGAGGGTGAATCTGAAATTGTTATTCCATACTTCTTTATTCCTCCAGACAAGAGCGTTGCCCAGATATTAGAAGATCTAGCCCTATCTACGCAAACTGCAATGTTCTTTGATGAATACAATAACTTTGTTATGATGAGCAAAGATTATATGATGCCTACAAAAACTCAAAGACCTACAGACCTAACTCTTTATGGATCTTTAGACTCTGAAAATTTTGAGGTAGTTAAAAATAAAAATACAAAAGATAAACTTTCAAATATTATAGAAGTTAATTCACAAGATAATCAAGTATATAATGATGGGAAAATATCTTATACAACAAGAAGCATGCAAAGAAGCGTAGGAACAATAAGAGAAGCATCACTTGTTGACAATGAAAAATCTTGGATATATAAGCCAGTTCTTCTTTGGGAGGTTCAAGGTACAGAAAACACAAAGTCAATTAACTCAGAAGTTAATGATATGTCAAGTTATGCACTTGCAGCAATTCCACTAAACTCTAATTTATCTTCTAACCCTCCAAGCGTATCTGCTGGTAGGGTAATTGACAACATAATAGATCTTGGAGAGGCAGTCTATTGGGTAACAAGATACAATGGATACTTTTACTCTAATGGAGAAATAATAAAATATGATGCTGTTGAGTATAACGTAGCAGGGTCTAACGATGTTTGGATAAACAGCGTTCAAGAATATGACAAGTATTTTTCATCACTACCATTCAATGGAAAAATTTATCCGACTGGAAGAGTAAGAATTTATTCTGAGCCAAACTATGAAGATATTAATGGTCTTAGCAAATTAAAAAATGGAGCGGTAGCAAAACATGGAAGAGGTCAGTTTGGAACTCCTATTGTTAGTCACTCAGCAGGAATAGATCCTTATTGGTCAAACAATGATAATCTTCGTGGATGTAATATGCAGTCTAAATATTTATTTAAGAAAGATCAAACCCTGCCTACAACATCTATTGGGCCTGCTGGAACAAAGGTTACAGATATTTTATTATCAAATGTCTTTGCTCAAAATTCATCAAGAAATGGAATTATCAAAAATATGCTTTCATCAAAGTATATCTCAGAGTCTGACATTAACAAGATGATGGTTACACAAACTGGAGCGGTTCAGGCTTCTGCCTTGGTTATAAATGGCCCAGGGTTTAAAACAACAGAACCAGCAGCAGACTTTATTTCTTATGTATATAAGCCATTGCTAAATAGTTTTAAACATTTTGGAACAAGAGTTAGAATTGTAGGTAAAATTGATAATGATCCTCAGCGTGGCCAAACTGCAGTCGGAGCAACAGATCTTTTTATTGTTCCAGGAACAACTGCAGACAAAGATATAAAGATATCTGGTGGCTCTGGAGGCCTTGGAGTTATGGTTAATCCAGAAACAAATAATGGCTACTACTTTGAAATTATTGCTTTGGGTGCAACAAGTTTAAATACAAAAGAAAGAGAAAATGTTAACAACGTTATTTTTTACAAAATAGAACAAGGAGAGAATCAGAGTGCAGTTCCAATTACACTATATCAGGGACTTGCTAATATACTTGTAGATGACGGAAAATTCACTGGCAAGTATAGAATGTCAGCAGAGCAAAACCCAACAGTCTATGACCTTTCTGTAGAGTATCAGGATGTCGGCTCTAAAAGAAAGTTCTTTTTATATATAAATGGAAATTTAATTGCTACTGTTTTTGATGATAAACCACTTCCAGCATATAATAATCTTGCACTTTTTGTCAGAGGGTCTTCTAGAGTTATGTTTGAAAATGTTTATGCTTTGGCAAACAACTACTCAGAGAATACATCATTTAAACTAAACACGCCAATATCAAATGCTTTTGGCCAAGGTGAAATAAATGCAAACGAATCATTAAGAAAATATGCAATGAGTGGAGCAGTACAATCATCATATCTATCAGGAATAAGTTCTTCAGAACCAACCAAGTTTAGTATGTACTTTGATGAATTTGGAACAATAATGCGAGAGGCTGCATCATTTGATTTTAAATATGACATTGCTTATCCAGCATTGTATGCAACAATTGCACCAACTTTTAATAGTATAAAAGGGTATGTTATATCTGGATTTAAAGCAGGATCATACGGGGCAGAATTTTTAGTCTTTAATGCCACAGATAGAATTCTTAACTTAGATGAAACTAGCGGAAACTATTTAAGAATACAAGGTGTAACATTTACACAGCAATCATCAAATACATATAGTGTAGATGATTATTTCTTAAAAAATAGCAATCTTTCAGATCCACAGTTTGAAGAAACTGGACTGATAACCTCTGTAAATAAAGTTGCAAGAAATTATCAAGACATAAAGACAAGTAGAATGCTTTATGGCAAACAGGATTTTTCTTTAGATGTTCAATATATTCAGTCACAAGATGATGCAGAAAATTTAATGTCTTGGCTAGTCAATAAAATAACAAAGCCAAGAAAATCTTTAGGTCTTAAAATATTTGCAAACCCAATGATTCAACTTGGAGACATTGTTTCTATAGACTATGCTGAAAATGGTATTGAAAAGGTTGCATCAAAAGATTCCAGATTTGTTGTGTATAATATAGAATACTCTAAAACAGTTAATGGTCCAGAAATGTCAATATTTGTAAGCGAGGTAGTATAGTGGCAGTTGACGCAACAGCAAATCAGGCTACAGCAACACAAAAGATTGATCCAAAAGAAGCAATAAAGGTTGCATCACCATCTTTGCTTCAATTAAGCAATCCTCCTTTGTCTAAAGAGGCTATGGTTGAGATTGGTTTTCAGGACATTGGAGGCCATGAATTAATAAATATATCAAGATCTGATGCAATAAATGGTCAGGACATTATTTATAGCATTGTCAAAAACTTAAAAAATGTATTACTTGAATACAACTCTAATAATATTATTAAACTTCAGGGAACATCAGACAATTATTTTAAAAATTTTCCAATAAGACTTGAGCAAAAGTTGCCAAAAGATGGCACAGGACCTAATAAAGAGATAGTGTATATTGAAGAATCTACAGGAAACCTTATAATAAACTTAGTAAACCTTGAAAAAGGAGAGCAAGTAGATATAGAAATAATCAACCAGGGAGAAACTTTTGATGATACAATTAGGGTTAGTGAGGTGTAGATATGATAACAAGTGACGGACAAAAAATTTTAGCAAAGTATCTTGTGGGGCAGGCCCCTGCTTATGCTTCATACATTGCTATTGGCTGCGGAGCAAAGCCTGTTGCTTCAGACCATATTTTTTCTACTGAGGAAAATAACTCTATAAAAAATAAAACAAATTTAGATTTTGAAATGTTTCGTGTACCAATAACATCAAGAGGGTATGTTAATGAGGACAATGTTAATAAGATTGTTTTTACAGCAGAACTTCCAACATCAGAAAGATATGAAATAACAGAGGTAGGTCTTTGGTCGGCAGGTTCAAATCCAACAGCAGGATCAAATGATAGTCGAACAATTTTTTCATTCAGCGATGCTGAAAATTGGCAATATCATGGAGCGGGTCAACCAGCCTCAATCCCATCCTACGAAGAGGAACTACACTCAGGAAATAATGTTATAAATAAAACAGAAATTGCTTTTCAAACAAATGCAGATAATCCAATCTTTACTACTACAAAACGTGAGGCAAGAGGAGAAAGATGTAGATTTTTAAATAATATGATTGCTATACGTGGAGACATGTCAACGATTAGCGTTGAACAAAATGGAAAACTTCAAATTGACCCAGCGTCTAAGCATATACATCTAACAGGAGCATCGTTAGATTTTGATAAGGCATCGCCTAAAGATGAGTTAAGACTAGCATTTTCTTTAATAAATAAAGATGGCCAGTCTGATGTCCAGCCAGATGAAATAAGAATAATGTTAGAGTTTGCTCAAGGAGATCTTCATAACACTGGCCTTGATGCAACTAACACTAGCCAGTATGCAAGATTTGAAACAGTTATAAAAGATTCTGATTTAGATGTAGACTTTGCTACAGGAAGATATTTTGTATCTGTTAAAAAGTTTGAAGAGTTAATTAAGAGTGATGGATTTACTTGGAATGTTGTTGATGTAGTAAAATTTTATGTATCAGTAATAAAAGATGAAGTAGTCTCTGACGATTATTATGTTTGTCTTGATGCCTTGAGATTAGAAAATACAACATCTTCAAACCCTCTTTATGGACTAACTGGGTACTCAGTTATTAAAAACACAAACTCAAAACCAATTCTAAAGGCTCCAAATAGCACAAATCACATTGAGTTTAGATTTGGTCTGGATGTTTTGTAATGGCTGACCAAGGAATCAAAAAGGCTATAATTAAAAAAGAAGATTTTCCACCATTGAACGGAGAATCACAAAACTATTTAGTTAGATATCGTGTGGTATCAGAAGACAAAAATAGAACATCTCATTGGTCTCAATACTACGAGGTTAATGTTGTTCCTGAGATAGATAGAGAAAGAATTGTGGATGGAGAAGCATCGCCAGAGCCCTGGATTTCACACTCTTTGGTATTAAGTGAAAATAAACAAATAATTAATGTTGTTTGGACTCCTCCAATAAACCTAAAGTCTGATTTTGATTTATATGTTAAATGGGGTGCAGATGATTTTAAATATGTTGCGTCTATTCAAACATCGTCATACACTATTCAGACTTTATCAGGATATGCTACAGTTGAGTTTGCTCTTCAAGTTCCAACATTTCCAAAAAAGAGATTTACCAAGGCTACTCTTTTTGAGTCTGATCCATTAAGCCTAGTGGTATAATAGTATTATGGCACAAATTCCTCTACCTGAGCGTGGTCAACCACTAGATGTAGCATATATTTCTAGACTGGCTCAAGAAATAAATAATTTATCAAGAGATGTTTCAACAGCAAGGTATGATTATGTAACTATTGATACAAAAGATTCTGGTCAGCAAAATAAAAAAATGTCAGAAGTTAGAGTTTTAGGAGTTATTAAAAAGTTACCAGCAGGTAAAACAGTTACCGCTGCAGAAGAAATTGGTTTTACTCATTCTTTTAATGGTGAGTTTAAGTTTGCTCCAATTGTAACTGCTACAGCAATAAATGTAGGAGGCGGCACTGCTGGAGGAAATGTTACTCTAATATTAAAAGACCCAACAACTTCTGGAGTTGAAGGAACTGTAAGATTTAATGAATCTGGAACTGCTACCGTAAATGTTAACCTTATTATTATTGGCGTACCTAACTAATGCTGAAATGTAAAAAATGTAATGGAAGAATGTTTCTTGATAGACAATACAGTACCGTTGGTCACCTTGAAACATATTGTATGGCTTGCGGATCAAGAGATTTTTTTAATCCACCAACAAGTTCTGCGGAGGGTTTATGGCTATTAAAAAAGGAAGTATCGAGAGCGAAGGCTACAATGTCCTACCTGTAATACCAGGAAATAAAAAAGTTTGGTTTTTAAATGGAGACCTTGTAAGAATTCACCATTTAAATAAATCTAATGGGATTATGTCTGTTTATAATATTACAAAAGATCAAATTGAAAGTTGTTTAATTAGTGACTTTAAAAAGAAACGTGAAAGAGCATACACCGTTAAAGAGACTGCTGATTTAGTTAATCGTCATAAAAAGTATATGCCATCACTAATGAGACGAGGAGTCATTCCTTTCCCCACGGGATCTCAAAAAGGTGGAGCAAGAGGATTTCAAGTAAGATCATATTACTCAGAATCCCAAGTAAGAGAGATACGTGATATACTTGCTACATACCATATTGGTAGACCAAGAAAAGATAATTTAATAACAAACGATATCACCCCAAGCAAACAAGAGTTGACACGAAGAATGGGCGATGGTATACTTACATATACGAGAACTGAAGATGGACGATTCATTCCTATCTGGTCTGAATCTATTTAACGAAGGGTATGAAATGGAAAACGAAGACACAAAGGTATCTGTCACACTTGGATACACACTTAACCTTGGCAACTTTCAATCTCTAAGACTTGATCTTGGTGTTGTAGATTCACGCAAAAATGGAGAGAATGTTAATCAAGCATTTGAGCGTGTGTATAAGTTTGTTGAAGATAAGTTAACTGAAAAGATTAACGAAGCAAAGTCTGAAATTAACGAGTAATGGCAGAACGCAAAGACCGTATGGCTTTGCTTTCAAGATACAGCAAGTATCATACCGCAAGGTACGAGTCAAAGCCATCACTTAATTTAAATGTAGAACAATGGGCTTCAGATGGGCTTGTCGAGTCATACGGACTATCTGGCTGTTACGATATACTTGAGTATTACTTTTCGGTTTCAGAAAATCCTTCTTGGAATTACTTTGCATACAATGCAGAAAAGATTTTACAGGCACAAAAAGATAAAAAGAAAGATGATGAAGAGAGAGCAGAGCGTAGAAGAATGGCAAAGGAGTGGCTAAGTGAATAATACAGAGTCTAAACTAATTACTGCAGTTCTTCAAGACAAACAGATCCATGTACTTCTACAGGCAAATATTGATAATCTTCTAAGAACTCACGGAGATATCTGGAACTTCATTAGACTATACTTTGAGAACAATAAATCACTTCCTCCTGCAGAATTAGTTACAGAAAAGTTTAGAGACTTCTCACCAATAGCAAATGTTGGAGCAACTAAGCACCACCTTGAAGAGTTACAGGGTGAATACTTAAACGATAGTTTAAAGGACATATTAAGGTCTGCTGCAACTAATGTTCAAAACAATCAGGGCAATGTTGCATTAAATGATCTAATTACACAGACATCAGAGTTAAAGAAAAACACTTCAGCAATCCGTGACATTGATGTAACAGATCTTGAGTCAGCAATTGCTTATTTTGAAAATCTTAAAGTTCAGCAGGCAGCAGGTCATGTTGGAATAAAAACTAATCTTCCAGGTTTTGATAACTATCTTCCTTCTGGAATTATGCCAGGGCAGTTAGGAGTCTTCTTGGCATACCCAGGTATAGGAAAGTCATGGATGGCTTTATACTTTGCTGTACAGGCTTGGAAACAGGGTAAGACACCTCTTGTAATCTCACTTGAGATGTCAGAGACAGAAGTTCGTAATCGTGTATTTACAATTATGGGTGAAGGACTTTGGTCACACAGAAAGTTAAGTAACGGAGATGTAGAGTTAGATACTCTTAAGGCTTGGCATGAAAGACACTTAAAGGGCAAGCCAGAGTTTCACATTATTTCTAACGATCAAGGTGGAGAAATTAACCCATCGGTTCTTCGTGGAAAGATTGATCAATACAAGCCAGACTTTGTAATTGTAGACTACCTTCAGTTGATGGCTCCTAATCAAAAGTCCGATAATGAAACGGTACGAATGAAGAACCTTTCACGAGAACTTAAACTTATGGCTATTGGTGAAGAAGTACCTATCATTGCTATCTCATCTGCCACCCCAGACGATGTTAACGATCTTAGTGGGGTCCCTACCCTTGGGCAGACTGCTTGGTCAAGACAGATTGCCTATGATGCAGACTGGGTTATTGCTCTTGGTAGAGCCTCTAATAGCGACATCATTGAGTGTGCTTTTAGAAAGAATCGTAACGGATTTATGGGAGACTTCCTGGTACAGGTTGACTTTGACAAGGGATACTACAGGTATAAAGATTATGAAGATAAGTAGTTATAATATGATATGTCGAAAAGTAAGGAAAATATTCCACCTACCTTCTATCATCATAAGCCTATCAAAAAGTTCTACCTTGATGGGGTTATACATGATGAGTCAGCACTTGGTAGGCTTAAAGCAGAATATGTCAGACTTCTTGAATCAGAGATGCGACTTTCTGGATATGTTCCAAGAATCGATATATTGCCAGACTTTACATTAGACTATAACCACAATAAAAAATATTTTGAATTTCAATTAACAGTACACGGAACATATACGGGGAGAAAACAAAGCGAATGGATAGCAGGAATAGACGGAAGCACAGCAATCTATACACAAAAGAGCAAATCAAAAGAGTTCTCACAGGAACAGGTGTAACGATTGAATCTGAGGTTGACTCAGACTATATTATTTTTTGTCCATATCATAACAACAATAGAACCCCAGCAGGAGAAATAGATAAGAACAATGGAACCTTCTTTTGCTTTGCATGTCATCACGTAACTGGATTTATTGAATTTGTTATGCACATGTCAAATAGGACATACTTTGAGGCTGCAAGATTTATAAAAAGCAAAGAGACAGAAACAAGTATTGAAACAGATATTGACAAGGCTTTATATAAAAAACCAGAGTTCGTAATGTTTGATGAGTTAGTTCTCAAGCGCTTACATAACAATCTTCTATCATCTGACAGAGCAAAAGATTATTTTAGTTATAGGAAAATAACAAAAGACTCTACTTCAAAATTTTCTTTAGGCTATTCAGATAAACAAGATATGGTAACAGTTCCAGTTCATAGCCCAGATGGTTTACCAATTGGCTTTGTTGGTAGATCAATTGAAGGTAAAGAGTTTAAAAATACTCCAGGACTTCCAAAGTCTAAAACTTTATTCAATTTACACAGGGTAAAAAGTTCTGGAATAGTATATGTTGTAGAGTCATCATTTGATGCCATTAGACTTGATCAGGTGGGCCTTCCAGCAGTTGCAACATTAGGATCAAATGTTTCTAATATACAAATAGATTTGCTTCAGAAGTACTTCAATGATATAATTGTTATTGCGGATAATGATGAAGCAGGTGGAAACATGAAAACTAAGATAGTTGAAAAACTTAGTTCTCGTGTATCCGTAATACAACTAAACAAACAATATAAAGATATAGGCGACATGGACGATAAGTCAATTCAAGAACTGGACTTTCAGTTTGACAAATCAATACAGTCTATGCTAAACTAACATAACAACACAAAGGAGAAACACATGGCAATACTAAGAGGAATAAAGGAAATGGGCCCAGTACTAGATGGCCCAAAGGGTGGAGATGGTCCAAAGGTTAAGTGGTTAAAACTTGCTGACGGACAATCAGTAAAGATTAGATTCTTAGAAGAACTCGATGAAGATTCAGCAAACTATAACGCAGAGCGTGGACTAGCAATTGTTGTATCTGAGCACACAAACCCAAAGGACTACAAGCGCAAGGCTGTAGACACAATGGATACAGAGGGTCGTGACTGGGCTGAAGAAATGCACCGCAAAGATCCAAAGGCTGGCTGGAGAGCACGTCTTCGTTTCTATTGCAACGTTCTTGTAGACGATGGCATTGAAGCACCATATGTTGCAATCTGGTCAATGGGTATCAGCAAGCAATCATCATTCAATACAATTCGTGAGTATGCACTTGAAACAGGAAGCATCTCAAATGTACAGTGGAAGTTAAAGCGTAATGGTCAGGGAACTGAAACTAATTACACTCTTATTCCATCTGCACCAGATAAGGAACCATTTAACTGGGGAGACATTAAGCCTTACCCACTAGAATCTGCACTACGCAAGGTTCCATATGCAGAACAAGAAGCGTTCTATTTGGGCTTTGATGGCCCATCTGCCACTTCAGCAACTAACGCTGATTGGTAATATGAACTACGTCGGCTTACATGTCCATACCCATTTTAGTTTATTTGATGGGATTGCTACTCCAGAAGAATACGTTGACCGTGCAGTTGAGTTAGGGATGCCAGCAATTGCCATCACTGACCACGGTACTTTATCTGGGCATAGGGAACTGCACCGTATTGCAAAAGCAAAGGGCATTAAGCCAATTCTAGGTCTAGAAGGATACATGTGTGCAGACATATCCGATACACGAGATAAGTCTGAAAGAGAAGGTCAACAAGATCTTGTCTACAATCACATTATCCTTCTAGCCAAGAATCAAATTGGTTTAGAAAACCTAAACAAGATCAGTGAACTATCTTGGACAGATGGTTTCTTTAAAAAGCCACGTTTTGATTTTAGTATATTAGAAAAGTATAAAGAAGGAATCATTGTTTCTTCTGCTTGTCCAAGTAGCGTCTTAGTTAAAGCACTTGAAGAAGAAGAGTTTGCTCTTGCTAAAAAGTATCTATCCTGGTTTAAGGAACGTTTTGGAGATGATTACTATGTTGAGGTTATGCCTCACAATGAAGCACACATCAATAAGTATTTGATAGAACTTGCAGACGAGTTTGGAATTAAGGTTATTGTCACACCAGACTGCCATCATGTTGATCCATCACAAAAAGAAGTTCAAGAGTTTAAGTTGCTTATGAACACACACGGCAAATTTATAAAAGATGCAACATATGAAAAATCAAAGAAAAAGGGAAACATGATGGAACGCCTTGACTACCTTTATGGCGAAGATCGTCAGATAACATTTAATAAGTTTGACATTCACCTTCTATCATACGAAGAGATTAAAGCAGCGATGGAATCGCAGGGTATTGATAGACCTGACATCTATGAAAACACAATCTTATTAGCAGATACAGTAGGAGACTATGGAATTCAAGAAGGTTTAAACCTACTGCCAGTACAATATAAGAGTCCTGATAAGGAACTTGCAAAGGCTGCGCTTGAAGGTTTGGTAGAGCGAGGTTTGTCAGAGAACCAAGAGTACCTGGATAGACTTGAAGAAGAGTTGCAGATTATTAAGGATAAAAAGTTTGCTCCATACTTCCTTGTTGTAAGCAACATGATCAATTGGGCTAAGAAAGAAGAGATCATGGTTGGTCCTGGCCGTGGTTCATCTGCTGGCTCTCTTGTTTGTTATGCTTTAAATATCACAGACATTGATCCCATTGAGCACAATCTTTTGTTCTTCCGCTTTATTAATCCAGAGCGTAATGATTTTCCAGATATTGATACAGACATTCAAGATACTCGTCGTGAAGAAGTAAAAGATTATCTTGTTAGACAGTATCGACATGTTGCATCTATTGCTACCTTCCTTGAGTTTACAGGCAAGGGAATTGTTAGAGATGTCTCAAGAGTTTTAAATATTCCTTTGTCAGATGTAAACAAGGTTTTGAAAACTGTAGACTCTTGGGATGATTTCTGTACATCAAAATCAACTAGAGATTTTCGTGAAAAGTATCCAGAAGTAGAAATCTACGGAGAACAACTTCGTGGTCGCATCCGTGGTACAGGCATTCACGCTGCTGGTGTTGTAACTGCAAAAGAGCCAATCTTTAGATACGCACCACTTGAAACAAGATCATCTACTGGATCGGATGAAAGAATCCCTGTTGTAGGTGTTGACATGGAAGAGGCTGAAAGAATTGGCTTAATTAAGATTGATGCTTTAGGTCTTAAAACTTTGTCTGTTCTTAAGAATACGATTGATATTATTAAAGAGCGAGATGGCAAGAAGATAGATCTTCTTAAGATTAAAATGGATGATGCAAATGTTTATCAGATGCTCTCAGATGGATACACAAAGGGAGTATTCCAGTGTGAAGCAGCGCCATATACAAACCTTCTTGTTAAGATGGGCGTTAAGAACCTCAATGAACTAGCAGCATCAAATGCTCTTGTTCGTCCAGGTGCAATGAATACTATTGGAAAGGACTACGTTGATCGCAAGCATGGCCGTCAAAATATTTCTTATACACACCAAGTACTAAAACAATTTACGGAGGACACCTATGGCTGTATTCTTTACCAGGAACAAGTTATGCAAGCATGCGTACACCTTGGCGGTATGTCCATGTCGGAAGCAGATAAAGTTAGAAAGATCATTGGAAAGAAAAAGGATGCTAAAGAATTTGATCAGTTTAAAGAGAAGTTCGTAGAGGGTGCATCAAAGTTCATCGCTCCAAACCTTGCTCGTGATCTGTGGCATGACTTTGAGGCTCACGCAGGATACTCATTTAATAAGTCTCACGCAGTAGCATACTCAACGCTATCTTATTGGACAGCATGGCTAAAGTACTATTACCCACTTGAGTTTATGTACTCAGTACTAAAGAATGAAAAAGATAAAGATGCCAGAACTGAATACCTTATTGAAGCAAAGAGAATGGGCATTAGTGTTAAGTTACCTCACATTAACGATTCGGATATTGATTTTAAAATTGAGGGTAAAGGCATTAGGTTTGGACTTACTGCTATAAAGTACATATCTGATAAAATTGCAGAGAGATATATTGCAGCACGACCTTTTAGTTCATATAAAGAACTAGAAGAGTTTACGTTTACAAAAGGAAACGGAGTAAACTCTCGTGCACTACAAGCATTAAGAGTTATTGGTGCTGCAACCTTTAATGATAATCCTAGAAATGATCAAGACATTAAGGAGAACCTATACGAGTACTTAAACCTTCCAGAGTTTAATATTACTATTCCTTCGCACTATTATGCATTCATTCAGGATATTGTAGACTTTGAGGAAAAAGGATCTTACATTTTTATGGGTATGGTAAAATCAATTAAGCGAGGAACAGGATGGTCACGAGTTGAAATTTTGGACAAAACTGGCAGTGTCGGTATATTTGATGATGAAAATACAACTATTGAGACAGGTCGCTCTTATCTGGTTCTGTGTAATGATAACAGGATTGTTTCTTTCATACCTTCAGATGAGATAAAAGAATCATCTCATGCTCTTGTGAAGTTCTTAAGTTATAAACAACTTCCATACAAAGATGATGAAATGTTTGTAGTTTCTTTTAAAACAAGAATTACAAAGACTGGAAAAAAGATGGCATCTCTTACTCTTGCAGATACAAGTAGAGACTTGCATTCTATTACAGTATTTCCTACATCTTTTGCAAAAGCATATATGCATATCGAAGAAGGAAAATCTTATAAGTTTGATTTTGGCAAGACTAAGGACGGAACCGTAACATTGGAGGATGTACATGTCAGTTAGTATAGAAGAAGCGTTAGCACAACTTGATCCCAAGTTAAGGAAAAGATTGGGTAGCGGAGTGGGTGTTAATTATGAATACCAGCCAACACCTAGTTTTGGTTTAAACCGTGCACTTGGTGGTGGACTGCCATACGGTAGGCAAGTTCTTATATGGGGATCAAAGTCATCAGCAAAATCTTCTATGTGTCTTCAAATGATTGCTCTTGCTCAAGCAGAAGGCAAGTTATGTGCATGGATTGACTCAGAGATGTCATACTCAGAAGATTGGGCCAGAACTCTTGGGGTAGATCCAGAAAAACTTATTTACTCACAGGCAAGAACTATTAGCGATATGGTAGATGTAGGTGTTGGATTAATGAACGCTGGGGTTGACTTGATTGTGGTAGATTCTATTACATCAATGCTTCCAGCAATTTATTTTGAAAAAGATACAGATGAAATGAAAGCATTAGAAAATACAAAACAGATTGGAGCAGAATCTCGTGACTTTAGTAACGCATGGAAAATGCTTAACTATGCAAACAATAAAGTTAAGCCAACTTTGCTTGTTCTTATTTCTCAGTCTCGTAACAATATCAATGCTATGTATACTAGCCAGCAGCCTTCTGGTGGTCAGGCTACTAAGTTTTATTCCTCATGTATTGTTAAACTCTTTTCTTCAGAGTCAGACAATCAAGCAATTAAGGGCAAGATCAAGATAGGAGACAAATTAATTGAAGAAAAAATTGGTAGAACTATTAAATGGGAACTACAGTTCTCAAAAACCTCCCCAGGGTTTCAATCTGGCGAGTATGATTTTTATTTTAGAGGTGACGATATTGGTCTTGACACCATCGGCGATCTTGTTACTACTGCTGAATTAAATGGTATTGTAGAACGAACAGGAGCATGGTACATACTTCCTGACGGATCAAAGGTCCAGGGAAAAGAAGCATTTGTTAATCGTGTAAGAGAGGATCTTGACTTGCAAGAATCAATCAAGGCTAAACTAAATGGCTAGTTATACAGTTTATAATGGAAAATTTGTTTGTCATGAGTGTAAAGCAGAGGTTAAATCTTTAAGACTTTATGCAGATACTAAAACTGCAACATGGATGTGCCCAAGCAAACACTTAAGCACAGTTAAGTTTGGAAAGCAGAAATGGAAGGGCAATGACAGAGAAGAGTGAGTCAAAGAGAATAGGTGCTAAACAGCACAAGAACTCTGGTCGCAATACTCAAAAAGGAGATGCTTCTTGGAAAAACTTTGTTGTAGACTTTAAAGAGGTTGGAAAATCTTTTACATTAAATAAAGAAGTTTGGGCAAAAGCCACTACGGATGCTATGAAAAACGGTAAGGATCCAGCCATTGTTGTGATAATGGGAGAGGGTAATGCAAAGGTTAGGCTTGCTATAATTGAGATGAGCATTTTAGAAGACATGGTGGAGGAATAATGGAACAACAAGGAACAACAATAGATATGGTAAATGGTCTTGCAGAGATTGCAGACTACATGCAAGATGAAGAACTAACGGTTGCATTGACAATGATTGCTAAACTAATTATAAAGCCAGACATTCCAATCAATGTTGCTCACGTTGAGATTGTAAGGCTTCAGGCAATTGCAGCAAAGATGGCTTTTAAGGCTACATGGATGGCTAATGTTGACAAGTCCGATAGGGGAAAGAAGAATCTTTACTATACTGCAGCAGAATCACTTAATAATTTAGTGTCTGCACTCAAGTATATAACCCGCTAATCTGCTATACTTATACTAATAGAAACGAGTAAAAAATGACAAAAAGTTTATTGCAACAGATTATGGTAAAGCAGGAAAAGCCACCAGTACACTCAATAGATGTTGCTGGTTTAACTGAAAAGATTCAGTCTGGTTATACTGTTAATCGTATTGACAAGCAGACACAAAAGAAGACTTTCGCACCATCTACAATTGCCTACGGGCATGGAGAATGCCCAAGATATTGGTACCTTGCTTTTGACGGACAGATGTTTGAAGATGATGCAACACCATATAGCGCAGCCAATATGACTGCAGGAACAAAATCACACGAAAGAATTCAGGAAGCGATGAGGAATGTTCCAGAATTTTTAGTAGATGAAGAATTTAAGATTACGTATACTGATCCACCAATTTTTGGTTACGGAGATGTTATGGTTAATTGGCAGGGAGAAGAACTTCTTGGTGAAATTAAAACAATGATGAATGAGGGTTTTGAATACCGTAAGGCTCACATGAAGCCTAAGACTGGACACCTTGTTCAGTTGCTTATTTACATGAAGATTCTTAATAAAGCAAAGGCTGTTCTTATTTATGAAAATAAGAATAATCACGAGTTGCTTATTCTTCCAGTAGAAGTAAATGATTATTATCGTCGGTGGGTAGACCAGACGTTTGAATGGATGAGATCAGTTCGTAAGGCTTGGGTCGACAGAACTCTGCCTGAAAAGAACTATCGCTCAAATTCAAAGATCTGCAAATCTTGTCCTATTAAAAAGGCTTGTGCAGATGCTGGCAAGGGAGACTTTAAACTAAAGTCCTTGGAGCCTATAGATGAAGAATTGTCAATGGTGTGATAAACAATTTAAAACAGATATAACATATCAGATATATTGTTCACCAGAGTGTAGAGACATGTCAACAAAAGAAAAAATTGCTGCAAGGTATATAATTTCTAGAAGACAAAAAAGAAAAGGTAAGGATAGAAATTGCAAATCATGCAAGGAGCCTTTGTCAATATATAATGACGAAACTCTTTGTGTAAAGTGCAATGTGAACCCTTCTGATGTAGCAAAAGCATTAAAAGAAATTAAGGATAACTTAAAATGAAACTAGCAGAGGCAATAGGAACTAAACCTCCAAAAACTATTTGTGCTATAGATGCAAGCACTAATAGTCTTGCCTTTGCTATTTTTGATACACAACAAAAAACTTTAGAGTCGGTAGGAAAGATTACTTTTAAAGGTAAGAATACTTACGAAAAGGTTATGGATGCAGGACAAAAAGTAAAGTTGTTTCTTGACATGTATGGTGGCTTTGAAGCAATAGTAATTGAGCACACGGTTTTTATGAATAGTCCTAAGACGGCAGCAGACTTGGCTTTAGTTCAAGGAGCAATTCTTGGATCAGCAGGACAATCTGGAACTAAGTCTATAGGAAAGGTTGCTCCAATAACATGGCAAAATTTTATTGGTAATAAAAAAATATCTAAAGATGAAAAATTGTATATTAAATCACAGAATCCAGGCAAGTCAGATTCATGGCTTAAGTCGTATGAGAGAGACTTAAGAAAACAAAGAACAATAAACTTTATTAATATGCAATACGATAGAACAATAACTGATAACGATGTAGCAGATGCCTGTGGAATTGGTCACTGGGCATTAAAGAACTGGAACAAAGCAATAGGAGAGGAAAAATAATGCCAGAGTTAAATGCAAACATACCACCAATAGAATGTTATGTGCGTGGAAACTTTTTAAGAGATCAAGAAGATACCCATGATCAATACTTTCCATGTGTTATTTTTGGTGTGTCAAGCATTAAAGGAAGAAGCCCACTATTTCATTTCTTAATGGAAGATGGTGGACTGTGGTGGAGAATGCCAATCAATGCTTTTTGCACAAAGCCAGGAGTTCCAGAAGAACCTATTTACAATCTTGTACTATGGAATTCGTTTTCTCCACATGTAACTGTAACTAAATTTCAAAACTTGGTTAACATGAGAATGTCTTATCTTAATAGAGAAAAAGAAAATGTTCCTGGTAAGTATTTATTTACCCTTGATTGGCATAACCCAGAATCAAATATTTTAGATGACGGATACTCTGAAAATCCAGGACAACATAAATGTGGCCATGTAATTCAAAGAGATGACGGAAACTTTGCTATACAGCCTAACAATAGAGTTAAACTATATGAGCCTTCTTTTGTAACAAAGAATAGTTTATTACTGCATAGGCTTGTGAATACAAATAAATGGGATGTTGAAAGTTATGACAAGTGGGTCTTAGAAGATTCAAATGCTTATAACTATGAAATTTTTGAGTCAGGAGTTGACAATTAATATCGTGGGTGCTAAACTATATACAAGCGAAACATTTATGCGTAAAAGATATCTTATGGATAAGAAAACACCAGAAGACATTGCAAAGGAATGTGGCTGCTCATTAGAGACTATATATGTATATCTTGCTAAGTTTGGATTAAGGAAATCAAGGCGATGAAAAAAGTTAAATATATTTTGTTCGTAGCATCACTGGTAGCAGCAGTTGGTATTTCTTATGCAACTGCAACATTGCGTAATATACCAGAGTCTTTTGACTGGGAGGAAGATGATGAGTGAAAACCTTAACATAACAGTTGATCAAGTTAATCATCCAACACATTACACTACAGATCCTTCTGGAGTAGAGTGCATTCAGATTACAAGGCATCGCAATTTTAATATTGGTAATGCCTTTAAGTATTTATGGAGAGCAGGGATCAAGGATGAATCAAAAACAATTCAGGATCTTGAGAAGGCAATCTTTTATATTAAAGATGAGATAAACAGACTAGAGGGCAAGTATGTCAACTGAAGATGATTTAGTTAAGCACCTTGATCAGGTAAACCAGGTAGTTGAAGAATACTTGAAGGGTAATGATCCAACAGTAATCTCAAAACAATTGTCTATTCCAAGACAGAAGGTTGTAACACTTATTAATGAGTGGAAAGTTATGGCATCTGCTAATGATGCTATTCGTGCTCGTGCTAAAGAAGCCTTAGCAGCAGCAGATACACACTACAGCAAACTAGTTTCTCGTACATATGAAGTTATTGATGAGGCATCTATGACTAATAATCTTAGTGCAAAAACTGCAGCAATTAAACTTGTAATGGATATAGAGTCTAAAAGAATTGATATGCTTCAGAAGGCTGGCCTGCTTGAGAATAAAGAACTTGCTGAAGAGATGATGGAAATTGAAAAGCGTCAGGAAATTCTTGTCCTTATTCTAAAAGACATCGCATCTGAATACCCACAGGTTCGTGATGAGATTATGCGTAGACTTTCTGCATTTGCAAAAGACAATGAGGTGATCACAGTTGTCCACGATGTTCAATGATTTTCTTGAAGCACTACAGGATGATCATTTTAATGAAATGCCAGTAGACGCAAGAACTTTTGTTGAAGGTGAAGCATATCTTGGACAGCCACCGTTATCTGATATTCAGTACGATATTGTTGAAGCAATGAGTCAGATCTATCGCAAAGAAGACCTAATTAATATTATGGGTGAAGAAAAGGGTACACAATATTATAACAAGTACACAAAGAATGAAATCATCCTGCAACTTGGCAAGGGATCTGGAAAAGACTTCACATCAACTGTAGCATGCTCATACATTGTATACAAACTTTTGTGTTTAAAAGATCCAGCAAAATATTTTGGTAAGCCCTCTGGAGATGCTATTGATCTAATCAACGTTGCTATTAACGCACAACAAGCAAAGAATGTTTTCTTTAAGGGTTTTAAGTCAAAGATTGAAAGGTCTCCTTGGTTTGTTGGTAAATATTATGCAAAAGCAGACTCAGTTGAGTTTGACAAATCAATCACTGTTTACTCTGGACACTCAGAACGTGAGTCGCATGAGGGTTTAAATTTATTGCTTGCAGTACTTGATGAGATTTCTGGTTTTGCATCTGAAGTTGGAACAGGGAATGAACAAGGAAAGACTGCTGACAACATATACAAGGCTTTTCGTGGTTCAGTAGACTCTCGCTTCCCTGACTTAGGCAAGGTTGTTTTGCTTTCATTTCCAAGATATCCAGGAGACTTTATTTCAGAAAGATATGAGGATGTTATTGCTGAAAAAGAGGTTATAGAAAGAACACACAAGTTTACAATTAATCCATTGCTTCCAGAAGATAACCCAGATAACTCGTTTGAAATTTCGTGGGATGAGGATCAAATAACATCATACAAATACCCTGGAGTATTCGCACTAAAAAGACCTACATGGGAAGTAAACCCTACACGAAAGATTGATGATTTTATGATTGCATTCATGACTGATCTTGGAGATGCAATGATGCGTTTTGCTTGTGTTCCAACCTTTGCATCCGACGCATTTTTTAAGCAGGCAGACAAGGTAAGAGCATGCATGACACTACGAAATCCAGTAGATACATTTAAAAGGTTTGATGAAACATTCAAGCCAGACCCAACAAAAAAATATTATGTACATGCTGACCTTGCACAAAAGCACGACAAGTGTGCTGTTGCTATTGCTCACGTAGAAAAATGGGTAAATATTCAAGTAATCAATAATTATGAACAGGTAGCGCCAATTGTAGTGGTAGATGCAGTAGCATGGTGGGAGCCCAAGATAGAAGGACCTGTCAATCTTTCAGAAGTTAAGCAGTGGATTCAAAACCTTAGAAGGCTTGGGTTTGATATTGGAATGGTTTCATTTGACCGTTGGCAATCATTTGATATTCAGAATGAGTTAAAGCAGGTTGGAATGAGAACTGATACTGTTTCTGTTGCTAAGAAGCATTATGAAGACATGGCTATGCTTGTTTATGAGGAAAGACTTGCTATGCCAGCAATTGATTTATTGTTTGATGAATTAACACAGTTAAAGATTATGAAAAATGATAGAGTTGACCACCCACGTAAAAAGTCAAAGGATTTGGCCGATGCTGTGTGTGGTGCTATTTTTGGGGCCATATCACATACCCCTAAAAATATAGACACTGAGGTAGAGGTTCATACCTTTAGAGACAGATCTAAGCGAGTTGACGAACTGCCTGAGAACGTGATACAATATAAACCTATGCCAGATGATGTAAAAGACTATCTGGATAGATTTAATCTACTATAAATAAGGAGAAATACCGAATGAATTCATTCAAGAAAATCGCACTAGCCATGGTTGCAGCCATGACTTTGGGCACAATCGTAGCAACACCTGCAAGTGCTGCTGTAATGACAGTCGCTGTATCGCTTGACTCTGTAGCAAATACTACAGCATCAGCAATTGCAACGCCTGCATCATTACCAGTCCCTGCAGACAATTCAGTTGACGCTGCTGACGCACTTAAGTTCGTCGCAACTGTTGACGTAGGAACAAGCGTTTCTGTTTCAACAACAAATGCAACAATCGTGTCTGCACTACACACATCTGCTGCACCAGTAGGAGCAACATCAGGATCATCATCTTTGACAATTGCAACTGGTACAGGAACAACAGCAACATTTTATGTCTACACAAAGACAACGGCAATTGGCACAGTTGTAATTAACAACGGTGGAACAACTCTTACATACTATGTACAGGGAACTGCTGGCAAGATTAACTCTCTTGTAGTCTCTGCACCTACATCAGGTGCTGCTGGAACAAAGCAGGACATCACAGTAACTGCAACAGATACATTTGGTAACAAGGTATCAGGTAAGTCAATTACTGCAACAGTATTTGCTGCGACAGCAACACTAGATACAGCAACAGCAACAACTGGTGCTACACTTTCAGACTTTGGAGTTGCTACATTTAAGGCAACACTTCCAACAACTGGTACACGATCACTAATCACATTTGCACCAACAACTTCAACAGATGCAACATCTGCAGATGTAGTTGGACTACCTGCTCGTGCACTAGCACCATTTGCAGAAATCGCAGTTCGTGATCTAGTATCAGAACTTGCTGCACAGACTGCTGCTAAGGATGCAGCACTTGCTGCTAAGGCTGTAGCAGATGCTGCAGTTCTAAAGGCTGCTTCTGATGCTGCTGCTGCTAAGGTCGCTTCAGATGCTGCTCTTGCAGCAGAGAAGGCTGCTTCTGCTAAGGCTCTTGCTGATGCAAAGGTTGCTTCAGATAAGGCACTTGCAGATGCAAAGGTTGCACACGATGCAGTCGTTGCTAAGTTGACAGCAGATAATGCTGCAGCAATCAAGTCACTTAAGGATGCTTTCAACAAGTTGGCTCGCCAATGGAATGCAAAGAATCCAAAGGCTAAGGTTACTCTTGTTAAGTAATTAGTCCAACATTAAAGGGGTTGCCAATTACGGTAGCCCTTTTTTTGTGCAATAAAATGGTATAATCATCCTATCAGACATCCAGTCTGCAAGGGGGAAGGCAAATAAAACGATTAATACGCATAGTAACAGCGACAGTTTTAGCCTTTGGCTGGCTATTTATATCCCCAACAGAGGCTCATTCTGATGACCCCCTCACAGTTGCAGCCAAGCAGATTCAAAACCTTAATAGCGCAGTAGATAAACTAGACTATAAAGATGGTCTAATTAATATGATTGACATAGCAGAAAATAAGTTCATGTATGCTAAAAATCTGCGGGATGTCAGAGATGAAACAATTGCAGATTATGAGGATGCAGTAGAGGCAGAAGAGTTAGCCTTAGATGCAGTAGACCTTGCTCAGTCAAATGTAGATGGCCAGACAGTAACAGTAGAACTTTCTTTTAATTATAAAGAGGATGCCCTACAAGACAAGAACGATGCACAGGATGCTCTCAACATAGCCAACATCAACCTTCAAACGGCGCAATCAAATATGCAGAGTGCTGGAGGAGAAGGTTTGGCATATACTGTTTATACTCTTGTTAGACAGGGTAATGTTGCTACCCCAGGATATGTGCTTTGTTCTGGTACTTGGAACTCAAACTATATGAGCCTTCCAGTTTGTGGTAATAGATATGAAAACTTTATAGTTAAATTTACTGGACAGATAACAGTTCCAGAATGGTTCACATCAACAAAATTTGCAGGTTACACAGATGATGGTTTTAGGATGTATATTGATGGAAACCTTGCCATTAATAACTGGAAGGAACAGGGAACAACATGGAGTCAATACTCTCCAATATATGATGTAACCACAGATAAAACATTTGATGTAGAGATTTGGTGGTACAACGGTGGAGGACCAGGATCTTATCATCTTGGATGGGGAATACCCTATGATTCATCTGGCAGTTTAGGTTGGACGGGTGCAGGTTGCGACTATGCTGGAAATCCAAGAGTGTGGGGACAAAACTTTAGTTGTAATCTTGATACATTTTCTTCTGGATCTGGACCAACACAAGCACAAACAGATGCTTACAATGAAGCACTTGCAACAAGAAATGCAGCACAGCAAGACTACAACAATGCTTTGTCAGAATATAATGACAAATTAAATGTTTATAACCAAGAGACTGCAACACTAAATTCATTAAATCAAACATTAACTAATAAAGAATCTGAATATGACAACGCAGTAAATGATACAGCAGATGCTTTGTCTGAAAAGAATAATGCCATAAATGATTTTAATAATGCAGTCAATGATGTAAATGGTGCAATTGATGACGCATGGCGTTACTATGATGAGCAATCACAAAGAGAAATTCAAAGAGCAATTGCTCAAGCAGCAGCCAACGCTGCAGCAAACCAGCCTAAACCAGAACCTTCTCCAAAGCCAACTGTTGAACCAGAAAAGCCAAAGCCTTCCCCACCACCAACAGATAAGCCAGAACCAAAGCCAACTAACAATACCGCTACAGAAGAACCAGGACCAAAGCCTACACAGCCAGGACCAAAGCCAGAGCCACCAAAAGAGGAGCCTAAGCCTGAGCCAACAAAGCCAGAAGAGCCTAAGCCTACACCTGCCCCAAGCCCTGAACCAAAGCCAGAGCCCTCTCCAGAGCCTCCTGTTGAGCCCTCTCCAGAGCCTAAGCCACTTCCAAGACCAGACTTTAAGCCAGCAGAAAATATTGATCCAGCAATTAAGGATGCAGAATTAGCAGCATTGATTCCACAAAAGGGTACAGGAAATTCAGAAGATCTTTCTGGAGTTATAGCAAACCTTACAAGTAAGGATAATAAATTAGTTAAACTTTCTGTTGAGCAAACAGCAGCAGTTAGCCAAACACTTAAGTCTTTAACACAAGAGGCAAAGGCTGAAGTAGCAGCAGACCTGGGTATTGCACCAGCAGAAGTTGCAAAGGTGGCGGAGGCAATGAAGTCAAACCCTGCAGTAGCAGCAGCATTTGTTGAGTTCGCAGAAAGAGCAGGGGATGCAGGAGATACCCCAATGCCATTTACATTAGCAGATGCAACAACAGAAGTACAAACAGAAGCATTCTTAGCAGACCCACTTGGAGCAGTGTTTAAAGTGGATGTTACAGAACTCCTATCCAATTTTTCTGAGTTGGGTATGGATATGACAGACGATCAGAGAGAAAAAGCACAAGAAGTAATTGTCCCAGTGGTCATTGCATCACAAATTGCAGGGGCAGTAATAAGGAGGAACAAATGAAGATAATCAAAAAAGCCTTTAATCTCTTAGGTAAAATTCTAAAGGGATTAATTAAATGGTTTAAAGACGCAGGAATGGAATTAATTGCACAGGCATTCACCCTCCTTGGCTTCTTTATTGCATGGCTAACTTTGACGGGATCAGCAAGAGATATTGTTGGACTTGCAGTACTTGCAACCACAGTAATCTGGCTTATAACAATCCCGCTAAGAAAGGAGGACTAAATATGGCAACTAAAAAGGTAGTAGAGCCTCCTAAGAAGGAGCACCCACAAAAGGCAATCACAAATATCTTGATGAGAATAGTAGCAGTCTTTGCAGCATCTGGTCTATCAGTACTTGGTGCTGGAGCAGTTGTAGGAATTGACACAGTTCAAGCAGTATTCTTAGCAGGACTATTAGGCGTAGCAACAGTAATTGAAAGACTAGCAAGGGCTTTTTTGGACGATGGAAAACTCACATTGGCAGAGATCAATGATGCGTTTAAAACGGTAGACAAAAAGGCTAATTAGTAATTATTGACGGTAGTTGACAGCCCTCTCTGGGCAATGGTATACTTAAGTATCACCTATCTGGAGAGGGCTCTGTTATGACCTGTATTGTTGCTTTACGCCATGAAGAAAAAGTTTATATGGCAGGAGATCGTGGAGCATCAGATGACGGTGTTATTCTTGCACTTGAATCTCCAAAGGTTTGGAAAGTTGGACCTTACTTAATTGGATATGCTGGCTCAATGGATGGCGACAGAATTAGACACAACTTCAGACCATCGGCACCTAACATTAAAGACACAGACAAATATATGCACACCAAGTTCATTAAGGAACTTCGTGAATTTTATAATGAGTTCTGGGTTGATACATCTAAAGATGGCGAACTTAGTTTGATCATTGGTATTCGTGGAGAAATATATGAACATAGTTCTGGAGATATGTCTTTATCTAAATATTCATTACCATATGTTTCTATAGGCTCTGGATCAGAATATGCATATGGAGTTATGTATGCAACAGATAAGCAAAAAAATGCAAGGAATAGAGTTCAGCAAGCAGTTTCTGCAGCAATTAAATTTAATCCATCGTGCATGGGTCCAGTTGACATCATAAGTGCTTAGGGGTATAATTGTTATATGAACGAAGAATTTGAAGAGATTTTAAAAGACATTCAAAATATAGAATCAGATTTTGATGAATTTGAAATTTGGCTTGATAACGGTATTCAGCGTGGTTGGATAACAGAGCCATTCTGCAACACTCATGAAGGAGATCCTTACATGACAGAAGAAGAAGAAGCAGAGTGGGAAGAGGGCGGAGACCCTTGCCAATTAGTTTTAAAAATAAAACAATAAAAATGAGGAGAACAAAATGAAAAAGTTACTACTATCACTACTATCAATCGCAGTTGCATTTACAGCAATAACACCAGCACAAGCACAAGATGAAAGGGTCTTAGCAATTATTGACACAGCAATTAATGCAAAGAACTTTCCATCAATTATCCACGAGGTTTGCTTTACTACTGTAAAGTCAAAAGATCCAAAGCAGGATATGTCTTGCCCTAATGGAGAATACTTTATGGAAGGTCCAGGAGCAGCCAGTGCTCCATGGCCAACACCTGCTACTGATAAGATGTGGCTTAACAACGCAACTTTTCACGGAGATCAAATGGTAAAGTCTGCACTAACAGTTGATCCAAATTTAAAGATTGTATTTATTAGATTTAATGATGTTACAAGTCTTGGAAACTCAAGAGGAGACATCAAAGCACTGACTTCAGCAATGGACTGGGTATCAAAAAATGCAGGAAAGTACAGCATCGATGCTTTATCAATTAGTCAGTCATCAGTAAGTACAGCAAACCTTGCCTTATGCTCAACAAGCACAGTAGCAATTAATGCAGTAGCATCCTTAAATGCAAACAACATTCCAGTATTTGCTGCAACAGGAAATGATAAAAGAAAAGATGTTGTAGGATTCCCTTCATGCGTTAACGGTGTGATTGGTGTAGGAGCATTAGGAAGTGCAACACAACTTGAAGGATTAACAAACACAGGTCCTGGTCTTGATATGGTTGCATTTGGTAAGGTAAGCATCACGAAGTATAATGGTTCGCCAATCGATACTGCTGGAAGTTCTGTAGCAACTGCAGTATCTGCAGCATCATACGTAAACAAAAATACAAATAAAACTTTTGGAGAATATCTACTATCTCTTTCAAAGATTTTAATTAACAACGTATCATATATTCGTAACTAAATAATAGTCCTAGGCATGACTTAAAACTGCCCTATTGCCCTATAACTCAGTTGGTAGAGTGCCGAACTGTTAATTCGGATGTCCCTGGATCGAGGCCAGGTGGGGCAGCGTGATATAATTGTATTGTCATACCTACAAGGAGGAATCAAATGGCAGCAAAAGGCAGTGTAGAAGCAATCATTGAGGTTGCAAAAAAGGAAGTGGGCACAATTGAAGGCCCAAAGGATAATGAAACAAAGTACGGTGCATGGATTAAAGTAAACTTCCAACCATGGTGTCAGTCATTTGTTTCTTGGTCAGCATTTACTGCAGGGGTAAAATCATTCCCTAAGACTGCATCAACAGTAGCAGCAGCAGATTGGTTTAAGAAAGCAGAGCGTTGGTCAGATGCTCGTAACGATGACCCACAAGCAGGAGACTGGATTTATTTTGATTTTCCAGAAGATGGTGTGAATCGCATTTCACATGTTGGTCTTTGTATTAAGAATAATGGAGATGGAACCATTCAAGTTATTGAAGGAAACACTTCAGGAACCGCAAAAGGAGATCAGCGCAACGGAGGAATGTGCGTTGAGAAAACTCGTGGCTATGTAAAGAATAACAAGAAGAAGTTAGTTAATGCTGTAGTCGGTTGGGGTCGTCCAGTTTATGCTGGTGAAGAAAACGCTCCACTACTAAATAAGGTCGCAGTATCTGTTAAACCAGCACCTGCTAAACCATCAGCACCAAAAGAAATTAAATCAGTAGCAAAAAAGTCTTCTGGTGGCGGAGGAAAGGGCTCTGTGGCCCTATAATGGAATCAACTAAAAGAACTTTGCTAAAGACAGCAAGTTGGGAAACTTTTCATCTTCTTGGTGTTGCTGGTATTATTTCTCTTGTAACATGGAGAATAACTGGAGAAGTAGATTATGAATATGCAAGTCTTGGGGCATTAGGATATATTGCTTGGGAGGCACTTGGATATTTCTTGCATGAAAGAGTTTGGGTTAGGTTTGGAAAGGGTATAAAGTAATGCGTATTAAAATTATTAAGTTTGTTGTAAAATCTTTAGGCTACGAGTGGTCTGGAGATGAACTCAAACTGCCAGTATGGTATGTAAAAGAAAAGAAAAAATCTAAATAAATGGCATTATACGAGTACGACTGCATGCCCTGTGGTAAACGGTATATAAAAGAAAGATCAATTAAAGACAACGATCCAGGATATAATTGTGAAACTTGCAATCTACCGCTGGTTCGTGTATACTCTAATGTAGGAGCAGTATTCAACGGTAGTGGATTCTATTCCACTGATAACAGAAAGAAGTAGTATAATGTTTACAATGATTAAAGATGAAGTAAAGCAAGAATGGCAACTATCTCCAGCAGATAGATGCGACAGATGCAATGCTGAGGCTTTAGTAAAGGTCTCTGGTATTAGCGGAGAACTACTATTTTGTGGTCATCACTACAACGGAATTATGAATGATAAAGAAGGATACAAAAAGATTATGTCCTTTGCTTTGACAGTACTTGATGAGCGAGAGAAACTAATCAGTTAAAATAATATGCTAATAAATGAGAAGGAATACTCTCAAATTTTATTTGTTCACATACCAAAGACTGCTGGATCTTCAATCTCAAAGGTACTGAAAGATAATAATTTAGATAACTGGAATAGGGCATGGCCAAGACATCATGATCCATATTCATATCTAAAAGATGTAAACAAAATTGATGGCAGTGTTTTTTCTTTTTCTGTTGTAAGAAATCCATACACAAGAACATATAGTTGTTATAAGCAGTTCAATAAGGTTAATAAAACAGATATATCTTTTATAAAATATTTAGAAAATATTAAAGAAAACAATATATCTCCTATAAGTCCACTGCTTCATATACCACAGTCGTTCTATGTTATGGAAAATAATGTTGTTCAAGTTGACAGACTTTATAAGTTTGAAAATCTAAAGGAACTGGAAGACGAACTTGGATGGACTCTTGGTTTTTATAACGTAGGAAACTATGTGGTAGAATCATATATGGAAGATTATACAGAGTATGCAGTAGTTATGACTCAGGACCTCTATAGTTCTGATTTTATAAACTTTGGATACTCTAAAGATTTTAATGAAACCCTGGAGAAAAAATGAAAAAGATATTAGAAGACTTTAACTTTAAGCATCATGTCAATTATGAGGTTGAGTCAATTAAAAATTATATAGATAGTTTTTCTGAAGAATGGTTTCTTAACACATCAAGACAAGATAATCACTATGTTCATAAAGATACAAACTCATACTTTGTTTATACTGCAGATCTTAGATGGAAAGAGGGAGATATTTTTTCTACTCAAAAAACATCTAATGACAGCGCCTTGCTTGAACTTCTTGAGCCAATAATCTCAGACCTTGAAAAGATACATGATGGTGTTAGAGGCATGGTGCTTTTAATTAAGTTGAAGGCAGGTCAAGATATAGCGCCACATCACGACTCAGGAGATTACCTAATGCTGTCAAGAAGAAACCATATACCAATAGTTACATCTGATGATGTATTTTTTGGTGTAGGAGATGAAAAGATTAAAATGAAGACTGGAGAATGTTGGGAAATCAATAACTCAAGAACTCATTTTGTAAACAATGGTAGTAAAATAGACAGGGTACATCTATTGATTGATATTGTGCCAAACACAGAGATAGGTAAAAAATGATTATTCAAATTATAGGTCTTCCAGGTTCAGGAAAGACAGAGTTGGCCAAGGCACTTAAAGAAAGAATTAATGCTATTCATCTCAATGCAGATGAGGTTCGCTCAACAGTAAATTCAGACTTAGGATTTGCACCAGAAGATAGGCTTGAACAGGCTCGCCGCATGGGGGAGATGGCAAGACTAATTGCTAAGCAAGGTATTGCTCCAGTAATAGTAGACTTTGTATGTCCTACTGATCTAACTCGTGCAGCATTTGGCAAATCAGATATCTTGGTATTCATGGACACAATTGCTGAAGGTCGCTTTGAAGACACAAACAAAATGTTTGAGCGCCCAACAGAGTTTGATGTGTCTTTTATTAGTCACAACTTAGATGCAGAAGCAAAAGCATCTCACATAATTCAAAAGTTTAACTTACATGATTGGTCTGCACCTACAACTCTAATGCTGGGCAGATACCAGCCATGGCATGAAGGCCACCACGCCCTTTATAAGGAGGCAGGAAAGAGAACTGACCAAGTACTTCTTGGAGTCCGCAATACCTATAACACAAGCGAGAAAGATCCACTTAAGTTTGATCAGGTAAAAGAGTATATTGGCAAAGATGAATTTATGGATGGCGCATTAGTATTAAGACTACCTAACATTACTAACATTGTATATGGCAGAGATGTAGGATATAAGATTGAGCAAGTAGACTTAGGTGCAGATATTCATGCTATTTCTGCTACGCAAAAGCGTAAAGATATGGGAATCTAAATGTTAGAAAATGTTATTGCAATTGTTGTTTCGCTTATGGTCGCTGCTATTACTGTCTACTTTGTTGACAAAAAGTGGGGTGGATCTGATGACAGTAACCAAGGCTAGATCTTTTACTAAGGCATTAAGTTATCGCATATGGGGAACACTATCTTCGTTTGTTGTTGCTTATGTAATTACTGGAGATGCAACACTTTCAGGAGCAATTGCCTTTTGGGAAACGGTAGTTAAAGTATTTATCTACTACGCACATGAGCGTGGTTGGAACTATATTCAGTGGGGAAGAAAATAATGAATAAGGACATAGTAGTTGTTGGTGGTGGAAGTGCTGGATGGCTGACTGCTTTAGCAGCAAAGCACAAGTATCCCAACCTTAATGTCATTGTTATAGAGTCAAAAGATATTGGAATCCTTGGCGCTGGAGAAGGATCAACCCCATACTTACCTGCATTTTTAGACAGCATAAACATAAGTCTAGAAGATTTAGTTAAAAATTGCGACGCAACTATAAAGAATGGTATTAAGTTTACTAATTGGAACAATGACAATGATTTTTACTATCATGGTTTTGGTGCTACAGACCTACCACTTGGAACAGAGGCTTTATCATCAAGATTTTTATCTGTAAGCCCAATGTTAGTATCAAGTCTTGTACTTAATAATGGCATAAGAGAAGTAGACTTTACGGAAAATTTATCAGAAAATAGCAAGGTTCCTTTTGTTCTTGAAAAAAACAAGGTTGGCAATGTAGTTTCAGACTATAAAAAATTAGCGCAGATATCTATTCATTTTAATGCTACAAAACTTGCAGTAAGGTTTAAAGAGATAGGCTTAGAAAGAGGTATTCAGGTTTTTGAAAATACAATAACTGAAGTATCCTTGGATGAAGATAATAACGTTAAAAGTCTGCAGTTGGATAATAATAAAACTATCCTATCTGATTTTGTTTTTGATTGCAGCGGATTCCATAGGCTTATTATAGGCAAAACACTTAATGGCAAGTGGAAAAGTTATAAAGATCATCTTCCAGTAGACTCAGCCATTCCATTTTTTCTTGATATGACAGACAAAATTCCATCATACACAGAAGCAATTGCAATGAAGTATGGATGGATATGGAAAATTCCACTACAGACAAGATTTGGATGCGGTTATGTCTATGATTCTTCTCTTATATCAGAAGCAGAAGCGATCAAAGAGTTAGAAGATTTCTTAGGTTTTGTTCCTCATTATCCAAGAAAAGATAAGGGCGGATTTAGTTTCAGCCCAGGAGCATTTGAAAGTCCATGGCAAAACAATGTTGTTGCAGTGGGACTAGCAGCAAACTTTGTAGAGCCATTAGAGGCAACATCTCTTTGGGTTACAATGGTAGAACTGACTGAGATATTTAATAGTCCAGACTTCTTGCTAAATAATTCTCAAGAAATTCGAGATGAGTTTAATAAGATTGTTATTAGTATGAACGATGACATTCTTAGTTTTATTTATTTCCATTACATGTCCTTAAGAAAAGATACTGAGTTTTGGAAGAAGTTTTCTTATGAAAATGCTCCAGATAATTTAAAAAAGAAAATAAATATTTGGCAAAAAAGACTTCCTGGAAAGCAAGATAATAGCAATCATTGGAATTCAAAGAGTTGGTTTTTGGTTGGGTCTGCACAAGAAACAATAAATAAGTCTATTGCAAAGGGTTACACAGATCTTTCAGAAGAGTATAGAAAAGCAATTGATACGTACGATTACTATAAAACATACAGAGAGTACAAGGTATCAGAATGTGTAGATCATAGACAATTTTTGGAGGGACTAAAATGAAATTTAGAACAGAGTGGATTAATGCTCTAAAGACAATGAGGCATAAGTCTTATTGGGACCTACCAAATACTGTAGAGTTCTTTGCTTTTATGACCAAGGCAGCAATTATTGTCCCAGGTCTTATTTTTGGTGTACAGTTTTGGTGGCTATACATCTTTGCACTAATAACCAGTTTATCTTTAATCTGGTCGTCAACAGTTAAAACATTACCAACAATTATTTGGTTTAATATAATCTGGTCAATTCTTGCAGCAACTGCTATAATTAAGTATTGGGTCTAAGGGGGCACAAATGTTTGAATATTATGTAAAAAAAGTAACAAAGGTAGTTGATGGAGATACCATTGATGTTGATATTGATTTAGGGTTTGACATTTCTTTTAGTTCAAGAGTCAGACTTGCTGGTATTGATACACCTGAGTCTCGTACAGCAGACAAGGCTGAAAAGGCTTTAGGACTAGAAGCAAAGGCTTATTTGAAGGCTGCTATTGACAGTGCTAAGTCTGTAGTAATTAAGACAGAGAAGATGGACTCTTCAGAAAAATATGGTCGTATTCTTGGTTGGGTTTATCTTGATGGAGATACCGTTTCTATTAATGATAAGATGATCAATGATGGACATGCCTGGGGATACATGGGAGAAACAAAGGTCAAAGATTTTGACGCTTTGAAGAAGGCCAGAGCAAAGTCAGGTAAATAGAATGGGGCTTAAAGAAGAAGCCATGCTTGAGCACCTGATGCTTCAGGGTGCTGTTGAATTTCAAGGTATAGATGAAGCAACTGGCGAGATGATGTATACCATCACTGATAAGATGAAAGAAGTTAGTCCAGATATATATGAAGAACTAAAAGATCAGTATGAGCACCATATGTTTCAACTAATTGAGCAAGGTCCTACAAGAATGACATGGAGAATTCGTGGATGAACTTCAAAGATGAGGATGACGCAATAGATCAACTAATTCTTTCTGGTGCCCTTGAGGTTGCTGGAATAGACATGAATACAGGAGAGCCTATTTATAATTTTACAGAAAAATTAATAGAGGTAAGTCCAGAGTTACATAAAGAAGTTTCTTTGTATTTTTCTCGTGAAACCATGTCTTTATGGAGTCATGGGTTTTTGGACATGGATGTGACTGAAAAAAATCCTATAGTAACACTAACACCAAAGGCCTTAGATGATGCTGAAGTATCTAAACTAAGCAAAGAGTCTCAGGCTACGCTGAGCGAAATAATAAGAGTTATTCTTTCAGATAAGTAGTATAATTGGTTTGGAGAAATATGGAATACTTTTTGGGGTCTGCTATAACAATGATTGCCATGTTCATTACGACAAGGCTAATATTGCCACGCAAACTAAATGCTAAAGTAAATAATTTTAGATACAGCCAAAGCCATATTCATACATTAATTATGCCACTCATTCCAGATATCAAAAGTTATAAGAAAAAAATGATTACTCAGTCCAGCAAACATGATGAAAGAGTAAATATAAAAGTTGTAATATTTGACAATAAAGCATACTTTGTTAAAGATGGTAGTTTTTATTCCGCTGATATGGACGGAAACTTTATTGATAGACAGACGGCAACTGTAGTTGACACGATAGGTATGGATAAGGTACAATTAGATAAGATGCTGTTTATAATGGATCAACTTAGGGATGGGAAGAAAAATGATAGTGGGGATTCAAGGAACCAGTAGTTTTGATGACTACCATGTCTTCCTTAGAGCAATGGCAGTTACTATGTCTTCTTTAAAGGAAGATGATCCATACCTTTATATATATTCTGCAGGACCTGCAAATATTAATCTTATGGCTATGGAGTTTACAAACTTGTCTGAGCGTGGCTTAAAGGCTCGTGGAAAAAGTATTAAGTATAAGCCTGTTCCTCCTTCATGGATAGCAGAAAACATTTCAGATGTAAACTACTTTGCTTTTTTAAGTAAAGAAAAAGAGCAGGTCTCAAAACTTGTCGATGAAGCAAAAAACAACAATGTCGAATACGGCATTTTCAGATACTAACAAAGGAATAAAAATGCAAATTAAATCATTAGAACAGATGGAAAAGATTGTTAATTCAAACAAGTCTTTGGTATGGGATGGATGGACAGTGGTAAATACTTATCCCTCTGAGAAGGGTAGAACAGCACCACAAGGTGCATTCGTAGATGGTAAGTGGCACCTACAGCGTCGTTTTGTACCTTCTAAGAATGGATGGGACATACCAGACAAGTTTGTAGGTTAGTATGCCTAAACATGAATGGAAAGATGATGCTTTGTGTTTGGACTATGATACAAATTTATTCTTTGAAAAGTATGAAGATGATGAATTATTAAGGCCAGCAATAGATAAACTATGTTCTATGTGTCCAGTATCAAAGATGTGTTTTGCTGTTGGTGTTTCTCAAAAAGAATGGGGAGTTTGGGGTGGTGTTTATCTTGAAGCGGGTCAACTATCTAAAGAATTTTCTAAGCATAAGTCTAAATCAGACTGGGCAAATACATGGCAAAGACTGACAACGGAGCAATAAAGTGTATACAGATTCAATGAGAAAAGCGTTTCATTCACTTAGAGGGCCAAAAGGTTTTTATCTTCAAGTAATTGATCATGACAATTTTTTAACAATAAAAGCAAGTGAAAAACAGTTTATGAGTTTGTCTGGAGAAGACAGAAAACAGGCGGTAGAGTACATGATCCGTGTAAAAAAAGCATTAGAAGATAATGGTGCCATTGTTTTGTTAGTAAGAGAAGGAGGAAAAGAACAATGATCGAATTTACTGCATTTACAGTTTTTATATTTTTATTTTTTATTTTAATAATTAATAATATTAGGGTTAGCCTTAAACTTTCTTCTGCATATCAAAAATTAATTCAAGCCCACATAGATAACACTATCTTGGCAGAAAAACTTTTTGAAACATCTGCACAAATAATAGTAAAAAAAGAAACAGATTCAGACGCTTTCTTAAAATTTGTTTCAGATTCTCGTGACTGGGCATATCAGTACATTGATGAGGTTCAAGAAGGTATAAACAAGTTTATTACTGATATTGAAGCAGAAATTGCATACTTTGATGAATATGGAGAGGTTGGTTCTGCATACCCTCATTATCACTCTATGAAGAAAATTTCAAAGGCATACAAAGAACTAAAGAAATTGCTACCAGAAGACTATGATAAAATAGAGTAATGATCGTACTTAAATCAACTAAAAATCTTAACATGTTTATATGTGAAGAAGAGTTATGTCAGGATGAAAGTACAAGAGTTTGGGCAAGTTCTGAAAGTAGAATCGTAGAACTTTGTGACCTACATTACGGTAAGGCAAAGGAATGAAATTTTATTATTTTGGTGGTGTGTTAGGTTCAAAAACTTCTGTCAAATCTCCATCTAATCTTAATGATCATGGGTTTCATGGGGTAATGTTTACACATGATATACCGCAAGGTGACATATTTATACAAACAGCCTTGGACATAAAGCCAAATGAAAAAATTAAATACTTAGTAGCCATCCGTCCGTATACAATATCACCGCAATATCTTTATATGCTTAATGATTCACTAAACAAAATACAAAAAGATAGAGTACAACTAAATATTATTTCAGGTTATACTAAAAATCATGAGAACAGTGTTAAAGGTATTGTTGGAAATGTAAATGATCAATCAGACAAGGTTGAAAAAAGAAAGTACCTTGTTGAGTTTCTTGAATCATTAAATGAAATGAATTCAAACAAAGATCTAAATTATCCATTGGACTTCTTTGTAACAACAACAAACCCAAGAGTACTTGATGCTGTTAACAAATATAACAATAAGATAATTTTGCCATATAGTTTGTATAAGAACGACATTTGGTTTAAAAAATTTAATCGTCCATTAGAAGTTAAAAGTAAAGACATTATGTTGGCAATAACGCCAGTCATTAGAGACACAGAGGAAGAACTTGACGAGTTAAAAAACTACGCACTAAGACCTATATGGCAAGAAGGAGAAGTCTCCAGAGTAGTAAACGATGCTGCATACTTTACACCAAATAGTTTCCATGAATTTGTAAAAGATCTAAAGAAAAATAATATTCACTACATGTTGATCAATGCTGTTCCGCAAGGGGAAAATGATATAATTATTCCTTTTATTAAAAATTATGTAGAATCAACAAAATATAAGGATATGGTACGAGCATGAAGTTTTATTATTTTGGTGGTACATTCAATGAAAACGATACACTTGAAGACACATCTACCCTAAATAATCATCACTTTGATGGCGTTATGTTTACATATGATGCAACACAAGGAGACATGTTTGTTAGGATTGCCAAAGATATTAAGTTAAACGAAAAAATTAAATACCTTGTTGCGATTAGACCCTATACAATATCTCCACAATACTTATATGCTATAAATCAATCAATAAGTGAAATTCAAAAAGATAGACTACAAATAAATATAATTGCAGGATATATTAAAGATCATGAAAGCAATGTTGGTGGAATTGTAGGTGATGTAAATGATTCATCATCTTCAGTTGAAAGGTCAAACTACACAATTAAATTTATTGAAAGTTTATATGAGATATCAAAAAATAAAGATAAAAAAGATCAATTGGATGTATACATATCAACAACGAACAACTATGTTTTTGATACAGTAAAAAAATATAAAAATAAAATTATACTTCCATATAGCATTTACAAGCGTGGATTTTGGTCTGACTGGATTAAAGATCCTTCACTAAAGATTGAGTTTGAAAGAGGGGACATTGAAATAATGTTAGCAATGACTCCAGTTATTAGAGAAACTAAAGAAGAACTCGAATCCTTAGCACATCATGCTATGAAGCCAGTATGGAAAAAGGGAGACGTTACAAAAGTTGTAGAAGATGTAGAATACTTTACACATGAAAGTTTTCATGAGTTTATTCAAATGCTTGAAGATGATAACATTAATCACTTATTAATAAATGCTGTACCAAGATCAGAGTCTACAAATATTATTTCTTTTATAAAGAAATATGTAGAGTCAATAACAGATTTTGCTGGCCAACAGGCTGGTAAATAAATAAAATATCCTATAGGAGGAAAAAATGAATAAAGCAATGATCGAATCATACGTAAGAAACCTTATTGGTCAGGTATTTGGAGCAATGGTAATTGTTTCACAAACATCTGGACTTGATATTCCATTTGGTTTTGGAACAAGTGAATGGCTACTTGTGGCAAATACACTATGGTCATCTCTTGTGCCAGTAGCGCTAAGATATATCAATAAGAAGGATCCAGCATTTGGACTTGTCGCTGCAGCAGTAGCGCAAGAAGTTTCAAATAAACTGACTTCAGCACCAAAGAAGACCGCAAAGAAGGCTCCTGCAAAGAAGTCATCTGGTGGCGGAAGAACAAACAATCAAGTAAAATAAAGTAGTATAATTTATACTATTCCGCTATAAGACTTTAAAAGGTTTTGCAACGGATGCTCGATGAAATGAGAGTTAGCAGGCTGATTGCCGTGGCTGATAGACCTGAGCAGTAGTCTATAAACTGCTCATTTCCTATGCTATAATATTTATACCTGCCCAAATGGGGGGTAAATTAACTTATTCGCTTGAAAGGGGAATAAAATGGTAAAAACAGCACTGGATCTTTTTAATGATCCATTTTTCAATACCTTCTCAAATTTTCAGAAGGTAACAACAACAACAAACTATCCACCTTATAACCAGATCAAACTAAATGATAAAGAATATATTCTTTCATTTGCATTGGCTGGATTTTCTAAGGATGATGTCTCAGTATCGCTAGACAATCGCAAACTTACAATTAAGGGCGAGAAGCAGGATCCTGAGTTGCCAGAGGGTGCGGAGTATCTACATAAGGGCATTGCTGCTCGTAAGTTTACTGATATCTTCACCCTTCCTGAGTTTGTTGAGGTGGTTGGGGCTGAATTTAAAGACGGTATCTTAGATATTAGACTTGAAAAGCAGATCCCAGAAGACAAACTACCAAAAACAATCGCAATCAAGTAGTACAATATAAATGTCCCCACACAGGACCTTAGTGATGGATTAGTTACCCATTGGATAGAGACCGTGGCGCAAGTCAGGTGAATTGCCTGTGTGGGGCTTAATACTTTGCGGTATAATAATAACAATGACTGACAAAGAGTTAGACCATTATAACAAGCAAGAGTTTAAAAAAATGCTTGCTAAGATAAAAGAAGATTCTGGCTGCGTAGACTGCGGTGTTAGTAACCATATAATTTTAGATTTTGATCATTTAAGGGATAAAAAATATAACATATCAAGGATGATACATGATGGTTTTTCTTGGAAGGCTATTAAAAAAGAGATTGAAAAGTGCGAGGTAGTGTGTGCAAACTGTCATCGAATAAGGACTCATAATAGGCTTGCTGGCTAATACTATGCTATAATGATAAGATGGAAGAATTGATTAATCTACTGAAGGTGCTCCTTGCAGACAATATTACTCTTAAGTTAAAGGCTCATGGTTACCACTGGAATGTAGAAGGAGATGACTTCCCACAATTTCACGATTTTTTTGGTGACATTTATGCAGACTATGAGTCAGCAACAGATACTTATGCTGAATGGATTCGTAAGTTAGATTCTTATGCACCATTTAAATTATCAAGGTTTATTCAACTGAATGAAGTTGGTGAGCCAGATGTAACATCAGATCCTATGATGATGTCTAAAGATTTGCTAATTTCAAATGATATGGTTCTTGCTAAGTTAGTAGATGCCTGTGATATGGCAACAAAAAATAGACAACATGCTCTTGCAAACTTTTTTGCAGAAAGAATGGATCAGCATCAAAGATGGCATTGGATGCTATCTGCATCAACCAAACCAATGGGAGAAGAATAATGACAAGTTTATACAAAAGTGAAGCATCAATAGCAACATCGCCAAACCCAGAAAACCCTTCTGACTCCATTAATCCAACAGTTGGAATGGCTAAGCCTGCAGTAATGTCAGCAGGAAAGAAAAAGAAAAAGAAGTATCGTGCTGCAAAGTCAATCGAATCAACAACTATTTTAAAAGATATGGTTGCTGAAGGTGACTTTGTTATTGTTTCGTGTGAAGATGAAACACATGTTGGTATTGTTCAGTATGTCATGACTGAAGGAATGTTTGGAATTGCCACGTCTGATTATTCTATTGAAGCATCAGCAGAAAACCCAGCGGTTCTTGTTCGTACCCTTGAATTTGAAGAAGATGAGGGTATTTGGGAAGAATCAGAATATTTAGTAGGAGCAGAAGCAAAGATGGTTACTAAGATTGAGCCACTTGCTTTAGAAGTCGAGACTGTAGCAAATGTAGATGCTTCAGAAGTTTCTATGGCCATGTATGACTCATCAATAGGTAAGGCTGCTCCATGTTGGGATGGATATGTACAGCGTGGAATGAAGCCAGGAGATAATGGTAAGCCAGTTCCTAATTGTGTTCCTGCTGCAAAAGCAGATGATCTATTTGAAGATGATGATACAGTTGAATACGACACAGACTCAGTATCAAAGGCTGAAGGATACTCACCACCAGCAGGAGCAAGATCTGCTGCTCGTAGAGCAATTAAGTTTAAGGAAGATGGAAAGGCTAACGGCGCAGGAACATCAGTTGGCTGGACTCGTGCAGGGCAGTTAGCAAGAGGAGAGTCACTATCTCTTAGTACTGTTAAGAGAATGTACTCATACTTCTCACGTCATGAAGTTGATAAGAAGGGTAAGGACTGGGGAAATACAGAAAACCCTTCTAATGGATACATCATGTGGCTTGCATGGGGTGGAGATGCAGGTTTCTCATGGTCAAGAGGAATTGTTAATCGTGAAAAAGATAAAGCATTATTTAGTGATTTTGGTAAAGACTATACAAATGTAAAAACAGAAAGACACTCCCTATAATGCCAAAGAAAAAATCATTGGCATTTAACCCTATTCAGATCAAAAACGGTTGGATTGTTAGGCTGTACAAAGATGGTCGGATTAAATCTAAGATTGCACCATACGAACCAAAACATACTAAGAAATAGAAATGCTAAAGTACGATAAAGTATACTTTTTGCACATTCCAAAAACAGGTGGAAGGTTTTTTACAAAGTATATCCTTGAGCCAATAGAAAATACATTAAAAGAAAATGGAATAGATGTAGTTAAGTTACCACCAAATGTTTCAAAGCATGGTGGATGGCATAAAGAGATAGACGACAAAACCTATATTATTTCTGTTTTTAGAGATCCCGTAGAGTTTTTTGTAAGTGTTATTGCTCATATGTTTGCAGATCAAGAAAGAATGTTAGATGAAAATAAAGACCACATCATAAAAGATAAAACAAAAATTTTAGATATACCAGTAGAGGCTGTTCGTAATAAGATAGTTCAGTTAGATTATTTAAAAAATTTTCAATCTCAAAACTTTATCTTAAGCCCTACACAAAATCATATTATTCAGGAATCTATAAAAGAGCATAACATTGGAAATGCTATTGATAAAGAATTAGTATATGAAAGAATAAAGAGAGTTAATCTAATGATAAGGCACAAAGATTTAAAAAATATGAATTACTCTGTATTGATCAACAAGATATCAAAAGATCTCGGAATAAATATAAACATAAAATTTCCAGAAGCAGATAGAGAACACTATAAAAATAATTCTTCAGAAGTTCTTTTTGATAAACTCAGTAAAGATGATATAAATTTTATATATGAAAACTTTTTATTTGATAAAGAAATATATCAGAATGATTCAATATTTTGGACAGAAAAATAGGATAGTTTTAGGTCATATCCAGGACTTTTACATTAAGGACAACATAGTGTTGCAACACGCTATGTTAATGTTTCCCGACATAAACATAACAACTATATTGTCACACTTTAATTATATCATGTACCCCTGGCAGGAATCGAACCTGCGACAAACGGATTAGAAGTCCGCTACTCTTCCGCTGAGTTACAGAGGTATGGTACATCTGGAAGGACTTGAACCTTCGGCTCTCTGCATATAAGGCAGGTACTCTAACCAACTGAGTTACAGATGTGTACACCAGGTAGGACTTGAACCTACGAATAGCCGAATTATGAGTTCGGTGCCTTAACCAACTTGGCTACTGGTGCTAGTCCTTATGATACTAAGATACCAAGAAGCATTCCAATTATAAAGCACAGTATGCCAACAGTCCAATGATAGTAAGTCTTCATGTGCTCTTTAATAATGTAGCGCTTTAAATCTTTTGATATTTTGTTAAACTCTTTATTATCTAACATAAACTATCCAATCTTATTTAGTTGATGTATTTTCTAAACCAAGAAGTATTTGTTTTCTGATCTCAATCTGTTTGCGCTCAAACTTTGAGAAATATGGCTTGGCCTGTATTCTTTTCTTATTTTTGTTTGCTCTTTTAATTTTATGTTGAGAAACCTTATTATTTGATTGTTTCATTTTGATCCCTGATTCTCTGCTACATTGTCGCAAGGACAGATAATTGATTCTGGAAGTTCGTGAACTTTTGTTACGATTGTAATAGTAGTTTCACACTCTTTGCATTTATAGATCTTCTTGATTTGTTTGCTCATATACTAATCATACCATTCTCTGTAGTGTAAGTCAATTCTTGTTCCCATCCCAATCTCCTATCTTTGTTGTAGGAATACTGTGATCCTCCCACAATTTTATCACATTGGGGTTGTCATCCACGGCATGAGTAACATCCCAAAGAAGACTTATTTTATCAAGCATATCTTTTTTTGCTTCATAATCTGGTCTATTGTCATCATCCGCTCTCATAAATAGTGCATGAGATCTAATGTTATTTTTAGCAAGCCACATAGATGTTAGTCCACGATATTTTTCTTTACGAGATGTAACAACTAAGATAGAATGCCCATCACTAACAGAATTGTTAAGCATCTCAAGTACTTCTATATTTGGCAGGGCATCTATAGAAGCCCCATGAAAGGCATCGTAATACCTATTAGAGCCACGAACATAGTGCAGATATGGATCTACATTGGCTAAGGTGCCATCCACATCATAGATGTGTGCTGTAGGCTTAATCTTGATCAACCTTGTATGTCATAATAAAGTAGCATACTGCGTACCCTGCAATAAATGCTGGTACTAAGGATAATAAACTAATCATTCAAAATCTACCTGCCTCTCAAACAAACTACTCATATAGTTGTCATCTCCTCTTGCAACCTTTGCTGCAAGTATACGCATGCCAAGTGCATTGGTAACGGAGTCTTCAATTGGCAAAGACTCAATAGCCCTTGCGATTTCTTCTCTTAATGTCATTTCATCTATACTCATAACTAAAGTATACCTTAAGATGAGTTAGTTGTCAAACAATATCTGATACTTGATGAGAACTAAGATAATGAGTAATTGATCCATCAGAAGATATTAAAAATTTTTCAAAGTTCCAACCAATATTTGTAATGCCAGTGCTTTCCTTACAATGCTTATATATTGGATGAGCATTAGGACCATTGACCTCTACTTTTTGAGATAGTGGAAATTTCACACCATAATTGGTTGTACAAAATTCTTTAATATCTTGGTTGTTTCCAGGCTCTTGGTTTCCAAACTGATTACATGGAAAACCCAAGACCACAACTGAGTCACTATATACTTTCTGTAGATCTGAATACTGTGTTGTATAACCACAATTGCTTGCAGTATTAACTATTAATATTTTTTTTCCTTTAAAACTTTCGAGTTTTATTTCATTACCAGAATTGTCAGTAAATGACAAATCATATATACTCATACGAGTCTCTTCTTTCTGTTAGTTAGATAGAACAAGGTTAGGATTGATGCGTGATCTTTCACCAGCAATAAGCCGTTCAATATGATCACGAATAACAGTATTCTCTTCATTGAAGATGTATTCTGATCTATCTGGGCCCATCTTTGGGTCTGCACCTTGTGCAATAAGATCTTCCTTTAGTGTACGCTCTACGTCCCAGTTTAATGTTGTGGCAGGATAGTGCTTAGCGACATATCCATCCTTGTCAATTAAATACTTTTCAAAGTTAGCGTTCATCATGATACCACCGTTGTGCTCATTTAGGTATCTTGATTCATGGTCTGTCTTTTCAACTAATCCTTTTACTCTCTTATCTTCCTGCAAGGCTTTAATTTGTTCAGATATTTCTAAATAAAGTTCATGCCTATCTCCAAAAGGCTCACCATTTCCGTTAAGTCCTGGACCTTTACCAAGCCATGGTGCTTCTAATGGAATTTCTGCGGGATTGGATGTAATCATCTCTGAGAATGGGAATGTAACACCATAAACATCTTCTCCATATAACTTAGAGTCCATTCCACATGTAATACCTTGTGACCACTTACCCTTTGTGATGCTTGGACCACAAAAATCGTTAGTAGGAATTGCTACAACAGTAAAATCTTCTCCTGCCAGATCTTCTTGAATCCACTGAATAGACTCCATTTGACCAGCGTTACCACAGCCTACTGTAGTGTTGATGAGCAAAACTGCTTTGCCCTTAAATTGTTCAAGAAAATTTGGAGTGCCTTCTGCAGATTCCAGTTTGATGTCATAGATAGATTTCATAGTTTTATTATAACATATATTTAGCAGTCATCTGCTGTGCTTATAGGCGCTATTTCTGGGTTAACAAAAGAGTTTCCGTACAAAGTGTGTCTTGAGTTAGGACCAAGAACCTTGTTTACTCTATGGCTATACTCTTCTCCGCCAGGAATAACAGCAAGCATACCAGCCTTTGGCTTAACCTTAATTGGAAGGTTTTTAAATTCAAGTTCTCCGCCATCAAAGTCATCATTTAAATAAAGACTAAAAGATGCTAAGATGTTGTGCTCAACTCCTGGATCTTGATGCCAGTACATTGCAAAATCAATTTCACTTTTATCTATCCCATACTCATTCATTAGATCATTGTTTGCATTTTCAACAATCTCTTCATCTGTCATATATTTAAATGTTTGAAGAGTTGCATGTCTTTTGTATCCCGCTGGAAGAACAGAGTCAAGTCTATCCCATACTCCACCAGGCTTTGAAAATACTGAAAGTTCTATAACCTGAGAAGTTTTATTAGGAAATTCTATATTGCCATCAGCATTATACTTAGGAATAATATTTAAAAATTTATTCAGTATGTTTCTATATGGAGACCTCATTGTTGGGTACCATCCATTTACATCGTCTGTCTGAGTTTTAAACCAAGCCAACTCTTCTTCTGTCAAGAAGTTCTCTATGATCCAAACCTTTTTTGCTTCATCTAAGTATATTTTTTCCATATTTAAATGATACCATAACTTTGTAGCCCCAACGGGAATCGAACCCGTCTTTACGCCGTGAAAGGGCGTTGTCCTAACCGATAGACGATGGAGCCATTAAATCATCTTTCTAAAATATAGTAAGTGCCCCACCAAGTATATGGTTTGTTTAAAATTAACCACATTTTTGCGTGGTATTTATAACGAAACCCTAAGTTACTATCCAATTCCTCATCTATACACATAGCCTTAAACAAATGATTACCAGCAAATCCACCACAGAAGTTACCTATGACTCTTAGTGGCCATATTCTAGTCTTTTCTATCTTTGTTATTCGTGTCATCTTTTTCCCATACTTTCTTACCGTTTTTGTATACTGGCCAATAGCCAAGGCTACGCCAATCCATTTGAGTTATCTTAGGTTCTTTTGGCATTGGTACACCAGATATGTCCATCGCTCATGGTTTGATGAGTGTTCCAAAAGATAGGATCTTTATGTGATAAACCACATGAGGGGCATTCATTTTTTTTCTTCATATACTAAGTATACACCCACCACACCTCAATGTCAAAATAGATGATATAATGATCTTATGACTAATTCAATTGTAAATGCAGGAACAATAACAGGCTCAGGAAACATTATGGGAAATGCTGGAGCAACATTTTCTAGAACCTTAAGCATATCAAGCGTTAATCTTAATGATGTTGGCTATGACGCAGTATTTAGCAATAGCACAATGTTCTTTAATAATTCTTTCCCTCCATACTTAACAGATTACATGCCAGAAAGCACCCCTCTTGTTATAACAGTTAGCGGACTTCTCAATCCAGAAGATCAAGCAATGAATGGTCAGACTTTTAATGTTGCAAGAGCAAACAATGTAATTGTTGACGTAGACGGTACTTTTACTGCCTTTATTAGTGCTTTTAATCTTGCTGGAACCCATGCTTGGGAAAAGTATGATCATGTATGGAACTGGAACTCCTAAAGGACAAAGTTGTTTATCTATGATGATAACTTTTTAAGTTTAGATCAGATTCTTGAAGTAAGCCAAGCAGTAACAAAAAATAATAAAAATATTATTTGGCATACCCTTGAAAATACAAGCGGTATACGCCAATATCTAAAGTTAAAAAATAATAATATAACAGTATCAGAGGATAAGCAACACTCTCATGCAGCATCTTTTAATAACAAAAAGATGTCAGATATCCATGAAATTGGCAGCAATATCCTAAACACTTTTACTAAAAAACACGGGATAGAGGTAAAAAAAACTTTAAGAATTAAAGCAAACATCTTAAATAAAACAGATAAACAAGATCATATACACCCACCCCATGTAGATATGACCACACCACATATGGTTTTACTATACTATGTAAATGACTCAGATGGGGATACAATAATCTTTCATCAAAAGCACTCATCTGATCAAGACCCAGTACTTACGGTTAACAGGTCAATCTCTCCAAAGGCTGGATCAGCAATAATGTTTGATGGTTTGACTTATCACTCATCATCTTCCCCTCAATATACAGAAGAAAGAATAGTAATCAATATTAATTTTATCTAAAATATGATACAATAGTTTTATGGCATTTCCACCAAATTATCAAGGCCTTTATAATAACGGAGTATCTTATCCACTTGGAGCCACAGTACTTACAGATGGCAACCCATACGGAATTAACGGAGCATACTACATCAGAGTCACAAATGGTGGAAACCCAGGATATGCTCCAGGGTACTCAGACAATTGGGAAATATACAACATGCCTAAAGGTATAGACGGCGCAGGATCAGTAACTGGTTCTGGCAGTATTGCTTAGTCAATCCTATCTAAATCTTCAAAACTATTAATACCATAAAGATTAATCATTTCTTCAACAGTAAACTCTAAGTCAAACTCTGCTTCATTCATTCTGATCCCTCAATAGGATTTAGTTTAGTATTGTAATAATTAGTAGAGGAGCCGTGTTTCATTTTTCTTAACTTCTTCCATACTGCAAACCTAAGACCAAGTTTTGTATAGGCAAGCCCACCCCTACCCATCCTAGTGTAATAAACTTCATTATAACGATTAGATAGTTCTTGATTGAATTGTTGAACTTCCCAAAACATAGCATGCTTGCCATATCTCCAGTCTTTCTCAATCTTTACCCTGATTAACTCTTCAGGTGGTTCAATTTGTGAATATGTCTCTTTGCGTTGTTTCATCCCAACTCCTTCTCAATAGCCTGAATAGTTGGGCAGGGATAAGAAATGTAACTCTCTAACCTGCTACCGCATTTTTTACAAGCAAATCTTTTGTTGCAATAAGCACAATTACTATTTCCATCAGGCTTATGTAATTCCACTATTGCACGAAGTGCATCACCAACTGGACAGCCTTTTTCTATATGTAAGCGCTCCAACAATTCATCGTGTGTCATGCTCGTGCCGTTTTCTCAAGGTAGTGAATCACATCACAATCTATATCACAAAGATCAAGGGAGATGATATCTGCCACAATATCTGATCTAATTGAATTCATTATTGCTCTGCTCATTTGCTCTTCAATATCTAATTCAAGGTTAACATACTTAACCCAGGGTTTGCGTAATGTATATGGTCCTATTTTCATGTATTCATTATAGCACTAAGACCCTTAGTTACGCAAGTCTCAATGCTATCTCCATACCTATGATTAAACATTTGACCAGTCTCCCAAGGGAAACCTTCTTCTGTAATTAAATAAGTATTGATAGAGTCAGGGTTTGTATCACCTGAGACTCTTCCAATGGTGTAGGTTTTGATTAAATTTTTATTAACATAAATTGGAACATGAATGGGCATCAGTATCCTCCAAGGCATTCATTGCGGGTATGAAACAATCTAATCTTTGTCAATATTTTGCGGGAAGGACCAGAAAGGTCTTCCTTACAGGTAGAACAGTTATAAGACCATTCACCAGTAAACCAGTCATGAACATATCCTTTAGCGTTGGCATATTTCTTGGTTACAAAGGTTTGAAAAGGATCTGGGATATCGTAATGCTTAAGCATCTTTTTTCCAATGCAAGTATGATCTAATGTAAACAGCACCATAGGCTACTGCTGCAAAAATAAATCCGTATTGATTTGTGACTAATGCATAGGCTATCCATAGGCACTCATTAAATAATAGGACGAACCATCCCCATAGGGTTTTTCTTCCAACAAAGTAAATACCAGATACCCCAATACAAGCAAGTACCCAGTGTGCATAATCAGCAATCCATTGAATCATATATTCAGTATACCTTAAAGTAAGGGTTTAGTCAACTACTGGCTTTTGTTTCCACTTGGTCTTTACCCAAGTGCCTATCTTATTAATGTTAACTTTTTCTCTTAGCACTTCTGCAAAGTCTGTGCTTATCTCAGATCCAAGATACTCTTCACCAGTCTCTAAGTCAGTCAATTTCCATTTTCCAGGGGCTTTAGTATGAATAATTAAATCAACTGGCTTATTAAAAGAGTCAACCTCTGATCCATCTTTAAGTATTCTTTTATCCATTTACGATACAAGACCCATAGATAGATGAACTAAGCACACATCTGCAACAATATAATCAGCGTGATCTACCACGATATCGTAATGTGTTGCATCTTCTTTGCAGAAAAAGCACTTAGATTTATTCATATAGTTATTATATCATGCATTGAGGTCCTGTAAATCATGATACAATTGATAGTATTGTTTAGAAAGGCAGTAAAACTATGGAACTTACATATAGATGTATGAAGTGTGGCAACAATATCACCCCAGATATGTATGAGGGACAGCCTAAGTGCAATCTGTGCAACGTTAATACAATCCTTGTATTAATAACAGAAGAAAATAAAAATAGTATTCCACACCCAACAGATCCTGCTGGCAAAAAGAAAATAGATTTTAATGATCCAAGTGCTACCTGTCAATGCGCTCCAGGACTATGCCCATGTGGTAAGTTTGTTGCACACTTAGCATCCGAAGCATGGGACCCAGAGAATCCACATTTATTCGGTGGAGAAGCAATGGAATGGCATAAAAAGAAAGCGCAAGAAAAAGAATGATAAACATAGTTCCCGTAGAATTTCCTGGTATTGAAAGAGTATTAGAAAATGCACAACACTATAAAGATAAACTAATATCTGATTCTGTAATATGTTTTAGAAACGCCAACCTAACACAGGATGAACAGTTTGATCTTGCTAAGGGGCTGGGCAAAGTAATAGGATGGTCGTTACTTGATGACAAGAGCGAATACATAGAAAACCATGTTCGTAAATCAGAACTTAAATCTGGTCCAGATGACATTATTGTAGAGTGGCATGTTGAGCATACATACTACACAAACCCAATTGTTGCTTCAACTTGGAACATGTATAACTTTAAGACAGATAACAATAATGGAAAGACATATTTTGTAGATACGACTGTTGTTTTTGAAATGCTTACAAAGGAAGAACAGGATTTTCTTCTTAACAGTATAATAATTGAGCCAGATGTTATAAGAGAGTCTCAGTTGCGTAGTGGCTTTGTTAGTGAGAATACCAAACTTGCAGATCAGTATCCTATTATTGCTAAGCATTGGCTAACAGATAAGCCAGTTATAAGGTTTACAATACTTCCAGAGCCACTTATGGTTAAGTTAGTATCATATAACGGTGATTCTCCAAACAGCGATGCTGTTGCGTATTTTGAGGTATTGATTCGAAAAATAGAAGACATAATCTGGAACAACGAGGATATTAGAATGGTTCATAAATGGGAGCAAGGTGACCTAATTGTTCCAGATATGTTCAAACTCGCCCACGCTGTAACTGGTGGATTTAGCCACGAGGATCGAGAGTTCCGTGGTATATGGGGATATAAGGAATAATCTTTAAAGTTAGGCGCAAAATACAAGTAATAAACCATCCCATGCCCTAAAGGGGCAATAGCGGTTACTATCCTTGTGTTGCGTATTTCCTTAAATTACATAGTCCGTGTGTTGGTCTAACATTATCTAATGTATCTACACCATCTTTGGCCAATGGGATTAAATGATCTATATGCAAACCATTCTCCCAGCCTTCTATGCCACATTTTCGGGGAGCCATGAAATCAATTCCTAAACCACATAAGTAACAATCTCCCCCATATAAGGCAATAACCTGGAGTTCATTATAAGGCATCGTAATCTTTGCTCTGCGTGATCTATTTTTAGATCTTTCCCTTGCTCTTACCTTATCAAGGTTTAAAGATCTATATTTGGCTGTCACATGAGCACGATTATTTTTCTGATATCGTAATCTATTATAGATACGGGCTGCAGACAAACACTCAACACAGGGTTTAGTCTTTTGGTTATGGTGTTTGCGATAACCAGCATATGTTCCACAGTTAGAGTACATAACTTTATTATCTCAGATTTGACTGGGGATGTCAAGTATAATGGATGCATGAACGAAGCAGTCTTATACATACTCTATAGCCCAAGGTATAAGGCTATCAAGATAGGTATATCAGATGTCTCAGGTAGAAGGTTTGCAAGCCATAGGACCAAGGGTTGGGTATTGATCAAGTATTGGCATTTTTTCGAACGGGATAAGGCAAGAAAGATCGAATCAATAGTACTAAAAACACTAAGGGAAAGATATGGTTACTTTCTGGATAAGGCGGATATGCCTCAAAATGGATACACAGAGACCTTTGATGCTTCAAAGATAACCCGTAGGGCCTTGGTTCGTATGGTCAATAAGGCTATAAAGGAACTATCGTAATCTTTATATACCCTGGTTTTTTATAGAGTTTAGCGCCATAAGAAGAATACCCATACGAGGGCCTTGACCCCATACCTCATGAGTTATCTCCTTGGATACAAATAAAAGATCTCCTGGCTTTAAAGTTATAGTTTCCTTACCATCTAATTTCCAATATGAGTTTCCTAAGATTTGAAGATATGCTGAGTCTCTGATATCTTTATGTGCACTCATAGTTTCGCTGTCTAATGATATTACTGGGCCATCTATATGCCAGATACCCCTACAATTGCATCTACCATTTTCCCAGTCATCGTAAAACTTACATTTTTCAAGATAGGCTGAATCAAAGTCTTTGTTTATCTTTTCAAAGAACTCTTTTAGATCTGGAAGATCGTCAAATAGTCTACGGTTTTTAATCTTAAACCATAGTACATTAGGTCTTGACTGAGATCCCTTGGCATTTTTGTATAGAAGGTTTGTTACATCGTCCCAGTTGGTATTTACCTTGAAATAGTTTTCTATGAGTTTATAGTTATCTATGGCCACAGTTTATTATACCTCAGAGTTATTCACATGCTATACAGTAGTATGGAGCACGAAGGTTACTCTTATTGGTGTAGATGATCTGAGCACACGATGCACATCTGATATGTACCATGTTTGGATCTACAGTAGGCATTGAGAGTTTAAAGGTTTTTGTGTAATAGTATTTAGTTGCATACCAGGTTAGTGTGATTAGGATTAGTGTTAGCATTAGACTATTCTATCACACCAAGATGAACAGTTATCCACAGGTTTAGCAGTTATGACTACAGCCACATATTGTACAAACACTGTCTTGGATAGTACAATCATCACACCAATCAGGAGGAGTTTGTTTATATCCTGGGATCTTTTCTTCCTTTTGATCTGTCATATTATAAGTATATCAGAGAGTTATCCACAGGTTTATCCACAGATAAATGTTACTGATTGTTTAATTAGATAGGGTACAAGTGGAGTGAAGTGGAGGATAGTGGAGTAGGGAGCGCTTTTAAGAAAGGCGTTCGTAAAGCGGCCTTTCCAAACCCCCTATTCACAAACCTTCAAACCTTATATCACATATGCCCCATATTGTCAAACCATTATATAAGGTTTGGGCATTATACATGCAAAACCATGGTTTGTCAAGTATCTTTTATGCATGATTTGCCCTAAAAAGTTCAGCGATTTTTTTCAAAAGGATCTTAATGTCTACAAAAAATTTAAAAAAAGTTTATAAAGGTTTGATAATTCAGGGAAAAATAATCAAAAGATCGTAATACCTTATATAAGGTTTGTTATTAGAATAGAGTTAGTTGTGTGTACTTTGAATCCCCGCCTGCAGCGTCCTTAACAGGATTATGATTCATTTCTGGGGCGGGAGCGCTAGGAAAGAAAGCCTTAAGAGTTATAACACTATACAACATACCACATAGAGCACCTACTGCTTTATCAAACCCTATAGAATCATGAGGGGTATCATGTCTATGTGAATTAGTTCTATACATTGCTGCAAAATGATCTCTAGGCATGCTTTAATTATACACCTGATATAAAGGTTTGACAAATAAGGTTTGATATGGTATAAGTTCTGGGAAAAATTTTCAAACCATCGTAATCTATTTCTGGGAAATTTTTAAATAGGTTCGTAATACCCTTATACAATGGTTTGACAAGGTTTGATATGTATGGTATTTTCTAGATTACCTAGGGCGCACCCCGAAGGGTGCAGCCTTTTACTGTGAGTCTCTTTCGTTTTTCTTTTGCTCTACGATTGCGAGCAGATCGTCAAGATTATCAACATCAAGAACATCGTCCTCTGTTACTTCCATAGCATCAAGGAACATGGCAAAAGTTTCATTGACATACTCCTCTGCCATTGGTAGCGGTGTTACAACTCCAGTTGCAATAAACCAAGCAAGCGGCAAGCCAACATCGTTGTATGAGATGAAAGGCTTTAACTCCTCATCATCTCTGAACTCATACCAAAACTGTCCTAAAATACCACATCTATCTGCAAATTCTATTTCCATAGTTCTGTGTAATCCTCTCCTAAGTATCCTGACATAAGTTTATCATACTCTTCCCCCGCAGTCAAAGCAACTACTTCAAGTCTGCGAGATACAATGACAGGGTGGTTATGTACTAAATGAAAGCCAAGTGCTTCCAAGTTAAGTCCCATGTCCTCAGTTAGCAACTTTGCTAAACGATTTGAGAACTGTATTTCTTTTGTGCTTTCGGGTTTCTTGCGAACGCTGTAAGCCATGTTTCTCCTCTTTATCTATTATACAGGAAGGGGAAGGGGGGCGCAACCCCCACAGGCTACGCCGTCCCTATCCTTATTTAGTTAATCACCAGGTGACCCATACCTGTTGATCGATGCTGCGCTAAGCGCTAACGGTTTTTGGTATATAGGCATTAATAAATAACTGCCAGTCAACCTGTAGGTCCTTGCCTGCCTCATAGACAGTCTCTTTAGCGATATCGATGACGATAGTGGTCTCGCCTAATTCAAAATTGGTACCCTTGATAGCATAAATACCAAACCCTGTTTCATCAAGAATAGAGTCTTGCATAAAATAACTAATCATCATGCGGGTAAAGTATGCATAGTCTTTCCAGCGTGGCTTAGAGTGCTGCAGGGCCATTGCTAAGTCCCGCTGCCATTCAGTCTCACCCCAATGGCTATATAGGACTACGTGTGCTTCATCCTCAACGTCTTTAAAAATAAAATTAATACGTGCTCCCATTTTATTCCTCATCCTCTCCAAGAAAATCAATGACAACTCGTGCAATACGGCCATCCTCTGTTATTTCTGCATACACAGGGTAGAGTCCATCTCCGTATCCCGTTGAAAATGCTACTGCCATGTTTCCCAATTGTCCAAAGCCCTTGCCAAGGGTAGCATTACAAGCGCCAAGGTACCCGTACTCTCCAACCTTGTTAACATGGTCCTCAAAGTTATCTACCTCTGAGTTCCAAGGCTTCCATTCATCTAAATAGCAAGGGTCGCCAACAATTGCTTGTCCGCTATCTACTGCAAACTGTCCAATTAGTGTTAGGTTATTTGTTTTTGTCATTCTTGTATTCCTTCGCATTTGTGGGTTTCTTCTTCTTCAATTGTATCACCGCAGAAATCGCAAGTCAAGTCAGGCTCTGCAACCATGATTTGAATAATAGTATTATCAGGCACGGGATTCTCACTAATAAAATAACCAATCCTATTAACAAAGCCCCAGCCAGACCAAATGTAAAGACCACCATCGTCTCCATCTCCATACATCCAGATACGGTTATGTGGCTTAGTCTTAACATACTCTACTTCATCGCCATATGTCTCAAACATTAAACCATCAAATGAGGCATTTTCGTCATAGTTATTAACCATGAACTTAAACTGCTCATCGGCTTCCTCAAAGGTCATCTCAATAAAGTTATCAGGCATTGTATTTCTCCTCAATATTTTTACGGTCTATAGATAAGTTATAGGTCAAAACATAAATCATTGTTATGGCTGTCATATATCCCTCTAAGAATCTATCGGGATTATCTTTCATTGCTTCTTCAACTTCAAGCATTTCTACTTTAAGATGACTATGTATTAAATCTATTAGCGGTATAGAGATATCTTCTAAG